TAGGCCTCATATGAGGCCTATTATTAAAATATTTTTTTTATGTCACCATAATCAATGAGAATTATTTTACCATCCCGGATTGCAATATTATTTATATAAAAATCCTGAATTTTGATATTGTATTTTGATATATCTTGGTGTATGAGTCCTTTAAAATAAAAGATATCTCTTTCATCAATAACATCATAGACATTCACTAAAGTTGATGATACAATAGGTATATTTCGTATCATACAATATAATTTGATTGGATGCAATTTATCAGATATATTTTTTTCCGTTAATGCCATTTCTACGAAATTATTGTATATTCCTCGAGGGCGTAATGGGAATTTATAAATCAATTGATTATGTAATATTGATAATCTATTATTGCCTTTGAATACCTTATATTTGGTAAGAGATTCTTTCATAATTTTTGCTATAATATCGAGATTTGGGCACTCATTGTATATCATTGTTATAGAATCAATTAATTGTTGAAAATCATCCGTTGATAATAATTCAATATATTCGATGATATCCGAAGAAGTAATAGCACTGATCTGAATTTCGGATAATGATATGATTATTTCTTCCAATATATACATTTTTCTCTTGGTTAATATATACTCGGTATGATTTGGATTAGGATCCAACAGCATCTGTATGTGATGGTCATATAGTTTATACAATTCAAACTGCAATAATTTCATGAATTCTAATGTATCATATTTATTTATTTCTTTTAATTTTGGATTATTACATATTATAAATGCAGTCTCCTTTAATCTTAAAACATCATCCGATAGCATTTCTCTGCAGTTTATAATTTTATCAAAATTCATCAGTATCATCCCATCTTATTTTTATTTATGGAGGCAATTATATGTTTAAGCGTGACAGATACAAACCAGAAGCAGTACCGTCATTCATTTCTATAAAAAATGAACCAAGTCTAGATAAAACATATCCAAATATGTATAATGTTTATACAAATTTTTCAAATCATTTTTCAATCCCAATCGATAATTTTATATTAACAAATGGCTGTGAAAATGCATTAAAGATTGCAATGATGATGTTGCCGGGAAAGGATTTATATATTGAACATCCGTCATGGGCAATGGTTGATGTTATCGCTGAAGGATTCGGATTCAACTATACTTATGTTGATTATAGATTCCAGAATAATAAGTTTATATTGGATATCACCGATGATTCATATCCAATATATACAACGGATACATATTCAAATTTAATTAAACATGAGAATATTGATCGTTATCGAAATATAAAAATAATTGATGAAACATATACGAATCGCATTCTATTAAATAAAGATCGTATACTTGCGGAGAATGAATTTATTATCGGCTCTTTTAGTAAGTGTGCTGATCCAGCACTTCGCTTAGGATATCTAATATATCATAAAAAGTATGATGCACGAGCACAGTTGTTACGTGAGCAATACATTTGTGGTGCAGCCGCCAAATACTTAGAAAATATTATAATGCATCGAAATCCAATTTGGGATTGGAATATTCCATATAAAATTATAACGCAGCACTATGTTTATGTAACACTTCAAGCAAAAGAACTTCCAATTCCGCATAAACATTTTATTGTAGATGGTATCGATTTATGTCGATTTGGAAATCCTGATGATAATTATAAAAAGGAGTATATTGAGTGGAAACTGAACACATCGAACGGATGAAATCTCGTATCAGCAAATTGAATATAGAAGATGAATTTTCATGTCTCCGGTCCATATGTCTGAGCGTGACAGATATGTGCAATCTACAATGCGAATACTGCCCACATAATACCTATTTTGAAAATGCTAATAATTATGCATCATTAGATATGATTCATGAATTAAAACGACAACTATCATTTTATAAATATTCTGGCATGATATCAATTTCCGGTATGGGGGAGCCCACCCTACATCCTCAAATAAATGAAATCGTCGAAATATTACAATCATTCGACCTGCAAATTATTAGTAATGGTCTTACTAATTTTGATTATAGAAATATAGCAAAGTATGCATGCATTGTTATATCGATTCATGATATGAATAATGAGCATATCATCAAAAATAATACGTCCAATGTTGAATGTATATATCGGAACCATGACATTCATTCATCTATAAGTGAATTTAGTCCAACAAATCGATGGAACCAAGACTTGGATAATACCATTTCGTCAATTTGTTATTATCCATTCTATAAGACTACAATCGATTACGATGGTTCCTATTTAATTTGTCAAGAAGATTGGAAGCGATATTCAAAAAAATATACGATATTTGATATTGATATTCGAGAATATTTTACGGAATATTTACATTCCATAAAAATGATGATGTTCCATCATCCAAGATCAATACCGCCATGCGATAAATGTAATGCAAATGGTCTTGTGCTTGGGGGCGAATATGCAGAATATTTCAAAAATAAATATAATATCGGAGGTGTCGTATGAGTTCGAATCTGTTAAAAAATAGGGTGATTGATATATCTCGAAACGATAATCTATCTTTAGATACACCACCAACAACAGTAAAGATTGAACTTACTGGTAGATGCACACTGGATTGTGTATTTTGTAATCATCATTCGATGAAAGAGAAAAATATTCGCCAAAAACTATTATCGCGAGAAGATTTTAATATCATATTACAGCAGCTATTAACAATTTCATCCGTTCGGGAAGTCGGATTATTTTATATGGGCGAATCTGCGATTCATCCTCTTCTCAAAGATTTTTACAAAGAATTGAAAAAATACAAATATTTTACATATCTGACGACAAATGCAACAACTATTGAAAATATCATACCGGCAATAAAATATATTGATAGTCTGAAAGTATCATGGAACTATAAAAATATTGAAGACTTTATTTGGAAAACAAGAAGTCCTGCTAATATATATGATAAAATCATATCAAATATATATGAATTGGATCGACTATGCCAATCGATGGGAAAACATTTAACAATATCAACAATAATGGATTCTTCTAAAAATGAATATATTTCTGCATTAAAAAAATTTGATGGAGTCGATCATTATTGGCTTCCATTACAAACACAATGTGGAAATAATGAAGTTGGTATTGGGGGTGTAAGTGGCGAATTAGATCACATGGTAAAGTCGATACCATGCTGGTCGCTATTTAAAGGAATATACATTGATGTAGATCTAAATGTTCGGATGTGTTGTTATGGTCATTATGATGAACATATCCTTGGGTCATTAAAAAGATCTTCCTTGTCTGAAATATTGAAATCGGATAAAGTAATTCAAATTAAACAGAAACACTTACAAGGAGATATTCCGCTAGAATGTTACTCTTGTTTAAGATAGTATATCTTACGAGGTGTTACATCGTGTTTATAAAAGAAAATTCAATTAGCGTCGGATATAACCTGGGAGGTCAAGCATTTTTTAATCTATGTCATAAATATCGAAAATATATCAATGACATTTATTTTTCAAATCTATTTACAATGCCTGGCGGGCATATCGATGATAATAATATTTTAGAAATATTATCAACGGTTGATACGTATAATATGCCTCTAAATTTAGTTATGAATCGACCCGATGCTCATCTTGAACAGAATATCGATAATTTGAAAAGTGTATATTCTGTATTGAATATAAATAGGGTTACTGTAATAGATCTTATTGTTGCAAAAAGAATATCGGAAGAATTTCCAGATATAGAAATAGATCTGTCAACACATTCAAAAATTTACAATACATCAGAAATCGAAGATTCAAATATAAAACTCCATGCGATTAATATCGATGAGCCGTCTCGTTCTATGTATACGGATTCTTTCTTCGAATATCTCCATCGGAATAATATAAAAGTAAAATATATTGTAAATAGAAGATGTCTTTATCAAAAGAAAGATATCGTAGAATTATTATCTTCAAATAAAATCAGCTGTTGTGCAAGCGGATCCGGTATCACAAATCGATGCGAGTTGATCATGAATCATTCTCCTTGGGTACGATTAATATCGGTAGCATTATACAAAGAAGATCTTTTATATAATCCATGGATCGATTGCATTAAATTATCAACAAGAGAATTGTCATTGGTAAATATTGCAAGATTATTATCTTATTGGACATCCGATGATCGAACAACATTTGCATATAATATTGATATTCATGATGATAATAGGTATGCAAAATTCATGGAAATTCAAAAAATAAAATCGAGATGTTCTCATGAATGTATGTCCTGCATGGCATGTAAATACATGTATGATGATTTAATACAAGCATAGAAAAATGAAAGGAAGGGAAGGGGATATCCCCTTCCTTTTTAATATTATATATGCCATCCATGATTGATAATTTCTTCCTTCAATGCTTGCATTTCCCTACAATAATTTGGATCCTCTTTTGCATCAATTCGATTTGTTGTGCATCCGTTACAAATCCAGAATAAATCGCAAGAATAACATTTCTTAGAGATGACTTCATTTGGTCGAATTACGGATGTTGATGTTACCATTGGCTTTTTATCGATTGGAATTACTTCTTTTTCATTGCGATTTAATTTATCTTCACAATTCGAATATATTAATTCTCCTCGAGGGGTTATATATACTGCTCGAATACAAGATTCGCATGTTCCATTTGAATTCAACGGACATCTACCAGTATGTCTCTCGGAACAATTAACCTCATATTTTTCATATCCGCGATCAATGATGTCGATCCACATACGAAATATTTTATAACGAGGGAAGTAAGATCCTTGTTTTCCCATTCTATTTGCACTATTTAATCGACACATTGTACCAAGTTCTTTCGCCAATAGAATATGGTCAAAATATCGATCGGCATTATCATTGGTAATAACTGTGATAAATGAGGGGGAATATCCAATCCGTTCATAGAATAAGTTTTGAACATTCCGAAACATTTCTTCACTGTATATCGTATTTATATCCCATAGCCTTCCGGTACCATATTGAAATGATGTAGCTACTCCGACGCGTGGATTTTTAAAAAGAGGCGTCCAGGCATCCGGATCTAAATAAAAATTTTTTAAATTCGATGTAAAGGATATCTTGCAATCCGTAAATGACATAATTTCATTGTAGTATTCAGGAGAACACATAGTTGGTTCCCCTCCGGTAAAAATAATATTATTTGGTTTTAAATTACAAATTAATTCTTTCAATTGTTCTGGAACTTTTGATAGTGAATGTTTTATTTTCAGATTTGCTGCACTACAAAATGTACATTTAAAATTACATGCAGATGTTGGTTTAATTATTAACTCCATGATATTTTCGATAACCCCTTTATGTTAACGCGTTAATATATAATACATATAATTTATTTTATAATATTTTTTTATTATATATTTTCAACGTAAGACTAATTTTACTTTCTGGAGGGCAATTTCATGCAATATTCAATCCCAATCATAAATACTACAGAAGAGTGTGAGAAACAATTTCCATCCACATTAATCATTTCAAATTTTAAGACATTCGATGCATTCGATGATTTATATGATAAAATTTACATATTAACATGTGCAATTTATAAAAAGCCAATGTGTAAAGATTTTCGGATCAAATTCAAATTTTATCCGGAAGACGAAAAGATATATGCATTATCTCCGCAAAAGATGTTGATTAATCTAAATGCATGGAGACCATTGGTGATTCTGAATGAAGTACAAAAACTTTATTCAACCGAAATTAAAGTGCTAGACCGTAGCTTCATGCTGGAGCAGATGGTAAATCAACGTACACGACTTGGATTGGAATCCAAAGTTCTTCAAGTATTGATTGACTACGGTATTCCATATAGCGATTATTCCAAATTATTCAAAACTCTCATTGAGCGTTATCAGAAAATTTCGATTGAATTTGCAGCACTGGATCAGGCATGTATCATGACACTCGAGTCTGTATTCTTGAATGATTATAAGAACTCAGAAAAGATTCGAGAACTGAATAATCTTGTCGTTCCAGACACTATGCAAACATCTGAAGTGGAACAATTCCTTGCACAAAAGAACCGCGAATTGATTGCAGAGTTTGCGAAAACAAAGAATCCGATCTGGTATATTTCCAAAGCAGGAAATCATATTAAGGATAAGCAAGTACAGGAAATGTTTATCTCTTATGGACAGATTCCGGATATTTCTGGAAATGTTATTCCATATACAATGAAGGGGAATGGATTCTCAACTGGGTATACTGATCCGGCAACATACTATATTGCCGCAACAGGATCTCGACTATCTGCCATTGCGAATAAATCGTTCATGGGTGATGCCGGATATTTGGCACGAAATTTGATCATATTGGCACGTACGTTAACATTATCCAGTACCGTGTATGATTGCGGTACAAAACACATGATCAAATATTATGTGCGGGATGGGAAATTTCTCCATGCATTGGAAAATAAATGGGGAACGGAAACGCTGGGAGAACCGGTCCAATTGATCAAATATCATACCCATAAACATCTTATCGGGAAACATGTATGGGTACGCCATGTTGCAACATGTGCTCTTGGGAATGAATGTTGTCATGTATGCTATGGAAATGATGCACACCTTGTATCAAACATGCCTGGTATGGCAATCTACAATACGGAGGTATTTTCCGAACCAGTCGGTCAGGGTATTCTATCTACAAAGCATCTACTCTTTACAAAAGCGAATCCGTTGACATTCGGCGAATCATTTTCAAAATATTTCAAATATCTATCTGGTGATATTTATATCAATGATGAAGATGGGATTGATGTAAAGGGAAAACTTTCCATTCGTATCGAAGAACAAAATCTTATTCCGGTGAATAAGAATGATACCATGGACCATAATACATTTGGCTCGAATGTTGTATTCCCGATCTATGTATATAATATGACAAATAAAACATACGATCAGATCGACTTAGATGGTCAGGAATCTACATTCATCGAATCATCGGCCATGAAATATTTTGAATTGGTTGAAGATAAAACAACTGGCAAAAAATATTTCGAAATTCCATTTGATATCATTTCATCGGAAATGGAAGAACGATTTGCATCGGTAGAAACAAAGAACAATGGTATGGCAGATAATCTTCATGCCATCATGGATCTTCTGGATACGCGTGCATTGAAATATGAAAATATGCACGAGCTGGCGCAGGACTTCCTTGAATTGCTTCTCGATGCGGATATTCGATGCCGCTCGGTACAATCGGAGATTATCATCAATCGTATGGTTCGAGATGCAAATAATCCATACGAGCGTCCTGATTTCTCCAAATTCAAAGAACCAGAATATGTAATTCTAAACATCAATCAAGCAATCCTCAAAACAAAAGCACCAACGCTCGGACTATCCTATCAGGAAGTAAAGCGACAAATTTTGAGCGATGCATTGTATGATGAAAAAGATGATCCTTGTTATGAGGATTATCTTTATGGAAGATATGTCTCAACCGATCGGTTGAAGACGCTGTTAAATTCAGAAGAGGAGGAAACTCACCATGAGTGAAGAAGTAAAGAATGAAGAAGTCGAGATGGAAACTCCATCAGAGGAGACATCTACCGAAGAGTCTACTGAGAATGAAGAAACGGCAAATGCTGATTTTATTCTCGAGCAGATGAATAAACTGATTACGGAGAATACCGTAGCAATCATCAACTCGCCCGAAGTGCAGAGTGTACTAAAAGAGATCAAACATATTGATGAGGATGATCTCAAGGCTGTTATTAAAGCACTCGCTATTACAGTAAACATGTCATGTTTTGCAACGACAGTTTTCTACGATCGTCTTCTCGGGGAAGAGATTAAAAAGAATTTCCAGAATATGGTCGATCATATTAATTATATGAAGGCCGATATGATTGGTGTAAAGGAAGCAATTAAAGTTCACAACAACAAGATCTCTGATCTAGAGAAGAATGCAATTGTATCCGATATCAAAAAGCAGTAATATTTGAAATGAATTATAGGAGGGAATATTCCCTCCTATAATTTTTTATCGTAGAATATAAGTTATATATTATTTCTATATGAGGGATATCATGATGTTCATTTATCCTAGGAGGGATATATTATGCCAATGCCGCTGATCAACAAGAAGTTTTTCACTTTGTCGGATGCCGGTTCCCAGGAATTCTCCATTCTCGTATTCGAAGATGGAATGATCTACTTCAACGAGAAGGTTGGGGTACATCAGCTTCTCGCCGCACTCTGCATCGCGCCGGAAGGTTTGGGTGTACTGAAGAAAGCATTCCGCTCAAAGCGGGAGAACCCGTACCGACTCACGAGCGAGTACGATGCAATGTATCGCAACTACGTGTATACGTTTACACGTACGCTGACGATCGGCGAGGATCTGTATGAGATCGTGAACTCCGACGTCGTTCTCATCGATGACGATGGTTCCATCTCTATTGCGATGCCGCCGATGCGTCTTGCGGATCTTTCCGTGATTTTGCGCGATAAGGACAAAGTCTGGCGAGCTGCATATCACTTGCTGAGTGAGCCTCAGACGTTCAAGGACGATGTGATCAAAGATGCAATCCTCGAGATGATCTACGATGAGTGCCACATCTCCATCGAATGTGTCGGAGACGGAAAGTTCCTTGTGGGCGCAAGCAAGGATAACGGATGGATGATCGACGAGTAAGATCTACGGGAGGGATGGTTTCACATCCATCTTTATTTTTGATACGACAAATAATGAGGAGGATTATTCGTGCGTAAATTACTTCGACCGTCGGGATGTACAGCTATGCTTCGTGTTGCATATTTGACACCCGGATACACTTTCGTTTCAGTGAATCGAAAAGATATTCATCGATTCATGCAGTCTCGGCGAATTATTTCTGCCAAGTATACAGGTGTTAAAGGTAGTGAGCTATTCGAACGTCCGGAAGGAGCAATAAAGGGATGGCTTATCACGGATAAGTGGGGACAGTATAAATTTACTGATCTGAAAGCGACCAGTCGTCTCATGCGTCGATTTGAAGTCGACTATAGCCACCATGCCGAATTTACATTTAAGCCGTATCTCAAAAAAGAATATGAATATACCTTGCGATTGACCAGGAACGATGGTCGCTATTATATGGGTATTCCGTGGACTCTCTACGATTCAATCTACTCTTATCCGGTATCGATTCTCAATGGAGAGTTGGGTGAATATTTCGATCTTTCCCAAATACATCTTCTCCATGTTATTGTGAAAAATCCAAAAATACATGCATACGTTCGATACTTGTTCGAGCGCAGATTGGATGGTACATGGATTGCAAAGATGTCGATCGATAATGAAAAAATTTCAGAGCCGATGAGTGATGATGCACTTCGAACAGCTCTGAAATCAATTCCGGTCAATACAATTAAGAGTGTATATATTACACATCGTGTAATAGGAGGTTGAATCAAATGAAAGCATTCTTTGATGGGATTCGAGGTGTGACAGAATTTCGATTGATGAAAGATCGATATATCACATTTCTTATCGACGGGAGGCAGTTTCTAAAATTTCTCCAATCTCATCGCATTGAAAAACTCACACTGGACTATGGGAATAGTTCCTATATGTATCTTCAGCGTGAAGTAGACCGATGGCATTTTGAAAATAAAATTGTCTCTTTCGTATACATGACTGGTGTTGAATTGTTCGAATATCTGCACAAGGAAATTCCAGTCATGATCAATGGTTATTGTAAACCATATCGTGATCTCGCAGATGAAAAAGATCAGCTGTTTCAAATCTCACATGAAGGTGAGGATGAATGGCGCGTCACCTTAACCCGTAACGTGTTTCTATCACAAGGATACAAACTTGAATTGGAGGATCAATTTAAATGAGCAGAAAAATTTTACAATTTAAGGAATTACCGAGAATCCGATTCGACGGATATAAACGGGTGTCGTTCAACTGTTCCGACGATACATTTCTTCGATTGGCTCGTTCCGTATATACGAAGAAAATTGAAATCGAGCTCAAGAATGAGGAAGTGAGGGTTTATGAGCACTTCGCCGGAGATCGATACTGTCGTCGCTTTGGTCAGAATCGTTGTAGTCTATCGCGTCTTGAAAGCGAAGAGATATTGAAGCTAATCAAAGACAATCGTCCTGATTATTGTCTTTTGCGATGGATATCAGGTGGAGTTAAATTCAATATCCATATCTCCGTCCATTCGCCCGGGAATCAGTTACGCGTCAATGTTCCCAGAGAACTTCTGCCAGCATCGTATCGAGATGAACTTCTCATCCTCTCGGATTTTCAAGACGACGACGAACTATGGATGAAATTCTTAACGGATACAAATGCCATTAAAGCATTGCGCATTAATCCGTTAACGAATACTACAGAGCGGCACGTATTTACATCCATCGATGAATGTGGTAGTATTTGGCAGTGGGATATTCACGGACAGGAGGATATGACAAATTCCGGGGAACTCACATCAAAGAGATTGATCGGGATTCTACAAAGGATTTTGGGTGGGAAAAATGCGGAAATATACGTGGATCAGAAACCCAAGCATCCATTTGATCGCCAGTTATATCTCTCGGATCCCGACTTATAACGGTGATATATTATCTTCATAGAGTAATCCATTCTATTTAGGAGGAAATATCATGACGCTCAAAGAGATGTTTATCCAGGCACATTCCCTGCCTGTCGATCAGTACGGTCTGTTCAAGATTGATGGAGAAGAAATTCTCCACATCTATCACTCTGGTTCACAGATCAATGTCATCGAAAGGGATGAGCCGGCATGGAGTATCATTGATTACGGGGATAAGTTCGATGTGATTCCGGTTGTGGATGGTCGCAATCGTTGGGAAGCGGCAGTTCCGTATCAGCCGAGCGCGGATGTGAACACGCTCCCAGAACGAATCAAGAATGCGTTCAAGCTCGCCGGCATCGTTGCGTGACCGATAAGAATGGGCAGGGGAAATTTCCCCTGCTTATTTTTTTAATTATTATATATTCTTTAGATAGGAGGGATACATTATGATTCTACAGCAATTGTTATTTCAAGATCGTGTTTGGTATAATGGTTCGATTGCGACAAATCCAGCAAAGAAATTATTCTTTTATCATATCACATATACGAATGCAATCGAATTATGCCAGAAATATTTTATGCGCGGGCAATTATATAAAATCATGTTACAGCAATTTCATCGGTATATCAAAGGAATCGATGATGTTATGGAATCCTATCAGAATATAAAACATGATATGAAATCAATTGATGATATTCTCAGTAAAGTTGTATTTGTAAAGAAAGAGGAAATGCGTCGGTATCCATTCGATTCCAATGCAGTATATAGCATTTTTAAGAAAGGGAAACAATTTGGGATCATCCGATTAAAGAAATCGAATGGAATATCGTGGTTTGATATTAACGATATTCATCGAAGAATTATTGCGAAATATAATACAAAAAATGTATGTTCTGTGCGGGTTATTAAACACCATCGTCGATCGAAAGTAAATCGAATCGACTATTACGGCAATTTTCAATTCCTACGCAAATATATATCTGCACCCATTCTCTGGAAACATCCCCATTTGTATATGGATAGTATCATGAAATATCTCAACAAAGGATGTGAAAAAGTTCCAGTTCCTTTGAACCCACTGATTGTACAGGATATTCTTGATCATGATTATATTCTGGAATATCCAAAATATGATATTCGGAGTTTCTACCATCTTATTCTCGATGGGGTTATTCATGGAATGAAATCTCTATATATGACATTATATCGTATCGGGGATAATCCATCCTTGTTCAAAGTATTTCAGATTGCACGAAATTGTGGAGTTGAAATTTATGTAAATATAGAGCTAAATGTATTTGGAGAAAAGAAACGGAATATGCAATGGGCAAAACGAATGCATGAGATCGGGGTTCATATTCAATTCCATAACTTTGAATATGGAGTTAAAACACATTCCAAACTATGTCTGATGGAATTTGATACATTTTCTATTGTACAGATTGGAACAGGAAATTACAATACAACAACATCATCTCAGTATTGTGATATGTCGTACATTACAACCAATCCATCAATCGTATGTTCGATCAAACGATTATTTCGTGTATTGTTGTCAGAATCATCCGATGAGCAGTTAAAATTATTTAATGAGGTATTGGCCACAGGAAATAATTTCATCGAACGGTTCACGAAAGAATTTGATTATGAAATCAGAAAAGGAAAGGATGGTTATATTCGAATTAAATGCAATGGAATCGATGACGAATATCTGGAAGGAAAAATCGGACATGCATTGCATGCCGATGTAAAGATTGATGCAATCATTCGTTCCGGTGCACAATTTCCAAATTCATACATGAAGAAAATGACGATCAAGTCAATTGTATGGGATAAACTGGAGCATGCCAGAATTTATCAGTTTGGAAAAAAGAATCCAAGAATTTATATCGGTTCCTTGGATTTGCGTTCCCCGAAGATTGCAAATCGCATCGAGGTGTTGGTAAAAGTTGTTGATCCTGCATGCAAAGAATACCTATTGCGATATCTCGATCGCCAGTGGAATGATTCTAAACATGCATGGAAACAACTATCAAAGAAAGAATATCAAAAGTTGTAAGTTGGTGAAATATGTATCAACCAAATATGACAACCTATTTGAATCCGGATATCGAATACCTCTTTGATCATCCAATTTATGAATATGATATGAAGAATGCGGGGTTTAGTATTATCAATGAATTCCATCTTTTATCTCAGGATATTATTCGTGATTTATCTAAGATGGAAAAGATGAAACAAACCATTGAAATCGGAAAACTCCAGCGAGATGATAAAGAATTCTCGAAGCGCTTATTAGAGAAATTCGCATACTGTCGTAAAATATTCTTAATGGAAAATGATATTCAGGACGACGAAATCATTTCGGTCAAGAAGGATGCATTCTTCATCACCAAGAAATGTTTTAAAACAAAATTCGGAATGATTCAATTCCGCATCAAGAATGAGTATAGTTCATATTTGAGATTTGTTGAGAATCATAATATCGAGTTATACTATAACGATGAGATATTGGATATCAAAGGGATCGGTGAATCCGGAATTTACAAACACAAACTCTATATGATTGCGTTTATCAATGATATGATGGGAAAATTGGAAACGCATGATAGTGGAGTGAAACGTTATTTAAAATCATTCATCCGCCGATATAAATCAAATCTGTTGGATGAAGCGTACTACCTCGAATTCAATAACAAATCAATGGAACTTGATCCATACTATAATTGGATCCATGTGATAACACCATTTGTGAAACTCATTACAATGCAATAGGGTTGGGGTTTACTACCCCAACCCATTATCTTATATATTATAATGAAAGGAGGGTGTCATGTGGATTCTGATCAAAAAGTATATCTTCTGTTCATCCGGGCGCATGGGATGTTTCGGCAAGAATTTTATGGATGGTCTATCTACCGTAAAGCAATTAAGACATTTTTGAAGCAACGAAAGAAATCCAAATATCTTGTAAAGGTTGGGAAATATCGCGATCTCGAATTGATGGAAGGAGTATTGGATACGAATGCATCTCTCTATATGTTGGATACGATATCCCTTCCATCCCAATCTGGATACGATATGATTCTTTTAACGACAAAGCGCGAATTGAATCTCTTTGAGAAAGATTTGGCATTGCGGTTAAAAGATTACTGTTCTATGGATAAGGTGGATAATGGGAATGATATTCATGCATATGTAACGATGTATGAATTGTTACTGGATGAATATCAAATTCCATTGCAAACGATTGGATATTATCCGCATGAGTTGGAGGAGATGTATGGGAGTGAAGAGGATGACGCACGCGCTTATTTAGATGCGGTATACGATGACATCTCTTCTCTTGACTATGATACAAAACTATCCATGATGTTGGCGAAAGCTCCATTACGGAATCAATATCTATCTTCAGGATTGTTATCCAAGATAATATATTCTGCGGAAGCTTTCATTAAGGTGATGAGGGATCGGATGTGATATAATGAAAACTTATTCAGAAGGAGATCAAATCACCATCTATTGCATTACGTTTGATGATACTCGCGAGACCATCACACATGCGTGGACGGATGATAAAGAACTTGCAAAGTGGTATTTAAAATTTCATAATTCGAAACGAATGAAATTGAAACGGATCGATACTACATATGAAGATGCTCGTGATTTCATATCCAATTACATGTATGAACAAATTAAAGTTGGATATTTGATGACAAAGCACCAACGAAAGAAAGGATCGATTACGATACCATTTCCAGTCACAGATGCGGAACGACAGTTCTTAGATGATGAAGTTGCTGATCTGTGTAATGGCCATGTTGGATACCAGACGATCTATGAAATGGCTCCATTTCTAAAACGAAAATGGGAGTCGCTACTGATGAAGGATCTACAATTATACCCAGTATTGGAATATGTCATCCACAGCCATATTGGTAAAATTGAATGGATTGCCGGTATGGATGAAGTGCGCATGTTACAATTGTATATGTCGGATAAATTTGATTGATGGAGGAGATAAATAATGGAGAAGATTCTTCGAAGTCTAGTTCAAGAAATCATTCCATTTGGGTTACGCGTCGACCTGGATTTACTTAGTAGACGAAGAGATATCCATAACAAAGAAAAACATCAAGAGCTCATCTTGTTGTTGCGAAAATATGGAATTGATGATATTGTCCAATTGGGGCCGGGGACAAATCGATATACAATTCGACTCAAAGGATATGTTATCAAGTTCGCAACAGATGCGGATGGGAAGATTGATAATGCAAAAGAATTTGCTATGGCAAAGCTACTCCAACCCGGAGTAATTCGAGTTCATGAAATATCTTCGAATTATACCATTCTCGTTTGCGAATACATCCAGGTATTCGGTTCCTATTTGGAGATGAAACAATATGAGGATAAGATTCGAAAGATTCTGAAGAATTGGTCTTCCGTATTTCTCATTGGCGATGTTGGAATCGCTGAAAAGAATTATTCAAACTGGGGAATTCGAATTGGTACAGAAGAACCCGTGTGTTTGGATTTTGCATATGTATACCGCGTATCATCCAAACTGTTCACATGTGATAAATGTGGAACTGGTATCTTGACGCCAAACGATGATTTCACTCACCTCTTCTGTAACAATCCTCATTGCGGAAAGAAGTATGATTTCTCCGATATCCGATTAAAGATTGGAAATGATCTTCATGATCATGAAATCGGCGAGCTCACTGATCGAGGGTATCTACTGACACACTCTCATACCAATATGGTATTGGATGAAGCGAGATCTTCTTATCTAAAACGAAATAAGAAAGAGGTGATCGAAAAAGTAGAAGAAGAGAAAGTCGAGGATGAACCTGATACTTTCGTTATGCCATATCCACTATAAATTATATATTCTATTAATAGAGGATATGATCTAGTTTAAGGAGGAAAATTGAAATGATTAAGGTCAATCTCATTCCGCTGAAGAAGAAGTCCATTCCGACGGACGATATTCCGAAGCCACCGGTAAAGGTTGTCACCGCTCCGGTTCCTGTCAATAACCAGGAGCCAGAGGATGAATCCCTGGATGAAATCTGGGATGCGGTTGAACTGGCAGAAAGTCCACTGAAGGATGTTCGCATGTTCCAGCCATTGGCGTCGGATATTGCGAATTCTCTGACAGAGAAAATCGTTCTCTCAGACAATCCGTTGTCGAACTACCGTAAAGACTACGGAAATGCCATCTATCATGGCATTATGCAGGCAGCTGGATTTGTCAAGGTCGGAAAGAAGTACAGTGGTACGTGCACGCTGGAAACTGAACAGCAGAAGGTTACACTCCGTTACGTGTCAGACTATGCTGAAACACGTATTGTTGATATAAATCTTCCAAGCGACATCACAGAATCCATTCTTGCATATTATTGTAAGAAGGAATTGAATGCGGCACTTCAGCAGGCATTTGCTGAAGTGCTTAGTGCTGACATACTGACACCGAGTAAAACAGAAATCCCGTCAGAGAAACCCACGGTAACAGTTCATCCGGCGACAACTGAAAAGAAGGACCACGACACATCTGTGCAATCAAACTTGGATCCAAATCACATTGTGATTGAGATGGAGCTCTCCAAGTCTGACGCGGATACCGTATACGTGAAGTTCGTCGATCGCAACGGGCGTCTCGTGGAACTTCCTATCTATATCATGGACATCGGTGACATTAATGTCGAAGATGATATTGGTATGGATGAGGTGCTCCTGAAGTTTGCATCGTTCTTCGACGGCGACGTCAAGATTGTTCCAACAGGTGAAAAAGAGATGGCGCGTCTCTACAGCATCTACCGCGGCGACTTTGTCATCAAGACGGCAAGGGTAACTGCATTTGATAATGGCGAGCCTGTGGATCTCAATGCAGAACTCCTGCTCTTGCTCTATCACATTCTGGATCGGTATTCCAATATGCAGGAACTCATGTATCTCTGGCAATTTCCATCACTTCATGATGCGTCTGAAGAAGATACTGAAGTCGATGACGATGAGATGATGCGAGCAGCAACATCATTCGGCTCGAATGATTCAGAAGATGAAGAAGTTGCGGATGAGCATGATCATGAAGACATCGAGAACGATCCGACTTGGGCTGCTAAAGTAGATCCGTATGAAACAGATCTTGCATCAGAAGCAGCTCGTCCGTCCGACGGAGATTTTGCAAACGATGAGGATGATGATACAGAAATGTTTGCTCCGATTCGTCGTAAGAAGTAAAAGGTGATTTATGTAGGAAGGGGAATGATTCCCCTTCCTATGTATTTCATTTTTGGAAAGGAGTCGATATGATCTACATTGTAAGTCATGAGAAATTTCTCATGCATATGATTGATTATTTCACTAGAGATGAATTATCCTATCTGGAATATCGAATCATATCTGCTGGGATGATTGCAGGGAATAATCTGCTGTCCGTTGCGAGTGCGAATGCACTATTTCCATCGTTCGAAAATCAGAATATTTGGATCGATACACAGAATTTGGATGCGTTAAAAAAAGGATTCTATGAAGATTTGGATTTAGAGTATAATACTCTATACCATTCGATTGTAGAACCATTTAGCGAACATCTCGACGTTGTTTTACTTACAACCGATCAAGAATATGTGTATCTTAAAATCCTTGCAGAATATGTAAGGGAGCGTTTCAAGATTCCGGTAATTGATTTGAATCGATTATTTGATAAAGGAGAAGTCGATCCGATCAAATGGAACCCAAAACGTATTCGAGATTCCATTCTTAAACTTCAACGAAAAATAAAAGAAGCTAGTGATGATTCTATGGCTTCAACTGCCTCTGGAAGATTAAATCTGCTCGATCACATGAATCGAAAAGAGCGCATCAAGAAACTGATTCAAATCGGTGTTGATGTCGATGCGCATGAGTCGGATGAAGTAATCCAAGAATTGCTCATGGAGGCATGGGTGAAAGATGACGAATAATCGTCATCTTTTTTGCACGCCCCGAAACAAAACCTTAATAAAGTTGGGCTTGTTTCTTTATTTTTTATAAAAAGGAGTAATTAGTATGGCCACGCCTAAGAATGTTATCGATCTCGGTAAGATTGAAAATCAGTTGTATGATGCTGCTAAGAGCGCGAAATCAGTCAACTCGATGTTTTCATCTGTTAAAAAGAATATGTCGCCGGTAACGAGTATCATTTCAAAAGCATCTAAATCAATTCTTCAATTTCCAATATATATTACAAAATCAATTCGTATCAATGAAGCACAAGTAATTGGGAAAACATTTGAGCGTTATTATGCATCACTTGTCCAGTCTGCACTTGCACAACATCCAATCATTGACCAAGAAGATGCGAACGGGATGAAATTTCTCCGCCAATTCCATATCAATCTTGACTCTTCTGGATATGGTACAAAAATCAACCCAATGACGGCAACAAGCAACATGTATGGTGAGTCATCCAATGGAATTGATGAGCTCGATTCCCTAATGATTGAGTCATTACATCGTGTGTTTGAGATTAGTGATAATCTCATTCTTGAATGCAATGCATTTGCACCAACAAAAGAAATGGCATATTTCATCAGCGAGAGTGCTCGTCTCGCAAATCCGCCATTGACTGGATTTAGCTATCTAGAAGCAAAACCAAATAATGGTGCTACTGTAGTACCTCCTCCAAAGGATCCAAAGGCACAGCCACATCCGTCCGTTCTGAAGGATGTAGAAATTCGTAAGTGGAATTCACTTGCACCATTTGCAATTTCGGCAACATTCAAAATTCGAAATGGTAAGGAAATTCGCGATGCTGTTACCTATGTCATCGGTGTTAAGACCGTTCTTCATCCAGTTGAATTGAAGGATTTAAATGATGATTTGGAAGATATTGTAAATGGTTCCAATCGAAAGCTTCAGAAGGTTCGTTATACAAGTGGAGAAATTTCAGCAAAGGATTATTTCCTCAATCTTTCGAATATTAAGAAGAATGCTGCAAGAGCTCTTAAGAAGAGCAACGCATGGCTTTCGACACTAAAGCAACTGGCAGATTATCAGAAACTTTCTGGGACGATCATGAATGTTCGTGGAAAGGCACTTCCAATTCCAAATGGTACCATGGTTCTTTCTCAGGCAGATGTGATTTACCTGCGAGATAATACAGGTATTGATCTCGGAGATCCTACAGTAACCGCAAAATTCTGCCAATCATTATTCCTTATCGCACTGACAATTGTTGATGAAGTTGCTGGAACGATGAAGATGTATTTTGATGGAAATGTCGATTGGGATGTTCAGTCCATTGCTTCTCTCGATGCTGAGATCCAGAAGCAGGATAATTCTAGAATCAGTTCAGAACTTAGCAAGATGATCAATCGTTGATATAGGAGATGTTGTGAATGTATACGAAGAATTTGAAATATGATATTCAGGATATCTTCATGCAGGGATATACTGAAGGGACTACTGCATATACAGAAGCCTCTGTTGACGTAAAAGCTCTCGGTGGGAAATTTCTTAAACTCATTAAGAATCTTACACGAAAGATTGTATCGAAATTCACTACGAAGAAGCTAACAAAGGTAGATAGTGATATTCGTGCATCAAAAGGCAATATCGATAACTTTAAGAATATTACAGAACTTGAAACATCGATTCGAGTTCTAAAAGAAATGAAGCAGACAACTGCAAATAAGGTAGCTGATAGCATTGAGGGCGGAGTGTCCATCCTGAGATCATACAAACAGTACTATGAGAATGCATATTCCAAACAGTCCGATCTTATTATTATGGAATATGAGTGCACTGTGTATGTGATGTATACTTCTGCTCAGTATGCACTTGCTTGTTATTATAACCTTGATAGCAATATTGCAAAGCAGGGTTCGAAGGAGAAGTATGCCGAGCATGGCGGACTCATCTTTGATACGCTTCATCGAATGGTGGAGAAGCTGAAGGATAAGGATCATTCTACCTATCTCAAGGAAATTGTAAAGATTTCTGAGAACATGGTTCTTCCTGTCCATGAAAATGCTGCGGCTGTTACTATGGTGACAAATAATATTTTTCAAATCTTTGACAGCCTCGGCACAATCCTCAAAACTGGAAAGAATATATTCACCATTGTAAAGCGTACGTTGTTTGGAATCATTCCCCTCATCCAGTGTATTGTTGCCATCCGATATCGTCGTAAAGTAAATACAATCATGGAACTTGAAGAGCAGATTCGTCTCATTGAACGTAATATGGAACAGCTCAAGAATCGGAAAAATATCGACGATGATAAGAAGGAAGAAATTCTGAAGAAGCAGCAAGCTTCTGTTGATGAACTTCGTAAAAAGAGCGAAAAGCTTCGTGCGCAGTTGATTGACACGGAAAAAGAAGCAGCAGAAGATGTTGAAAAAGATACGAAGGATTCCAAAGAAGATACAAAGAATGACAAAACATCGGATGATGATATTGTCCTCGGTTAATTGGAGGGATTCAAAATGAAACAATTAACAGATGGATTATGTTATATTTCAGAACAAACGTCATTCCCAGAGGATTATGAAAACTTTGGATATACTGTCCGCGAAGGATCCAATGGATTCCCGATTGTTGACTTTGAATCTATCCTACAATCGTTTGGTGTTCTGAATCGTAACGGTAGAAATTATCTACAGGATAATGTGTGGACGATGGTGCAAACCGATCCATATGTTACCGATCAACGAAAACGGAATTGTTGGCAAGGAGAAGAAGATCATCCAAGCCCAATGATTGATGGGCAGAAATTGCCAATTACCCGTCTTACGGCAACAGACCTTGGGCGTGCATCTCATTACATTCGAAATCCTCGTTGTGAGGGAAATAAACTGAGAGCACATATCCAGACAGATAATGGCACTGAGTGTGGGCGTAACATGGCCGTAAAGATCATTGACGGAAAGATTGTTCCTGGATTCAGTGCACGCGTATTTGGTAATATGACGAATGTGGATGGTAAACCAACCATTATTCTGACACGCCTTATTACATATGACTGGGTCAATTACCCTTCTCACTCAGATGCACTCGCAGAACTCAATCAACCATTGATGGAATCTGCAAACCAGACCAAACATTTCCAAGAAACCTTCGGTGGTACACTTGTCACATTCGATGAGCTTCGTGAAATGCTTCGTTCCAATTCCGATGAAATGAAACTTCTCTGCGAATCATTCCATATTGATGAATCAAATATCATTGGTATGTGCGGAGATAGTGCTGTAGTTCAGGAGAATGCAAATATCTTTGTACAGCCTCTCACAGACAAACGCATCCTGAGTAAATCAAAGAATATGATTTCCGAATGGCTTCATAGTTGATGAAATATGGAAGGGGATTTCTCCCCTTCCATATTTATTTCACATTGAATTCTGTTTCATTATGGTAAATAATTTCCTTTTGCAAATAATTCTTTGTTACGTCATGGACTTCTGTATTGGTCAGATATAACATTCCATCGTTATTTGTTTTAAGAATGTATTTATCATTCATTCCGTTGTAATAAAAATGCCGAATATTGATATTCTTCAAATACAATGGAATTCGCTTAACATGTTTTCTAGAGATGAATTTAAAAATAATGCAATTGATATTATCGAATGTATGAATTTTTGATACCAATTCCTGCAATCGTTCTACCCCATAAGATGCATGTGTATCAAAAAGAATACCAACATCTTTTAGATTCGATTCATGTGTCAGCCATTCAAAGATGGAATAATCCAATTCAATGAATCCGCAATCCCATTCGAAAATTCCTTCTGCAATACATTCCTCAAATCGTTTCCCGAAAAACCAATAAGGAATATCTCTTCCAAAATATTTTTTATAGGTATCCAATTTAATTCCAATATGTTTATTGAATTTAACGGTAAGATGTTGTATAGTATCTCCTGTAATCAGTTGATGAATTTTATGGGATTTAAATCCGACTGGTGTTTCCAACCAAATAAAATCTTCCGTATGATCTGTATTCTCGATGATGAGTCGACCATTCTTACCAAAGATGATATCATCTGGCATAAATCCAACCATACGATCAATTGAATCGATACGAAGCGTTCCGTCGATTTTCAGAATACCATGATTTCGTAATTTGAATGTTGCATGATCATAAAGATATACTTCAGCATCTTCCATGATTGTAAATACGGCATTATCCAATATTATAACACTATCGGTTCCATGACAAATTAACTTTCCATATACATCACATTTTGCATGATCATTCATGGAAGATTTCTTTGCTTCTTTCGAAGAATATCCGATATATAATCCTGGCATATACGTATTGGATTCTTTTACTTTATCTACAATATGAAGTGTTGCTGATTTTTCAATGGTTAAATTTCTGAAATAGTGTGAATCTTTATATTCTTTTGCACACTCATATGATTCACAATTGGTACCGACACTTCCATAGAAAAGAGCATGGAAGTTTCCAAGAATGATATCACCTTTGAATAATCGAACATCACATCCCCAGAAATTGGCCGCATAATCTCCATACACATAAGAATGTCCAATAATGGATTTTCCACCGTTGTATACTTTTTCCCCAATGCTATTTGGCGTTAAATTTTGACTATGAAGTGATTTTAGATATTGATTGAGGGTATAAACATCTTTCAGTTCCGGAATATTTGTAATTCGTAAATCGATACCGTCAGCAAGAATAAAACGAGGATTGTTCTTCAATACGCGTAAACGAGAAACATCGATATTGATGGAACCAAATATTTCGCATAAGGATCCTTCATTAACAATAACATCAGAACTATTATCAATCGTCACAGTGCTGGTATTTGATGCAACGACATTGGATTTATTTCCACGCAAATACAATCGAGCTCGTTTTTCAATAATCAAACCGCCATTGCATTCAACCGAACATCCGTGGTTCAATAACAATTGTTTTGTAATTTTTAATGTTGCCTTCGGATAGATGGTCAACCCCATCAGAATATTATCATTATCCATGTAAATTGTTTCGCCTGTCTCGACAACTCCTGTACCGATTGCGATGGTACACTTCGTTGCTTCGGTATTCAAACGATGAATACGTATACGGGCACCATTTGTCATGGTATAAAATGCATCCGAATCTTTCGGCTGATTGTGAATTTTATCTTTATATTTATTCAGCACATCATATAATGTATCCATTGAATATCATCTACTCCTTATCAATCACTTTATATATTCCGTGAATTGATAAAAAAGAATGAGAGGGGATATCCCCTCTCATTCTATCACCCGAACCTATAATGTTCATCATAATATTTCATACATATAACTTCATTATCAACCCGACGTTCCATGTATTCATTGAAATATTCTGCTGCATAATCTTGGTTAAAATCATACTCATAAATTGAATTGATCAGAAAATGATACGTTGCCCAATTGAATTTTTTAATGAAACTTTTTCTCAAGTTATGATATTCCACTAATGTTGATTCAACCGTGAGATCTCGATATGCAGTAATCAATTTTTGGAACTGATTACACATAGACTGTGTAACTTTCAGAATTGGCGAATACGTAGGATAACGCCGGGAAAGATGAATGATGGCTTTGTAAATATCATAGATCTCACCTTTCGTAAGATCCGGCTTTATGGCCAAAAGGCTATCATAAACATTTTCAGACAACCATTTCCATCGATTTTCATAATTCAAATCATACAATCCGATAATATATCCATGTGGAGATCCATAAATGTATAAATTATCCTCACAATATTTATACCCAAAAGATACTCCATGGATGATATCAAAGTCTTCTTCAAATAATTTGAGATTATGCATATTGATTTCCTTTCAATGAAATAATAAATGAGAAGGGAATATTCCCTTCTCATTTTCATCACGCAGATTCAATGATTTCAATCTTATTCTGAGAAACCGCATATCCGTTATAATTCCAAATATATTTAGAATCATTATACTTCTCAGGGATATAAGACTGTGTAATTCGTGTCTTCATTGCTTCAATCTTTTCTGTAATCGGAAGAACAAGCTTTTCTGCTTCTTCAAACTTTACTGGATCGGACAGCGATGCAAGAAGTACACGTTCCCGAACAACCTGCTTTACAAGAAGATCGGATAGTTCTTTTGCAATATCCTCCGGAATTTCAACCTGATCAATTATACGCTGAATCATAAAAGTATATCTCCTTTTCTAATGAAATTAATTCACCTGAATTAATTTCAAAAGTTCCTCACGAATGGAATTAATATTCCGAATATCTTTGATTGTATTTGCAGCACCAATCGAAATGATGTTATTGCCATTCAGAATTGTGAGAACGGCAAAGATGACATACTCGATCGTATCCACTGCAAATAACGCAGGCATGTAATACATATTGATCCACTGCGATAGGAATGATCCAAGTTCCAATGTTTTCATTCGCGGCGTAAGCTCTGTTAATAGTTCTAACAGTCCACGAATATCAGATGGATTTGCATTCGCCCAATTGGATTTAAGAAGCTGGATATCCATTTCATTAAGATGCGTTAGCTTCGCCAGTGCTTCCTGATCAATGGTCTCCATTGGATGAATGGAACCGAAAATATGAATGAGGAAGAATTTTCGAATATAGTATTTTGCCGATTCAAAAATACGTTTGTCGGTTCCAATTGCATATTCCCGATTGAGGATACGTACAAAAAGCTCCATATAAGATTCCATCAGCGTATTCTCTAAATATGGAGATTGTGTCAGCCGAGCATAGTCCGTATACAGTGCATTACTAATGGCTGCACCGACGAGAAGATCATGAAGAATTGGGACACTGATATTCATGACACCTGCTTTATTGTGCGTCACAAAACGATCGATGAACAGATATGTGATATATGTATCCGCTCGACGAAATGTCATGAATGGCAATGTCTGTGTCAATGAATTTGCAGGATTATCATTATAGAGAAGAATGATATTCCCATTTTCAAATTTTGAAATCGCTGCTCTCGATAGAGAATTTGTATACTGCTTCAGCTGAATATAAATTCCTTCAATATCATCAATCGTCAAATGCTTTGCATTCTTAATCAGATCCACAGCTCGCACCATTGGATCACTATTCCCTTGCAACTTTTCACGAATATCTTGAAACACATAACTTGTGGAAAGCTTTGATTCACAAATACACTGAATCATTATAGTCACTCCTTCATATCGTGTCATTTATATAACGAGTACTGCATGATATCCCTTAGTGAGTATATCTCAAGTTCAGATAATACAGCATCGATTCCATCGTATGCAATTGGTTTTCTTTGGAATGATTCCTCATTGATATTTAATTTTGTAAAGTCTGTAATAATTGTTACCAGTGTCTTTGTTAATGGAATGGAATCTTTTCCATTCTCGAGTAGCATTTTGGTTCGAGCTTGTAATTCATTCAAATGATTGTAAATATTTTCAATCGAATGATATTCTCGCATAAGCTTTAATGCGGTCACTTCTCCAATTCCTGGAATCCCAACGATATTATCGGAATGATCTCCTTGGATAACCTTCAATTCAATCCACTGATCTGGTGTTAAGCTATACTTTTCCATCAACCATCCCCCATCAACATACTCTTTGTTTCGGGGGGAATATACATAGACACTATCATTCACTAATTGATAGAGATCTTTATCAGATGAGACAAGAATGCAATACATATCATGATCCATACAATATCGAGATATCATGCCGAGGACATCATCTGCCTCATACTCAACATGATTGATGATTGGATATCCTAGTAGCCCGCAAAGATGAAGAGTGTATTTCATTTGAAATAAAATATCATCATCTTTCTGTTTTCGGTTCGCTTTATATGTTTTACATAGCTTCCGTCGGAATGTCGATTCGCGACTGACATCATTACATATCACGATATAATTTGGATTCAATGCTTCTTTCAATTCGCGCAATTTATAAAAGAATCCTCGAATAGCATTTACATTTTGACCTTTGCTATTGTAAAGTTTTTCTCCATAATATGATTGAAATAGAAAGTTGTTAAAGTCGATGGTAACGACAACTGGTTTTTCCAAAATTCATTCATTCCTTTTCATCATAAAATAAGAGATAAAAAGAGGGGACAAATCCCCTCCTTTTATCTGTTGGATTAGTGTCTCTTATTCTTCTTCTTTGAATTACGACCCTCGACAGGTGAAAGATCGTCATTCTCTTCTACATCTTCCGTATTTTCTGGAGTTTCATCCGACTCCGTATTCTCCGAAACCATTTCGCTTTTATCAGATTCAACTGGAGCATCATTTACTTCCGGTTCTGCAGGAGATGTCGGTGCACTTACTTCGGCGGGAGTTTCATTGGGAGTTTCATTCACAACCGGTGCTTCCGCTGGCGCCTCTGCTGTAGTGGCAGCTTCATAATCCTCAAACTCATCGAATACTCGCGTGATGTTCTGATTGGTCAGAGCATGGAACTTCCCATCATTCGGATTGAGATAATTCACCGTGAGATTCGGTGATGTCTGCAGAATTGTTGCAGCAGTCATACGACCCACCGGAAATGGTTCCGTGATTGGAGCAAGCATTCCCATACGAGGAATGAGACCGTTGCCAAGAACTTGAATTTTTACCATGGATATCTCTCCTTATTCTCAAACTTACAATATATACGTTTGGAGCACGACTTTATATTTTAGTGTTGCTCCCAATATCTTATTTACTCGATCAAACACCCATATCTTCTTGTGTTTTTGGAAGAATATAACTATCTGTAATCAAGTCTGTTTTCAATGCTGCAGCCAATAGATAGGTATTGACGGTATTCAGCGTTGTTTTGTTACGAGGATCATTTGTGAGGGATTCTAACTCAACGTATCCATCCTGCGCAATGGATTTCTCCATCTCACGTTTCATAACCATATCATCGGAACGTGGTCCGTGTAACTCTTGCAGGATTTTATCTGCACCGATAGAGACAAGCATTGTTGCTTCAATATCACTGTTTCGCGAATTCTTATCTTCGTTGATAACCTGTCCTGTCAGCATGGATACCTTTTCATTGTTAATGGTCATACCATTTTTCTTATGAAGCATCTGCTGCGTACGTTTTACATTGTAATATCCAACCAGACATTTTTCTTTCGTAACAACAACATTGTTATGGTCGCGATTTAGATGGGGAAGATAAACATATTCCATGAGTGGAATTTTCAATTCATTTGCAGCATTTTCACAATTCTGCATATCAAGTTTATTTTCATAATCGATGAGCTGGAATGCAAAATTATCCTTTTCATCATCCAAGAATGATTTCATAAATTTTGCAAACTCTTCATCTTTCATAACAGAGAAAATATTCCGATAATGATCGGTATTAATGCCGGTAGGATCCAATTTATCAAAGACGCGATAAATGAGATCTTCTACTTCTTTCCGATTAATAACTTTCATAGGATACCTCCAATCAGATCCGAATCTTCAATGGAATGGATTGCAATTTTTCATTGGATGTTGTGATAATCTTTTCCGTTGGAAGTTTTGATTTCTTCTTATAGGGAGAACTATCGACATCAATAAACAACTCATTCATTTCATCGATTGCTGCAAGAATCGTATAATTGCTGCTATGATCATCGTTTGCTCCATATACATTGCCACTAATGGTAATGTTAATATAGATTGCAGGCCGGTTATAATACTTTTGTTTCCGTACCGATAATTCCTTTTTATTGAAATAATAGGACAATTCTTCACATTGTGCAATGATGCGATTTGCCAATTGATTTGGATCTAAATCATCATAATGGCTATACAGTAATTCTCGAATATTCAATCCTAATTGTGGAATGGATGGATAGGATCCTGGTGTTGCAAATAAAATCCATATAATGATATTTCGAATCATCTCTGGCGTTTCGATAATTTTATTATTCCCATATTCATCAACCGTTAAGGATCCATCATACCCCAATCGATTTCCATTAATTGCCATAAACAAATCACCTCTTCCGAGCGTATTATAACTATGGGTTCATCATAGAATAAAAAAGGAAGGAGGGAATTCCCTCCTTCCTAAATCTACTGACCAAACTTAATCATCGATTTGACACGTCGTTTCAATTCCACTAATACCTTTCCGGTAGCAAGTAGGAATTCGGAAGATTTTGTCATACGACGTGAAATGGTTACTGGACTGCAAAAAACGTCAACATTCTCATCAGGGCGGAATTCCGAATATGGTTCATATCCTTCGGGACATACTTCTGAGATGACTTGTTTATTTGCAGAGTAAAGTGCAATCTTGTCGCCAACACCGCAAGTATCACCATGCTCGATATAGAACTCGATCAGAACATCAATGCCCTTATGCTTCTTCACCATGTTATATCGGTTTACTAACGGTGCGGTGTTATCTGTAACAAGATATCCAGCATGAATTGCTCCATCCGATGGATCGAATGATTTGAGATATTCTTTCTTCTTATTTCCTTTATCGAAATATTTCTGAACAATATCTCCGAGAGAATCCGACAAATTTGATGGATCAAGTCGCGTATATACTTTGATGTCAATGATCTTGCCAGCATGACGAGCTTTCACTTCGTTGTTGATTTCTTCCTCTAACATTTCACGATCACTTTCATCACTTAACTTTGTTAAGTACTTCATGATCTCTTTGTCATCGAAAGAATTTGTGAATTTCATCAATGCATCACCAATGACGACATGATCACCAATCTGTTTCATTTCAAGAATATTGGATCCTGCTTTGAACGTAGCTTCCTGTTTATAGACAATTGCTGTTTCCAATTTTCGTCCAAATTCTTCAGTAATGAAACCAGCATCTTCATAGGTATTGTATGTATTTAGGAATGCAACTTTTGCCAATGGGCCCATGGAATAGCGAAGACCAGTAAGCGGAGAATAGTTGAAATATTTTGGATGATATGCCAGAATCGCATTTGCTTTGAACTTTGCACCAACCTTTGTTAATGTCGGTTTCAATGTATTGGACATGTAGAATCCGCCACCAGAGTTCTTAACAATATCATGATTCAAATTAATTGCCTGATGTTTCCCAGACTTATATTTGACCATAATAAATCCAGTTTCTTCATTGACATCAACAACTTCTCCATCTTCTTCGGCATTGATAACGAAGTCATTGGAAAGATGAAATTGAACTGCTTCGTCAAATCCATTTGAAATTAACGATGCTTGTGATCCAACAGTTGGGACAACGTGACCTGATTGTTTTCCGGCAATTGCTGTACGTACTGGGTCATCTTGTCGTACTGCTCCGGGGGTTAATAGTTCAATTGGGTCGAATACATTAACATCTTTGAATGTATCAACATCATCGACAGGATCACGATATCCGCGGGCATTTCGAATGTTTGGCTCTGCCGTCAAATATCGGTTGATACCAACGTTTCCATCAGGAGATGTAGACATTGACAACTTTCCAATGGCAGTGGGATCGTATGCTCTTTTCTGCTTATCGTATGCATATTCTGAGTTTGAACCACGATATCCTTTCATGGAAATTACATGGGTTTTTGTCATCTCTGAAGATGGATTCAGTGTTGAGTATTCATCCACAGTCTTTTCTTGAATGAGTTTTGAAATCAACGCTTCCCGCTTCAATGTCATTGGTAATCGTCCACCAGATTTCACGTGAGCTTTATATTGCGCAGCTATCAGTGAATACAACATCGCTGGGATGATTTCAATCGATCGTGTGCGGAAGGAATAATCATATACCTTTGATACTTTTTTGTTATCGGAAAGAAGTTTTGTTGCATGGATACAAAGATCGATGATATTCGTTGGAAGAAGGAGATCTTTACAAATGTCAATGGTAATCGGATCCATCATGAATTCATAGAAGTTATACAACTCATTCATTCCGTTGTATGTACCAAAAAGTGTCTTGATATAATCGGCAACACTTTCACGGTCGTTCAGTGAAGCAAACTCCATCTGATCCAAATTCAATTTGTTCAATCCGTTCAAGAGAAGCTCAGCAAACATCTTCTTCTCATACGCAAGAATACCATCTTTGAATCGGAGATAATAACGACTGTTGTCGGTTGGAATCTTCTTTACACCATCCATGAATTCGTATTTGATGCCCATGTGTTTCAAGAGCTCTTCGAATCCAACCCAACTGGTGATGATAATTGCCATTGGTACAAAGATGCCAGCCATCTTAGCTTCTACATACATGGATTGTTTTGGAGCTTTGATGGATTGTAGAATCTTCTGTTGATCTTCGGAAAGATTTGCAGCGATAATGTCATAGATACTACGATCTTTTTGATCCAATCCGCTATCTTCATTGATGAGAATTGGCGTATCATTTTCCCATCCAATGAAGAATTCATCTCCCTTGATATCATGGGGAATTCGGTCCATAAGATTGGATTCAATATATTTTCGTGAAAAGAAAATGTGACATGTTTCTGTTTCGAATTTAAAAATTCGACGAGCAAATTCATCATATTCCAATGTGGAAATATAACGATCATTATCCTTTGTTGAATCACCTGCAGTGAAGAGAGGACTGTTTGTCTTTCGAATGAACGAAAACAGTTTTTCGACCGGAGACAATGATTTAGTTGCCTTTCGTGTAATGGTCACCTTGTTGAAATTTGTTGTCATGATGACGGTATCATCGGTATCTTTTACCAACGGATTGTAGAAATTTTGTTTCAGAATGATATACTTATTTCCGCCAATAATCATATATTTATTCTGATAGAATTTCGGTACATCAATACTGATGGTGGAACGTTTTTTATCTCCATTCGTTAGATGAACATGCCATGTTTCTTTTACATCTTCCGGCGTTGATGTATCTTCAATCTCGACCCCAGTAATATAGAATGGATTATTCTTGTCTTTTAACATATCGAAACAAGAGACCATATCCTTATGGAATAACTTGGACAGATATGTTTTTTCGAAGTTGGCAAACTTCACCTTTTTAACGTTTGGATTTGCTGTCTTCAATTGTGCTGCTTTATCTTCTTCTTCGATCGGAACGTTTGATGTATCACGCGCAAGAATGGTTTCAATCGTGGAATCTCGAACCATGATCTTCTTTTGCTCTTCTCGAAGTTTTAGATCGCGTGCCGAATTAACAGGAGATGATGTCGTATCTTTGATGGGAATGATTTTATCTTGAATTTCTTCATTCACTTCATCTTTTACTTCTTCATCATCGGAGCTATCAGTAACATCTTCGGCAGTATCTTCTTCATCTTCTTCGTTGGGAGTATCCCCATAATCATCATACTCGTCATCAGAATCATCTTCGGGTCGATCATCCGGAATGACGGATTGAAATAATGATTTCTTTTTCTGGGATTCCATATCCGGCGGTACATCAGATGCTGGAGCCTTCGGAAGTGTTACTTCTCGCTCTTCTTTCTTCTGTTGTACCTTTTTTGCAATCGAATTCTTTAATACCTTTTCGGTGTCCTTCTTGATGTCTGGAGCAATCAGAGAAGTATGTTTATCAATCTCCTGCTCAAGTTTATCTGAATCCGGCGTTTCTCCAATCTCGCGTTCCTTTTCATCGGGCGGGAGATCGGTAACTGCTTTCTCTAAATCCGCATTCATAATACGGAAAAGAGCTCGCCTGAATTCACCTATATTTTCTCTCGTCATTTGTGATGGGTTAAATTTCATGACAAACTTCGAGGAACAGATCATCATGTCCTGATCAATTTCATAACCGCTCAAATCTTTATCCCGAAGATATGCATAATAAAGCAAAAAGAGAGGATTTGTTTTATACGTCTGCACATCCAATGATTCAAAACGGAATTGGTTAACATCAATAATCCAAAGACGATTGTTATCTTCTGGATTGGGAGGTATCCCCTCATCGTTTTCCACAACAGTCGGTGGAGTCATTTGATCAACAATTTCTTTTAAGTTTTTAAAATATTCTTGATACAATCGTTTGATTGGATATCGTACAGCAATATGATTTACACATTCATAGAGATCGGATAGATTTACGAATGTATTCATAATTGTTGGAGCGAGTGTACGTGTTGGTACTGGTTGTAATGTTGGAAAATGCTCTTTAACAAATGCAAATCGTTTTTGCTGTTTTTGGAGTAGATTCATGCGGAATCGTTTTCCCATGAAAGACCCAACATTTACTGGCGGGAAAAAGAATTTGCGATATGTTGGAGGAACAACAAATGTTCCAGACTTTAGTATATCTAACCCATGTTCAAACGTATTGGATAACAAAAACACAATATTACCGCGACCATCAGGTAAACGAATTTGTCGCGCATTTAATTTCATGAAATCGACAGAGCCATATTTTGCATTTTCTGTAAATAGAACTTTGTCGTTATCCAATTCATAAAATCCATAGGGAAGATTTTTGAATTCTAAGAAATTCATACGATCAACCTTTCTCTATCGATCATTCCTTTAAGAAGGAGGGAAACTTTAAATGAACTGTCCGATTTGTGAGTTGAAAGAAAACCTTGAAATGGTAGGAGATTCCCATTATATTTGTCATACAGAAACATGTCATCCACATGATAAACCAACGGAACATACACAATTTGCAGTTGTATTGGATAAAGAAATTCTATTCCCATTTACGCAGATTTTTCCAAAACGTAAGAAAACAGAATTCTACAAAAAGAAATATATCGAGCCTGAAGTATTTGAATTTTAATAAAAAATAAAGGAGGGTATTGAACCCTCCCCTATTTTTTTGATCAGCCAGCAACCTGAGCCTGAGGCTGCTCCTGCTTCGGCGCCTCTTCAACCTGCTTCTCCTCGCCCCTCTTGAGGAGTGCACCGGTGGCGACCGCGCATGCAACCGCGCCTGCATACATACCAACGATAGTTGCCGCTGCAATTCCCGCGGCTTTGAGAATGTCATTCATGATATTTCCTCCTAATATAGATAGAATTGACACTTATCTCTACAATGATAATATATCACTGAACTTGAAGGAAATACGATTAATATATAGAGGGAAATTTCCCTCTATATGTTACTCTGTAAAATATTCAACTTTCTTAGAATTCTCATCTGTAGATTCCATGACTTCCTGCGGAGTTTGCTTCTTTTTAATCCCGTACTTCGCATAGTTGTTCGGATTAATCACAACATCCTCCTCATTGAGTTCCATATTCTTATCGTCGTTCATCGAATAATACCCCTTTCTCTTTCAGGTCAATACTCTTCTTTGTTTTTCCAAGATGAGCATATCTACCGCATTGGATTGCTCCTTTTCGAATTGCCAAAATAACATCCGAAAATTGGGAAGATTTAAACTTGTTGTAACGGTCGATGGCTTTCATTAATTCTCCTTCTGTTGCACTGGATATGAAATTGGAATATCTTCGCCATCCCAATACCATTCATTTTTGTTGAGGTCGACAATAAATTCCGATTCCATTGCTTCAACCACAACAAATGTATTGCTACCGACATGAAGGATATTATTGATATCATTTCTTACATCCAGGACTGATGTATCATCATCCTTGCAAATCTCCATTGCTCGATCCCAATCCTGAGATACTTCTGTCATCATATATACGAAATCTGGGAAATACACAGGAATCGGCATATATACATTCTTTTTCTCATCCATCCAAATTGAGCTTGTGCGCACCCGACGATATACTTCACAGAATGCGCGCTGGATTGTTCGAAGTGTCAATTGACTCGTTCCGTCAACTGCTTTATTCTCCACAAGTTTATACCCACCAAGACGTTGATGGTTCATTGCATTCCAGAGTTTACGAAACTCAATATCATAGAAACAGAATGCTGCAAGGAGATGCTTCGGATATACGCTCGTCACATAAATCTCATTCAGATCATTAATGAGAATACTAAATCGATTAATGAGATCCTTCGCACCTCCCTCATTGTCTGCAGTATATACCTCGAATGTGTTGTTGGTAATAAAATCCATAATAACATCCTCCTATTTATAAAATATCATCATATTATGATAATATATATTTTTAATAAAAAATATGGAAGGGGAACATTCCCCTTCCATCTAGTTATTTAAAACTTTGCTACAAACGTAATGAGGTTATTGTTGATTGCATCTTTCAGTTCCTGTTTGATATTGCCACGAACCATCCGATCCATCCCAATTACAAATGCTGCCGCCTGAGAACGAAGCTTGATATCATTCACAAGAGAGTTATAAACAATCTTGTTCATGAATGTACTCAGAATTACGTTATCCAGAGACTTATCCTGATTCATGAAGCGTGACTCATATTGGGCAATTTCAAGAAGAAAACTTTGTGAGATTCCAAGCTGCTTCAGTTTATCACGACCGCGATTGATTAGATAGGTAGCCTTCTTGGAATCGTGCATCATTTCCTTGACACGTTTAATTGTTTCATCGTCGAGCCAATCATGAATAAATTCAAGGGTCTTCATACGATGATATTCATCCAGAGACTTTTTCATTTCAGCTTTCTTTTCAGGATCTGTTTCATTCTCATAGATATTTGTCAGTTCTTGGATATAGGCATCTTCCTTGATTTCCTGAAGCTCGTTGTATGTATTCGTCACCTCACGATATTCTTGCATACAAGAGGTCCATGTATAGAAGTCATCCAGCGTTTCTTTAATTCGCGACTTGGTGATATCATGTGTTACGCCAATGATCGGAGCTTCCTTCCCAAAGATTTCCTCCGCCTCTTCTTCTGTCATTTTATCGATGCCATTAAATGCATCGAATGGTGTATCTTCGGGCCAATCCTCCGGCTTGTGCTCTGCATGCTGTGAATTATATGCCATCGCTTTGTTGATATTATCCATGGAGAGTTTAAACTCATCTCGCGTTGCCGCCCAACGCTGTTCAACAATGGATAGCATATCTTTCACATTTCGCATGAGCTTCTCGATACCTTTGATATCGATATCTTTAAGTTCGGTATCCTCATCAATCATCTGATGGTTTTCTCCACCATCCAGATCGATGGCAACCTCAACCTCCGGCTTATCATTCTTCATTTCATCCATCGTAATATCCTCCTTAAATTCGATTCAATTCAACCTGTACAGCACCTTTGACTGCTTGAATAGTTGTATTGATGATAAACTGATCTAAATAGTCACGATCAAACATCAAACAATCCCAATGAACCCCATTCTTATATGAGATGACTTTGTAGATCGTTTTTGAAATATCCATGGCAATATTTTTTACATTTGCCTCTGTAATCCGATCGATTCCCTTGCCGTCTTTTATTGTCTTAAATTGAGCTGCTGTTTCCGTAATGATAAGATCATTAAGAAACTCCAGTAATGCTTTGGAATATGCAACCTTTTTTGCTGCAATATCACATTCCGTTGACGGATTTGATCTTGTGAAATATTGATTCAACCCAATAATGAATAGAGCAAGATAGAATAGGATGATAATCACATTGATGTGAAATGATGTTAAAATATCCATACGTTCCTCCTTATGAAAACAGCTGAATGTTATTCTTAAATAATTTAACAATATTATCGGTTAAGAATTTCTTCTTAAACGGAAGATGTTCCATGATGTAATCCCAAGCAAGCTCTGTATCATCGATATTATTCGGCGATTCTTTCTGGTATCTCTTATATACCTTTTTTAGCTTCTTGAGATAGTACATTTCATCCATGGTACAGAAAAGAATTTCTTGTTTTAGCTTATATCCGATAAGCTTATTTTCCGTACCATCACTAATCCACTCATCCTCATCAAAGACCGTAGACATCTTAATGCCCAACGATTTCATGTATACTTCCAATACTTCAGATGTACGTGATGTAAAATCATTTGGAATTTCATAACGTCCATCATCGGATAGAATTGCTTCATACATGAAACGTCTACCGTCCACAGAAGATCTATAGAGGGCAGTGATAAGCGCATAATCCTCTGGATTAATTGCAATCAAGAAGTTCGGTAATTCATATTCGCCAAATCGAATTGGCGTTGATGAATGATGTGATTTCCCAATCTTTTTATCATTGCTACGTTCTGGCAGTGATGTGTTGTTGATGGACCCAGCAGATCGAACGGAATAACCACGCTCTCCAGACTGCTTTAGCATATACATATATTGCAGTCCAATATGCCCTTCTCCGACAAACACATCTCTGCCCCATTCTTTCTTTGGGCGGAAGATGTGATATGGTTTCAGAATATCTGGAAATTTTTCATAACATTTGAGGATATTATCTCTCCAGCTATTTGAGTCATCGAATGCATCCCAACGAATAGAGATTTCTCCCTTTGCTGCATCTTCGATTGCAATTCGTTTATCTCGATCGGATAGGTTATCATATACATCTTCTTTATACTCTTTCGCAAATGTTGGATTCAGTGTATCCAATACATCGAACATCAAATCTCGAGCCTCATCGAACGGTAATTTTCGCATCGCCCGAGATACTTTATCCAATATAAATGTAACTGATGTTTCGAACATTGCCATCGGAATTGTTCGATTGATGATTGCCAATGGGTTTGTGATGAGCTCAACTGGAATTTTTTCACCCTTTGGATGGACAACTCCGTATTCGTCTGTAAATGTATCTTCGGTTAAATACATCATCTGGTCATCCGGAATAATCCGAGATATGACCGTTTTATTACCATGACGTCCCGTGAGTTTACGACCCAAGTTTAGGAAGTTTTCATTTACAAGAAGAATTTCAATCATGATATTAGAGAAGGTATTATCATTGAATGCCCAAATAGCATCTTCATCCAAATTATTGATTGCCAGTCGCAACCAGTGACCAATCTCACGATCCACATTCTTCGGATTCTGATTCATGATTGCTTTACAGCGACGATATACTTTGGAATAGAAGTATTTCGACTCTTGTAAATAATCCAATACCTGTTTATTTGTCCGATTGGTTGAAATCTTCTTATTGTTACAATAGACATTGATATCAACAACAACACCATCGCCGTAGAAAATGGAATCGGATTGTAGATTGATGCTGCTTAACATGGAATCGCGGAAGTCGGAGAACATCTTCTGCGGGCGTAGAATGCGAGACGCACATACAATACCACCCTTAACATGTTCACCAATATCCGGGAGAGGTCGATAATTTTTATCATCCCCATATAAATTCAATAGAATGGTATCATCGTTGACCGGAATAGAAAGAGATGTTACATCCGAAACCGACATTCGTTTTGCAAATGATTCAGAAATACAGATTGCGTCATCCTGTACCCATGGGTCTGTTGCAAATACAATACGACCGTTTACACCACATCCGACAAGCTCATCATCCATATAGGATGGAGACTTCGCAATGATATCCCCTTCGTCGATAACATCGCCAATTTGACATGCATCGAAATATTCGTTATTATATTTGAATCCAAAATGTTCTGAGAGATTTTCAACTTCTCTGCGTTCTACAACTCGATATTCGTCATCATCTTCATTATAGAGAAACATGAGAGCAAACTTTACATTTCCTTTGAATCGCTGATCATATTTCTTAATAATATCGATGACCTTATATTTTTTCTTTGCTTCTGTATAATAAGTAGAATATTTACCTTCTACATTTTCCTTCCCATCAAATAACATAGGGAACTCAGGTTCATTAATGGCAAGATGTTGAACCTTGTGCTTGATGTTCATCGTTTGTCGCATGATGTTATTCGCTGCTGTAAAATCTGCAGTACCAACAAGAGGTAATTTATTATCCCCCAATTCCTTTGCTCGATCTTGGAGAGATTTGATTAATGTAAATTTCTCACGCACAATGGAACCTCCTCTTAGAATCCAAAAAGTATACTTATTGTTGGAATAAAAATATATAAGTAATATATAAAATAAAAAATAAAGAGGGTTTTGAACCCTCCCTATTCCATTACATCTTATCGAGTACGCCGATGATCACGAGAGATGCTCGAATCCCTGTCGGAAGAACGCTAACATCATCATTGATGTTGTATTCTTCTTCCTTGTAGTCGCGGTAGTAGCTTGTTGTCGCGTCGACCGGAATACACTTTACTGTATCGCCGATCTTTATGACTTCGCGGACGACCGTCCCATCCAGCCGCTCAAAGCTGAACTTCTCGTTCGCGCGGTCTACGCGGATGGTCACCAGCTTAACATTGCGGCGATCATTCTCGTCAATATCCAACGCATTGACGGCATCAAACAATTCTTTGAGTGTCATAGTATACCTCTCCTGTTAGCGTGCTTCGGCCACATCGATACGCTGTTCGATTTTGGTCCCATCGGCAAAGCGAACCGCGCGATAGTTGTTCCACACAATCGCCAGGCAATGTGAATGAGTTTCGCGCTTCTCATAATACTGCATGCCGGCAATGGACGGATCCACTCCGGGGATCTCCAGTACGTTGAACCACTTTGTCGAAACTCCGCCGATAATCCTTTCCTCAGCATCGTCATTTCCGTGATAGAAAAGTGGCATCTCGTTAAACGCTTTCTCCGCAAGTGCAATGCGCTCGTCATGCTCACTCTTCCATGTTTCGAGGTGCTCCTGCTTTCCAGTGATATGAACCCTGTCATATACCTGGGTCTGCAGATCCTTGTTCACTCGGACTGTTACATTCTCCTGGAACATCGCACCTTCTGTAGGATGGCTATAGCTGTAAATCCAAAACGTCTTATCCGTCATGATGATTCCCTCCTTCATCATACATAAACATTCATCTACGGATATAATATATAATAACTAACATGTCAGATACGATAAATAATACAGAGGGGATTTCTCCCCTCTGTATTACCTGTTGTAAAATCAGTCACTAAAACCAGTTGTAGAACGTCCATCCATACGATCCTGCTGACCTGCAAGCTTACCATCATTGATATCCTTGAGAGAAGCAACAATCGTTGTCGGAGCATTCGTTGCATCGAATGCAGGAAGGTTACCGATATCCGTACCAGTCGCAGAGTCTGTCGGAACAGCACCAAGCGATTTCTGGAACTTCGTCGCATCCCCATTTGCATATACTGCGTCGCCAAGCTCTGGGTTGAAGTTGAGCGAGTTCGATACAATACGATACTGCTTGAGCAGGTCGTTTGCAATTGCAGTAATGATTGGTGAGCGATACATGATGCAGTTGAACGTGATGTCGTAGGTAACGTTATCGTGTACACCACCGGTCTGCATATCAAGCGCATTGTTCTGCTGAATGCCCTTTGGATAGCAGTCGGAAAGAAGTACAGCGCGTTCTACCTGTGCACCCGAACGGTCATGGAGAATGTAGATGAATTCAGCGGTATGATTTGCTTCGTTAAATGGAATCCCCTCATCCGTCTGATTCTCATGGCGATAGAGTCTCTTTTCCAATCCATTTGCGTCTTTACCTGCGGAGATAAAACCACCATAAGTAGCAAGACCAGAGTTCTCATCGCCAATGGCATTCATCCAACCATCCACAACCGTGTAGATCGGAGAACCAACAAGTTCGTATAGACCAACGGTAAATTCATTGGTTGTTTCCTTTGTTACCGTTGGTGTATTGAACGAACGTCCTGCGAAGCCACCTTGAATCTGAGTTGTGGCATTGTCAATGTTCTTTGCCTGGAACCCAGTGATTGAGCGTGGCATATATTCGAGCATATGCTTGAACTGCACGAAGAGTGATTCGGGAGAGTAGAGATTTGCATCACTACCGGCGAACATCTTCGAGATTGCATATGGCTGTCGAACCATAAAGAGTCGGCCAAAGCCATTCATTAATGGCGAATAGTTCTTCAACGCATGGTGCGTTGCATTCGTACCACCAATGAACATAGAATACTTCGTCAGATTAGGAGCATCGAACTGACGAGCACCAGTCTGACTGGTAATAACACCCTTGATAGCCATTATCGATTACCCCCTTCTGCCGTCGGCTGCATGATATCAATTTCAAGGATAATCCTCTTGCTGATATCACGGAACTTAACTGCTGCATAGCAGTGCATCATCATGTGAGTCTGTTCAAACTCATTTGCATCAAAGTAGATTTCGAGTGCCTCGACCATGGTACCGATCCAGGGTTCGTAAATCTTCATCTGTGCATCCGTATAACCCTTACGCACATTCGCATCGGAATAGTCGTAGAGATACGAGCGGTTTGCTCTATCAAGACCCTTCTTCAGCACGTTGAGAACACGGACATTATTCTCCTCAAGGAGATACGATGCCTTGATCTGACGCGTGCTCTGCGTTGCACGATCGACATAACGACCTTCTTCTGTCATAATGTAATAGTTGATGCGATTCTTGTAGATCATTTCCTTAACATCCCAATCGATGAGATCGAGGGAAGGTTGGAACGTATCTGCAATCATTGCATTTGCCGCACGAGCTGACCTACTTGTCGGCGATACTGCAACAAGACGTGCATGTGCATTGACGAATGGCTTGTTGATACCAAACTTCGTAATATGGTTGACAAGATTTGCTGCAATGTAATATGCAACCGTAACCTTGATGCGTCGATTTGAATTTGGATCAATAATAGAATAGTGACCAATATCAATCGATGTGTCACGTGTCACAATATCCGAAACACTATTAACGAATGCATTGAGATCCGAACTCAGTGTTGCGGAATTTCCACCAACAAAGTTAGCATCGAGATAGAGCGAGCAACCAGCACCAAGACCCGCTGCACTCACACCATTGCGGTTACGGAATGAGTTGAGGTCATACATGGCACGTTTAACATCGATATCCGAGAAATCCATCGATACCGCACCAGATCCAAGAACGGTAAGCTGCTGATTATCCTTATCCGTAAGGACAGAGGATCCATAGTACAGTGACGTGATCGATGTATCCAGACGAAGCTTTGAATCATTCGTCATGTTGTAGTTTGCATCGATAATGAAATCGAGGTCAATACGACTTGGCGAAAGAATCTTATTATCCTTCTTCCCGCGGAATGCCTTTACATATTCGCGCGAGAGAAGAATCTTCATCTCTGCTGTCGTCGGACGACGTGTGACACCGTTGACGGTAATCTCCTGGAAGTCACCATCATGTCCACCTGTGAACATGAAGCCAGCCGTGTTAGAAAGATTAACGCCATCATACTGATCTGCATCAATCTGACTCTCTTCACCATCATCATAGATGATGTCTCCAGTATTCTTATCAATCGCCGTAACCGTATACAGCCAACGATGACCAGAATGGAGTGGATCTGATACCATCAGAACCTTGGCACCGACATATGCACCATTCCAGGTTGAGATATTGAGTGGCTTAATTGCACCAATCGTATTTGGAATGGTCAGTGCTGGAGCAACATATGCCGTACCAGACTTTGTGGTATAGTTGTGATAATATGGAATGATTTCTGCGGAACGTGTATTCAGCTTATAACCGAAGATAGGATCAAACTGCTCTTCTGTAATTGCCTGTGCATACTTCAGATCAGCAGCTTCCTTCTTACTCATGGAGCCACTTGCTAGATACTTTGCATTCTCCGTAACAATGCTCTGATAGAATTCAAAGAGATCTGTGTAGTTATCCGTAAACGGAATAATGCTGATGGGAGCAAGTCCCTCTTCATAAACACCGATGACATCACTAATGAGAAGAGATGTTGGTGTCGTTGTATTCTCTGTTAGGCTACCTGCAAAGATGTTGATGATATTGCTTCCGCCGAGTTCGGTTGAAATGAGATTGAAGTTGTAGAGCTTTGCCCCATACTCATTTTCAGAATCGCTATTACGGCTGATATGCATACCATAACGGTTACCGTACTGACCACGACCGGAAGATCGTACAAAAAAGAGAGGAATTGCAGAATAACCGCTAACAGGATCTGCTGTATCACGACGAAGCGTATTTGCAAAATCCTCGATATCCGATTCATGCAGTGCGCCATCCTCAAGCTTGGGCTTGTTGGCATACTTTACACCGAACTTGACTTCGAGACGATGGAGACCGGTCTCCTGCTGGAGTTCATCGAGAATCTTACCCTTCCGATAATATGCAACAACAACTGCATTTGCATAGGTTGCATTATCTGGAAGAACACGGCAGAACCAGACATTCGTATTACCATTCAGAAGAACATCAGCCTGAATGGATGGCTGACCATACTTCTTGTAATTACCGTCACCAAAAATCTTCTTCTTGGCAACGAGTGTCTGCAATCGAATGAACTTGTTATCTATTCCCATGTCTGCACCAGTGACAATGACAGTAGAATATGGGAGCTGACGTCGAGCATCATTGTTGACGGCAGTCTCATCATAGTAACTATTGTCATTGATTACTGTGTGAACATGCGGGTGGGAATAGAAAGGAATAATTTGTGCGCTACTTGGCATTTTTTAAACACTCCTTTTCTAAGATTTCTTAGAAATCCCTTCATACTATTTGGATTGGAAAAGATTCTTTAAGAAATTGTTATGAGAAAAGGGCTGTCTCGGGTAAAAAATAAAGGGGAGTTTCACCCCTTTTTTATTTTCAGCAACCCTTCTCCTCGAAGAATTGCTGAATTGTCTTATTTCTCTTAATTACCTTTTTTCGAGCATCTGCATCCTTTTTGTAGTCGCGATATATGCAGGATGAATGATACGCCGCTGCAGCAACACAACATATGACGCCAATAGTTACTTTCATTACAAACCCTCCTATTATAAATAGATTACTTTACATCTGGGGACGACGATGCTTGTCGATAATAGCCATTGCCTCATCAATACTGATTTCGCGCTCCGGCTCAATCTGGTTGAATGGTGCATCTGCGAGAGAGTTTTCCGAGGATCGTGTTTTACAAGAAACCTCATTAATCTCATTGATCTCGCGAACCTCAAGAAATCTGCCAAGCCTCATTTTGTTTTCCTCCTAAATATATAGATAGATATTATTATTCTTATCTCTACTATAATAATATATCAATAATAGGTGAGAAGATACGATTTTGGATAAAAAATAAAGGAGGGGAACATTCCCCTCCTTTATTTTAACGAAATGATTTTCAAATAGGTTACCGATATCCAAATGTATTGTAGTCGTCGAATGGAGTTTCTCGCCCATAACTCTCGGACTGATTCTCCATCTGTTCTCGCTTGTTGAGCTGCTTGAGAATGTTCTCAGCAATCTTCTCAAACTTTGGAATCATATGCTTGAATTCAATCAGCATCTTCGTGTCATCCGAATCCCCACCCATGCGGACAGAGAAGATACACATCTGGTTGACAATCGAAAGGAACTTCTCGATCAGATCAGCATATTCGTCGTCGGTAAGTGGACGAATTGGGAAATCCTCTCCGCAGCCCTTGCAGTGCCAATATCCCGGATGTTCAGTTGACTCTTCAACCATCGGAACAATCTTATTCTTGACAATGCGCCAATGCATACAAGAACGCTTCAGCTTCTTGAGCTGCTTCTTAGAACGTCCCTTCGCCTTCAGCTTAAACTCGCCATTATCATCCTGCTTGATCACATCAGAGAATGCTTCAAGCACATGGCGGGTTGTTTTGTCAAGTTTCTTCTTATCGCCTTTTTTCGACATTGCTAATTTTCCTCCTTATATTAGCCGAGATAAAGTTCGTTCTGAGAATTTGACTTGATGATATCAAGGAGAACATCGCGAAGTCTCGTGTATTCAGAATTTGCATTGGAGTGGTTGATGAGAGGAATTACCCTGGTACCATCTACCTTATTCTCTTCTGCACGCTTCCTCGCTTTGATGTAATCCTTAATGATCGCCCTTGAACGATCTTTCTGAATGGTATTTAGATGAACAAGAACCCAGGCATTCAGATTCTCCTGCAGCTCCTTCTGATTATCCGTAAACTTTGCCGACTTATTCGTCTGCTTACGGAGTAGATACTGAAGGCAGAATTCATCCAAGAAACACTTCTTCTTGAACTTATCATTCTTATCCATACTGAAAATTGCCTGAAGGTAGGAAGGTACATCGACCACATCTTCTGCGGCAATTTCAAACATGGTATTGATCATCTTACGATGCCAATAATTTGTCTTCCATGTGAACACATTCAGTGTTGGAACTGCACATGCCATCTGGAATGCTGCGGATGCCGAAAGCCCATGCTTCATGTATTTCCGGATCGGCTTTCGAAGAATCTTTTCACAGAACTTCATCAGCATATCAACGTCGAGATGCTCTGCTTCCTTCTTTTCTGCATCCGTAAGATCCTTCTTCTGGTAATACAGGATGGTTGCCGTAATCATCCCAGGAAGATGAAGAATCCATTTATATTCCTTCGGTTCTTTCTTATAGACGGAAATCATCCCATCCATCAGTTCCTGATTCCGGATGACCTCATCTACTCTCTCTTTGAGCTTATCAATCTTCTTCGATTCGTGCATACCGCACTGAACCAGAATCTTGACCGCTTTATCGAGAGCTTCGAGCTGTGCAGAAGCATACTCCTTGTTGAACTCCTTTACAGCATTTTTCTTTTCCTTCTTGGAGAATTCCTTCCCTTTCATCTTGTAAGGGAGATCATTCTTCTTGGCGAATTTCTTTTTCGCCATTCCAAGCTGTTTTACATTGTCTGGGATATCGATTTTCTTTTTCTTTTTGCCCACGACTATTCCCTCCTATTTGATGCGAGCGCAAAATTATTATCTCATTACGTGAAGAATATATAACTTTTTTATTTATTCCTCAGGAGATAAAATCACTCACTAAACCCGCAGGGAACAATAATATTGTTCAGGCAAAATTGTCCATACTTTGTGAGGATATGATATGACACATTTGTGTCCGTCATAGCAAAGTCTGTCTTAAAATTGTAGATAGCAAAACCATTTTCATCAGTATCGCTGTCTACATATTGAACGCGACCATACTCCTCTCCTGTATATTCCGATGATTTGAATAAGTTGGAATCATACTTGCTGTCTCCATGGAACCCCATCTTCCGTTCTTTATCCCATGCATAGAAATATGTATCTTCACAATACCGCATATGGGAACGCGAGCCGACCCCAACCGTTTGCCACCGAATGGGGGATTCATGGATCACTCGTTCCATGGATTGGAGATGTGTCCATCCGAGATATGATTGAATGTAAACTTTACCTACAGTATTCATCAAATCAACGGTTTCTACATTTCCTTCTTTTGTGTATTTTCCCGAGGTAATCAGTTTGGAAAACCAATTACTGATTGGCTGATTGATTAACGTAGCATCAATCAGCTCCCCCGATACACTGTTATCCAGGACAGCAATGATATCTTCTCCGTAGAATGGATTCTTTATCATCATATTCTCCTCATCTTAACTGAAATGCTTCTTCCTCGGAAAGAATCTGAGTGCCATATGATTTTGCTTTCTCAATCTTTGCAGAAGATGCATTCTTATTTTTTACGACAAGATACTTTGTATTCTTCGTTAATGAATTGGAAATCTCCCAGCCATTCTTTTCCAACATCTCCATCAATTCTGCTGGACGGAATCCGGAGAATACAACAATACCTTTTGCTGCGTTTCCGTTGGTCGGAATCAATGTCACTTCTTTGAGCAGCTTCAACAATTCCTTCCGATTTCTCTCTTCCCCAAAATAATCAAGCAATAGATTTGCTTTGATCTCTCCAAGACCATCGGTTTGAACAATCAGCGGTTTCAATTTTCTCCACTGCTTATTCTTAATCATTTCAATGAATGTATCCGAATCCATCTTCTTGAATAACATTGTAAATGTTTTCGTTGATAGACCCGTAATTCCGAGCGCACCGAAGAAGATATCATCTCTCAGTTTTCGCTTCGATTCAATCTCTGAAATGATTTTATTTGCTCGCATCACTCCAAATCCATACAGGGACGATAAATATACTTTCTTCTTATGGAGTTTATAGAGGGAACGAATTCCATCCTCCAATAGAAGACTATCATGCAACTGTTTGATGATTTGAAGACCAATGTTCTGAATTCTCACCTGTTCACAATAGTTCAGGATTCTCCCCAAAACCCTAGACTTGCAATCTGGATTCTTGCATTGAACCATCGTTTGTGATAGATCCAATTTTTCTCCACAGCTTGGACACTTTTTGATGAACTCAATTTTGTATCCTTTGGAATTCTGCTTTGGTTTTGTGAGATAAGGAATAATATCATACGATATATTCACAATATCCCCTTTGTGCAGATCCAATTCTTCGAATCGATCCCGATTTGATAAAGCGGCTCTCTTAACGATATTACCCTTTAACATCACAGGATTAAATATTGCGACGGGAGAAATGAATCCAAATGGAGATGTTTCAAATTCGACTGCAATAATTTTTGTCTGAGCAACCTCCTCTGTGAATTTATATGCAACCTCAAAGTTATTGATATCACTCCTCCGTCCAAGAATCTCCTTGAGATCTTCATCAACAAGCGTAATGACAACACCATCAGTTCGAAAATGATGACCATTCTTCTCCCAATACCGATGTATTGCTGCATATGCGCGAATTGCATCACGATCTGAAAGTTTACATAACTTGACCGGCAACATATCATGAATATGCTCCACTTTCTGACCCGGAGATATGGAACGCAATGGAATTGGAACTAAATAATCTGACTTGAAATCGACTTCGTTCGAATTCAATGTCGATATAACAATTTGGCGAGAGTTTTGATATGGATGTTCCCGATAGAAGGTATTGATTTTACTCATACTTTCTTCCGGAATCATCACTTCGAATTTGACTCCACAATCCTCTTTTGCAAAGACATCGTTAAAGATGCGCATTATATGCGATACATCTGATGCCAGATTATTTTTTGTATTACCGCGTGTTAGCCACAATGCTTTTCCACCCTTTACTTCGAGAATGACGGATACTCCATCAAACTTTGGCTGCAATGCGACCATGCATTCATTCAAATCGATGGATTTTCCTGTCTTACTCTTATAAAGAGCTTCTGTGCGTTTGATCCATTCATCCAGTGATTTTCTGGACTTGTTTTTCCGTTCCTCATCTTCCGTTAGATGATAAACCTTATCCAGAGTTCCGCGCAACATCGTGAATGAGTGGTGCACTTTATTGGCATCATTAATTTCAACCGTTCCAGTCAAACGAGGAATCCCCATATTCACAAGCATTTCTTGTAAAATATCATAATCCTCGTCCGATATTGGGGAGCCAATATCTGAGTTGTAGAGAATCTGTAGAATCTGCACAATTGATTGCAGCTGCATCAACTCATTATCATTCAGCGGTTCTTTTGTAATCGCATCATGATGAATGAAATAGTTGATGATCTTTCTGTATTCTTTATCTTCTAGGAAAGACTTCACGTTCAAGAGCTGAATACTCTTGCTCGGCGAACTCGATAAATCCTCTAGCATCTTCTGAAATGTCATTCTTTTCACCTCCTGCTGATGGAAATGCTATCAATGGTCGATCCTCCAATAAATTGGTTGTATCAACCACAACACTCATCACTGATTGCATTACCATTTTGCAATATGAATCGATCGCCTCATGGAATTGTGATAATATATCCGCTTTTACTCGTAGAGACATATCTGATATGATCAATTTCAATTGGGTATCTCGTCTTAGATTCGTTCCTCTCGGATACAACTTCATTGCTTTCCATCTTGAATGGAACCGATGCGATCGCATAACATTTCCTCCTCCTCTGTAATAAATACATGCATCCTATTATACTCCATAATACTTCTCATATTTCTATAGCGAACTCTAAGATGTATTTTTCTTGCCGGAAACGTGTAATTTTCAGACAATGATATTATCCCATCCATACGATCGCATAAACGTTTACATTGCATGACTGAACGAATCATCATTCGGATTCTCAGATTCATAGTTTTACCTCCACGAATGTATGATAATTCTTCTTCTTTGTATTACAAATCATAGGACAAGAACGTGCCATTTGCATTGCAAATTTCTTAAAACGCAAATATTGTTTCATACGGTTCTTTGTCTGGATATCACAGTTTCCATACTTATCAACGAACTCGATGATTGACTGAATTCTCTCATCTGATGAACAACTATGGCGTTTTATACTCCTCCACATCATTCGAAGTCGAATATTCATTATTATCCTCCTCTAGAGTTTTTGAAGAATTTTTATATTCATATCACGAATACGTCTGTTCATTTGTTGATATGATACCTTCCATTCATATTCATAGATTCGTTTCATAAGATCGATGCGAACGAATGGATCCCAATACCATTGAAGTGTTCGCAATTTCATCTGCTTCCGCGTATTCATTAGAATATCCTCCAAGGAGATCGTTCAATGATAATTGACTTCTCGTCTCTTGGTTCAATTAAACTTTTACATGAGCCATCCAAAATTCTACTGATAATTCTATTCTGAAAGGGATAAAATTTTACCGGTTTTTCTTTATAACGAACTTCAGCTCGAATGATCTTATTCATACTCCTATTCATCATACAGAATAACATTGTATCCAGATTTTTTGATTTATGAATCATCATTGCAGCTTTTATGGTATTGATCCTACGTTCATTCATAATGAACTCCTTTCAACTCGCAATCAAATAATCGGGCGATATATACCATGAAACCTTACGACATATTAGAGCGTTACGCCGATTACGTATTTCTAAATATAACATATTTTTATAGTTATACTTGCTCCTACATATTGCATTTCGCGCACGTTTCATGTTTATTTTTCGAAGATGCATTCATATCTCCTTCATAAGTAGAATATATACGTGGGGAGAATTCTCCCCACGTATAACAATCAATCATTTTCAATGTAGATTTTATAACTCTTCTTCACAGTGAACTCAATCCGATCTCCTTCATCGTTTTCAACAACAAATCGTTTTGGTCGTTCACTTGCATTCTTCAATCGATACCAATAATTTCGAAATCGATTACTTTCCAATTCATTGGTTGTCTGCACAAGATCCAATTTTTGGAAGTCCTCTTTCGATTTTGGTTGATTGACTTCTTGGTAGATTTCTGTCTGGGGTTGTCGATACTCCACGCCTTTGTCCATTGCAAGCATGCTGAATCCAAAGCTTGCCAATGAAACAATCCCGATGACAATCCATTCCATCACAATTCCTCCTTAGAGCAATTTTACCTTGACGATTGAATTTGAAACAGCATCTCGCTCTGTGAGCTTTTTTGGTTCCGAACTCATTGTTTCTTCTCGCAGATGTTCGAGTTCAATGGTTTCACTCTTCCCATCCTGATAGAAGACTTGAACTTTATCCGTCCGATTACAACCGATGATAGAAATCAATTCATCTCGATTGTTGATATTGATGAGTCGAACCATCTTCTCCTGTTTTGAGTTCCGAGCAGGGAGATAGTCAATAATGTTCAATCGACCTTTCCCCTTTGCCGTCATGTAGAAGAGATATTGATTCTCCTTCGGATTGATGGAATAGCATCCAACAATTTTATCGTCTTTTGGAAGTTTGAATCCAAGCCATCCTTTGGAAAGAGTTGATGTAATCCGAAGATCGTTTGGATCAATTCGTTGCCCCATCCCTTCTTTTGTATACACCAAGATATCCCTAACGGATTTTGGTTTTACGATGATGGACCCGAGGAGTTTATCCCCATTCTCCAAACCAATGCATGGTCGTTTCGATGGAGTCATCTGATTGATCATAACTTTCTTGATCATACCTTGCTCCGAAATTAGTACACATGATAGTTTGGATTCAAATGAGAATGGAATCATCGCAACGATCTTCCCAAGAGGTTGTTTCAGATACCGATGGATCGATGTTTCTTCATCGATCGGTAATTCTTTGACACGAATGAATGAGAATAATCCATTCTCATCCACAATGATGAACGAGTCATCGTTTCCAACCTGAACGGCAAATCCGGAAGAATCCGTTGGCACTGGTTCAATGTCTTCCACATCTGAACACGCCTGCCGAATAATTTTTCCATCCGAAGATAGGTTAAGAATACAATGCCCATCAATTTCATTATCAAAGGATAACTCTTGAGGAACGATATTGGAACGTCGAGGAACTCCATACTTCTTCATACCTTCTCGGAGCTGGGAGATGATAACGCTATCGATTCCTTTTGGGTTCTTCAGAATATCGTCAACAATATCCAACTCTTTGATGAGCTCTTCTTGACGATCCAGACACTTTTTGTATTCATCTTTACTCAGATGATACATGCGCATTTCTGCAAGTGTCTTTGCCTGAATCGAATCCATATGAATTTCTGAATTCCGATATTCTTCAATCAAGCGCTGTTCAATCTCCTGTTTGTTGTTTGAGTCCTTGAAAATCTTAATTGTTCGATCAAGATTTTCTGGACGCATCAAGAAGATTTTCACATCATTTGTTCGCTGCTCTCCCTGTAACACCGTGCGTCGGTAATTGATCACAACGCGCTGCTGTTCACGCCGGTACTTGATCCATTCAAGAAGTAACTCTTTCAATGTCAGTTCATGAATTCGATATTCATTTGAAATATTCAAATTCATCGGATATGCCTTTTCCAATCCTCCAACATTCTTGATGAGTTTCTTGATAAATTTATATGGATTTGCATCATTTCGGAGCTGCAACCGGATGTTGATATTTTCTGTTGAAAGATCTTCCATGTCGACCAACTCAGGGAATTCATTCCCATTTGTTTTGACTTCAGCAATACGCGCTACAACAGAATCTCCTTCAACTCCATACGGGAGTGCGATAATTGATACAATATTATTTGTTGCATCAATATCAAACTTACAACGCATCTTATAGAAACCAATTGAATTGTTTGTAAGCTTATAGAAATCTCCCTGAATGATATCACAACCCGATGGACTATCCGGAATAAGAATAATATTCGCTTCCGGGTTATGAATCAATTCGATTGTTGCATCAACAACTTCTTTGAAACACATGGATGGAATGTTACACGCGAGTCCATATCCGATACCAAGTGTCCCGTTCAGCAGAATATTTGGATACTTGCTTGGAAGAGAAACTGGTTCAAGGGTATCTTCGTCCGCACCCATAATCATATCAACGACAGAATCTTCAAAATCGGCAAAGAAACAATCATATGCATAATTTGAAAGTTTCCCATAGATATATCGATCTGCTCCAGGCTTCTCGCCGGAAACCGATCCAAGCGATCCTTGAATATCTACGAGAGGAATTGAGTTTTTCCAAGGTTGAGCCGAACCAACGACCGCATCCGATATTGCTGTTGTAGAATGATGGTGAAGTCTTGCCGCAGTATCACCGCTGATGGCCGCCATTTTTCTAAACTGTCTTCCTTTATCCTTATTCATAAGATACATAATGTACAGCGCACGGCGCAAGACGGGTTTAAGCCCATCACAGAAGTCCGGGGTTATTCTAGCGATATTAATATTCACTCCATGAATCTTATCATACTGCATGCACAATTCCGCAATGTTATGGTCGATGAATTTCTCATTCTCAAACATCAATATTCCTCCTAAATTAATTCAACTATCATTATAGTTATAATATATAAAGTTTATAAAAGAATAGAGAGGGGAACATTCCCCTCTCTATTATATATTTATCTGTGGATCACATATCCATTCCCATGACTCAGGTGTTCCAGATACGTTTTGTAATTCTTCCCGTTGATCTGATTGAATGTACGTTCCATTTCAACAATCGTCGCTTCACGAACTGCAGTTCCAATCTGCTGATCTTGCGTAAGATTAGAACGCCCAAGGATCTTATCGAGAAGACGACGAATCCAACTCTTCTTTACTTCATCGGGAAGCTCCTTCTGAAGGAGTTCGAGAGCATGCTCTTCATTCCCCTCATTGAACGCAAATGCCGTAATATGCAGCATTTTACCTGGCTGGAGATTTGTCCAATGTGCGGCTCGGATACCATACTTCGTCGAAACATCTTCATTGAACTTTGCACATACCGCATTGAGATATTTCGAAAGTAGATATTCCGTATCTCGATCATTTTGTGCATGACCAATCATTGAGATCAGATCAACGATGATGCGTGGATATCCATCTTTATAAAGAAGCGTATATCCGCCATTTTCGCGAATGCTACGTAGACCGATCGCAACTCCGGTGACAATTGGATTATACTCCGTCTTATTCGCATCGAATACATGTACCATCGTCGAACCAAATACATTCCGAATTGCTTTGAATGTTTCTGCGAGTTCTCCACCAATCTCGCTGGTTGGGAACATAAGCAATCCGTCATCGCCCTTATAGATTTTTCCGGGATCAATTAATGACATAACGGATGAATCTTCCTTAGCCGCGTCAATATCATCAAGTGCTGCGGGAGGCATCCCAAGAGGAACTCGATCCATGCTGCCAGGAATATTTGCAGGGTTTTCTCCATTGAAATTATTCTTTTCCCCAACTGCTTCCGTGATCAATTTCTGACGGGCAAGATAGTTGACAGCATTAACAACAACTGATTCAAGTGCAGGATCTTCAGTAGATGAATCTTCATCCGAATTGAATTCCATATCACCAGATTCCTTCTTATCATCGATGAGTGATGATACATCAGAAACAATCTTGTCAATGGTCTTCTTTTTGAGTGCATCCATGAATGCTTCATATTCGGAATCATTCTTGATTTCAAGAAGTTGTGAATCCACCTTATCTTCATTGGGATCGACGGCAGTAAGCGGAAGACCCTTTTCTTCCCTATCTCTAAGATCCTCCATTGCATCTTCTTGATACTGGCGACCAATTTCATTAAGAGAACGAATGACAAATTCAAGGAGAGGTGCATGAGTCTGATCATATGCAGATTTAAAATACTGCATTGGCGTCATATTCTTTTTATCAAGCATATTTCCAACATCATCTGAAATCATTTCAGGATTGCAATCCTTGTACTGATCATCGAGTGGGAGCGTGTGATGATAAATATCAACGATGATGCGCTTTGCACAGTTATCGACCAGATTATCACGCTTTGCCACCATATTGTTGCGCCATACTTCTTTGGAACGATTCTGAATCTCGGTATCCTGTGCCTTTGGATCCATCTGAGATTTTAGGTCATTATAAAAATCTACCAAATTTTCCATTATAACTCCTACTTTCTTCAATAGATAGAACTGTTGGTTTCATGATGTACGCAACTATAACATGCATACGATAAGATTCTTACATTAAGGGAGATGTTTGACTTGAAGGAAGATTTTCATCATTTAGGGTCGATTAAAATCCTGCCAAAAGGATTGGATCTGGATAATAATTACGAAACAGCGGAACGGCATTATCGTCACATGAATATTACATGGGAACAATATAAATCGATTCCTATAAAATCGCCTGATGTCGTATATCATATCATCGATCGAGGGAAATATGTATTAGGGAACAATGAGATTCCAAAACCAAATGCAAAATATCCAACCGTCGCAATCGCGGGACCGGATGAGAGAAATAATTATACGTTGTTGGATCTGACTGATTGTCATATTATTCCATTGATGAAATTTGACAATCCTGTAGATGCAATGCATATGATGCAACTATATAATACACGGAAAAAAGAATCGAAACGCCATCAGCGGATTCGAGATATTGTGGAATCCATTGCACAAGACAAAGGCGAAAATATACATAAACTGATTATCGGCATCATTGCAATCGAATATCGAGATGCACTGGAATTGCAAAAATTTTATGAAGTTATTTCAGACTTCAACGTTGCAATGAAAATAAATGAAAATAACGGGATTTTGTATGTTCGAAAGCTTATTGATTATCTGATGATGATCCATTCTAAACAGGTTGGTCGCCTTCAGATAATTGTAGGAAACTATATCGCGATTGCCGAGGCTGTTCTAGAAATGCTTCGAATTATTAAACGTTTCCAAGAATCGGATCCTCGATACATTGCTGCTATTGTATCCTATACAAATAACATCAATCAGATAATCAATAAGACATTGATTATATATTCTTTATGTAATGAGATGTTAATCTATACATAAAGGAGAAGATAACAATGATCAATGGAAGAGAGTTTATCAGCGATGTTGATGCCCTTCGCAAGTGGGTAAATTCCCATATTGCAAAGTACACGCGTGGACAGATGAGTCCGGAGCAGATTCAGGACTTCAAAGTCCTGTTCAACCTGGAGGTGCTTCATCACCTCATCGGGCTGCAGGTCGACGAGAACGACAACGGGGAACTTTCCATTGCACTTCCGTATATCGGCGGCATTGCAGGCGACGAGACCCGTGCGAAACTCATGGAGATGATCAAGGATGTGGATTCTGTCATCTTCACGCCGTACTGCGAGCAGTGCGAGTACGTGTACAAGAACATCATTCCCAATGAGTACAGGGGTACCGAGGAGGATGTTTCGAAGTACATGCTCCACATGCTTACGGCAGAGGATTTCAACACGATGTACGACAAGGCGAAGATGCGGCGCAATCGGAAGCGTCTCATTGTTGGCGGTGTCGGTATCGGAGTAGTCGGAGCCGCAGCAGGCGGCTACATCCTCTTCAAGAAGTATTTCGGCTAAGAAAATGGGAGGGGGAATGTTCCCCCTCCTTTATTTTTTATCCTTCGTAGCCATCTGGATATGGGATCTTGTTTTTTGTACGATCGGAAGGGACTTTATTCATTGCCATTTTATATAGCTTTAGAAGTTCTTTCTTGAAGCTGACAAGATAAAGTCTTGTATGTGGGACGATGTATTTATTTGATCCAGTATCAAGTAGTTCAATATACCAATCCACAAGATCAAGTCTTGATACAATATATCCGACGATAAGATTTTTATCAATGTCATCTTTGATGGATTCAATTTCAATCTGGATGTAGGGAATGATGGATCTCGGAATCTTTTTAAGTTTCTTCATCCCAGAGGATTCCCTCCAATATCGATCGCGATCATTGAGAACTTCAAGATCCCATTGATTTCGTGCATATTCCAAATGGAGGAGTTCCATTGATTCATTATAGGATCCATTAGCAAAACTCTCAATGGATTCGTTGAATGATTTTTCGTCCTTCTTATTGAGTCCAATCAATGATTTCACATCATTCAAAATTTTATCTTTATCCTTTAGAGGATTGATGTATCGTTTTGCAATCGATTGAAAAAAGTTATTGATGCTTTTAATAACATCAGATGAAATCGTTAATGTGGATGGATCATTGAGTTTCACATTCTTAATGTTGAACACCGATTCCATTGGTGTCGCAAAAATTTTATAGAACGATTGGTTTTCCCGAATGAATTTTTTCATATTCGGTGGAATTCGTGTTGCTCGATACATCAATTTGTTTGTAATCGTAGATGCTCCCTTATCATAATATTGCACCGTTCGTTTGAGGAATCGTACAATATCCTCAGGAGATTTTGCATCTTCAAAGATTGATTTTGAAATACGAATCTTAATCGATGGATCCTTATGAAGAAATCCTTTGATCTGTTCCGTTCCTTCAACAAAACGAGAAATGAATGTTTGATCCAATTTTGGAATCATATAAGAAACCATATTTTCTTTATCATTCGTTAATTCAAATTTAACCTTTTGAAATCCAGGAGCCCATTTCTGTAAAAGATCCTTGCTGATAATTTCAGAAAATTCTCTCATCTGAACATCTTTGATTTCATTGGATTTTTCAACAATACCCTTTGCGATCTCCATTAGATTTTTTAGAGCATTCTTATTTGTAGGAGGAGCGGTTGATGATGAGGCTTCTGTTACTGGAAGATTCTTAGTATAGTTCCATCCCATGATCGAAGTTTTGAAACTCTCTAATGATAGATAGAGGTTAATCTTATTCTTCGGAAGATTATCTGCAGGAAAGCAAAGATACATTCCCCTATCTTTGAGGTAAATATCCGTATGTGCAACAAGTTCATTTAGAAATGTAATTGTATCATCGAATGACGCATCTGATGTATCACATGTTCCTACACAAATCTTACATGTTGCATCATCATATACAAATCCTTCCGTGAATAATGTAAACTGACTTCCAATTGCAACATACTTATTCATACTCTTTAGTCGATTGAATTCTTTCCGAATATTTTCAATCGCATCATAGATGTAATCCTGAAGTACAGGAGGGATTCCCTGAATCATTAAACTCGATGATTCTGGATCCCTTTCATCTTTATCAATATCCACGGATATGATATTATCGTTTGTATCCATTGATATCCACCTTTCATACATCGATATCGATGACCTTAAATTCCAAACATTCTTTTCGTAAAATCGCGGCTCGCTTATTTGCCCATCTTCGCAGCTGAGGAATGTCTGCATCGACCATGTCATACATATATGTTGGTCTCCCATCATCCCGAACGCGACAGCGTCCTCGGATCTGTGATGTCAAAATCCATGAACTATACTGCGCTGCAACAATCAACCGAGAGAGATCTTTATAATCGAATCCAGTCCCTGCGGATTGTGGTGTGGATATTAAACAATTGCAAGTTTTTTTATTATTTTCATTTTCAGCAAATGAATTATAAGAATGGATTGTTCCAATGGTTAAATCGGGATACATTTCACTCATAATGGATTTGAACATCTCGGTAGATGCAATGCTTGGCATTAGGATCAGCGTTTTTCCATAATCACATTCTTTGAATGCGCGTCGAATGATTTTAATCAGCTGCTTCATAAATGGTGTAATGGTTCCATCTTCAGGAAAGATAAGTTTAGAGTAGGTTGCGATTCCAATCCCAATGCGAGTCCACTTATCCGATCTCTCAGAATATCTCCATTTATTTGTAACCTTCTGTAATTCCTCTTTCGTTAGATGAGAATGCCCCCAAAACATTTTACATATCGTATGAGGCTTCATTCCATAAATGTTTCCGGGTTTCCGATTCCAGAATGTTGGTTTCTTTTCCTGTTCGCGGAAAATATTAATATCTCCAAACATTTCTTGATAGAGATTATTTTCCGCTTCACCAGAACGGCCAAATGTCCCTGTAAGATATAAGTTATTTGGGATATTACAACATCCATCAATATTGATAATATTTTGGAACCACATCTGAACTTCATCAATTACCTTAAATCCAAATCTACAATTTTGAAGAACTTCTTCCATATCATATCGATTATTTAATGATGCCAGTGTTGGGTGAATGGTAACAACAAACCATGCATCTTTAGCATTATGGATAAAATCTTCTGGGCGTCGGGCAATTAATACTTTAGATGGATCAACTTTGAACATTCCGGTTAGAGTATCCGCCCACTGTTGTCGAATCGACGAGGTTGGGGCGATAATCAATGTTTTTAATCTCGCAGCGATTGCGCAATAACACGCCATGAACGTATTATGTGTAACAATGAATTGTTCCGTAAGATAAAGTTTATCATAAGCATCGACAGATATGCATTGCGTTTCAGCTCGCTTTACAAGTTTAATATCCTTAATGATTAGATATCTAAATGGTTGCTGGCGATCTTTAATCAATGCAGCATTTTTTGCAATAGATAGCTTTCTTGGATGTGTGAACAATTTCTGCTTAAACCAATGGGGAACCCTTATAGTCAACGGTGCATGGAAACCCATAACATATTTATCTTCTCTTTTGTCTGGAGATCCTACCGTTGCTGAATAGCCAAATCCCCAAACCAATTCCTGTATCTGTTCTAATAATTTTTTTGAACACGATGAATATGAAACATTATATCGGATCCCATCGTGATTGCATATTGATCCATCCGTATCCATCAATCCGCGCATCAATTCGATGCGTGTCTGATAATCATTGATCATGTATTCCATTGGAATTTTCTTATCTCTGGAATAACAGCCAATCATTTCAGGAATATCTTTAAAGAAATCGGCAGTTTTTATAGGAGTCTGATGTTCATCATAAAAGCGATAACTATACCCACTTTCATTTCTCTTTACAGTAAATCCGCATAAATAGGCAATCTTATTGGGTACAAAATTATCTCCAGATGATATACATAATTCGGAATCGGTACAGCATCCATTTCCAATAAATGCACCTAATACATATGGGTGAATGGGAACATCCCGATGTGGATATTCGACTGGGGAAGATAATAACTGGATTCGATAACGGAAATGCCAAGGATTTCGCTTTGATCCAGTTTGGATATTATCACGTTCAATATGCGGCATAAAGAATTTATAATCTTCTAGCATCGCTTCCGTCGACATCGTTCGCGGTTTTTCAGACCAAGGAACAGTAACCGTCCATAAGTGACTACCATCACATAGGGCATATCGACCATCATTAAATGTTATGCGATAAACATCCTTGATCCCTTGCGGATAAACCCCAGTCACATTAACAGGAGATCCATTTGATCCAAAAATTTGATCGCCAACTTTAATGTCACCCATTCGAATGAATCCCTGGGAATTTGGCGCCGGTAGTTTTGTATCGAGCGTGATGCCTTTGCCGCAGCCCGGTTGTAAAATACCTGCGATCTTTAACTGTTTTGAAATCTTATCCAATGCATATGAAATAAAATCTTCTTGTAGTTGATTTCTAGGTTTCATTGGGTGTTCAATAATTGGAATTCGATCATAATCCCAATACTCATTCGATTGATCAATGATTCGATGTTTCGGGAATAATTTCCCAATCGATTTCGCCATTCCGGTCGGTAAACAAATACGACGTTTTTCCTCATTTAAATAGATAAATACATTATCCATTGTAGAAGATAAATTTTCAATGTATCGCCGTTCATTATCTGTATAATCATCGAAGATCAATCGTGTCTTTTGTTTTACGATATCCTCCACATAATCACTTCCTCTAACAATTTCATTATAAAGTCGTAGAAGGCTTAATTGAAATGTGAAAATCGATATCATCATAATTTATAAATAAGGAGGGGAATATTCCCCTCCTTATTATTTAACTTTTATTTGGATGGATTTGCACCAGCACGATTGTTATATACAAATTGAATGTATCGATATTGATTCATAATGGCATCGATGATAATTGGTCCGGTTGGAATTACAATGGATGTGACTGCTTTATTTGCAGCGTTGAGCATATTCTGATACTCGTTGATCTTACTCATATCCTTCTCACCGGAAAGCTTTGTTTTAATTGTTGAAATACTATTGATTAGATTTCCAGAAATCTGTTCAATTCGATTCACAATATCATCCAGGCTCGTAATGTTATTTACCCAAATCGGAACCGACTGTGCAACCATATCTGCGGAGTATACTTGTGGCTTTGGATCCGAACCATCATCATTGTACAGAATATAATTTTTGTACTTCTGTGGAGCATTTGCAGAATCACTACCATTAAACCAATCATACACTTTCTTATCACCATAGAAAGCAACTAGCTGCTCTTGATATTTTGCAAATGTATCGGTTGGAGCAATTGCCATCATTGCACGATTGGTGAAATTGAATTTGATTGGATTACGATAGACCACCCATTCTGGCATTGTAACACCATCAGCAAGTTTAATCGTTTGGAGATCAGCTTTGTGATCTTCAACCCATTTAATTGCTGCAGCAACACCCTGCTTCTTGATAAAATCACCAATGCGCTGTGCCATTCCTTTAATTAGGGAAATGATCTTATCGAGAATATTTGAAAGCGTTTTCTTTGTTGCATTCACCATGTTGTCATTGTTGTTTGAAGAATTCTGTTGTGTTGTAGAAGATGAACTTTGCTGATTGTTCGTTCCTTCCATATCACTAAGATCATTCTTCTGATCTCCATCTTCCTTAAATAGAATGGAATCCTTAAACGCATCTAGTGTTGCAAGATACTCACTCCGAAGCGATTCCTGAATGTAAAATGGCATTGCATAACATTCCGTAATCACATCATTTACGAATGGATACTGCATCTTCTTCCATGATTGCTCTTTTGGTTCTGTCGTGATGAAGTCCGAAATATTCAGACTGTATGGCGCATCTTCATTTGCATAGATATCGTTGAGTTGCTCTTCAATTAGACTAAACTTTTTCCAAATCGCTTCACGAATTGGACGGAATGTATTACTGATGACACCAAGCATCCGTACTTCATCAAATGCGCCAGATTGTGTAATCGGTCCACGATCAAATGAAATTGCAAAACTATCATCAGCGGATCGATCTCCAGGAAGAGTCATTGCGAATAGATATAGATCCAGGGCAAGATTTTTAATTGATTCGATCGGTTGATCGCAAGGTGCACTCATAATGATATTACAAATTTCATCGGCAGGCGAAATAAATGTATTTCCATCCGTTGAAATTGTTCGCAATTGCATAATTGCTTTTAATTCATCAATAAACGCTGTATTGAGGGGATCGATAAAGCAGCGATTGATAAATGGGTGACCCTGTCCACCGTTACAGTATGCATAGCAATATTTATTGATCAGCTGATAGAGTGTATTTTTACTCAGCTCTTTTCCGAGATGACGGTTACTCCACTCAGCTGTCGTCACTTTTTCAATTCGATCGGCGATACCAAGTCGATACATAAATTCTTTCAATGTTGTAAAGAATGGATTCATATCCCCATTCAACCAATCCATATCTGTCTTCTTTGCAAATACAGAAAGTCCTCTGAAATTGGAAGAGAAATCGTTTACGGTTGATTCTGTAACGGGTGCTTCGGAATCAAATCCGCGAACATATTCACCGAGCATCCAGTTCTGCATCATATACATACGAATTGCTGTTCCAACATACCCTTCATGGAAGATACAGGAGAGTTTCGTAAATGTATACATATCCTCAACGAGTAATGTATCCTTGCATGCTCGAACGGATGCATCGAGTGCCTTTAGAATAACCCCAACAATTGAAGTATCCGTCATTAGATTTCCACGAATGGATGCAAAATAGGAAACATCGAGTGTCTCTGCAGGATGTACACTCTTAATTCCCATTTCAAAAATTTGCCAAATTTCTGACATATTGTAAACATTGAAATATTTCTGTAATGCGAAACTCAATGTTCTACGAATGTCAGAATCTTCATTCTTTGATTTCAAGATATCGTTTGTTGCAAGAACAATCGATGCATAATCAAACTTTGGGAACAGGAATGACTGGATATCACGGAATGACAATACTTCCTGCCCAGCAACTGGTGTTGGGAGTGAACGTGCTTTATTTACAGCCATTCGTCCATAGTCCGCATATTTTGAGAGTGTATCCGAAATCTCTCTTCGTGTATTTGATGACATCCAATCGGCCGTACGGATTTTTCCTTTTAAACTAGAGAGCTTGGGCGACTGTTGCCAGTCTATCTGGGTTTTATTCAGTGATGTAACTTCAACATCTCTCGATAATTTTACAGAAATATCCGCAATAGCAAGTCCAACGGATTCGATATCATCTTTGAATTCAATCAAATCAATATAATCGTTCATTTATCGAACACTCCTTCTTAATAAATCAGCAAGTATCTTTTTCGTAAGGATATTAAAAAGGTGGTTTCGAAATGGCTAAAAAATACAGATGCGCATTTTGCGATTTTTCCGTCGTTCCAAATGGAATCAAAAAGGGAGTTAAGTCTTCTAAATATATTATGGGGGAACATTATGAGAAGATACATAAAGAATCTCTCCCGGAAGATATGGATGGGTTTCGATATTTCTACTATCTTCTAACCAAAAAAAAGCAAGGGTCTTGCATCATATGTAAAAATCCTACGGAATTCAATCGCGTTACAATGAAATACTCCCGCTTTTGCAACAATCCAAAGTGCAAAGAAACATACAAAAAAGAAGTTGATGGTCGTATGTTGAAAAAGTATGGGAAGGTAAACCTTCTCGATGATCCGGAACAACAGAAAAAGATGTTGGCAAGCCGGAAGATTTCTGGGAAATACAAATTCCGTGATGGTGTTGAATTTGAGTATACTGGTACATACGAACTCGATTTCTTAAAATACTTAGATCAAGTATTGAAATGGAAATCTTCTGACATTATGTCTCCTTCTCCACATCTATACTCGTATCATTATAATGAGAAAGACCATTTCTACATCCCGGATTTCTTTGTTCCAAGTTTAAATTTGGAAATTGAAATAAAATGGGATAGTAATGGAGTTCGGAATAAAGAATCGTGGGAGAAGGAACAGATCAAAGATGGTTTAATGAAATCCATGTCGAATCTGTTTAATTACATAAAAATCTATAATAAAGATTACACTGAATTCAATGAATTTTTGAAAAATGGAGATGAATAATTATGGGTGATCTTGATATGTCCATCCCTAATTACATAAACTTCACAGCACGCACAGATCTTACTCCAGATGAAATCAAAAGTCTGGAATCCATTCAGCAGATGCATCTGCCGATTGAACGTGTTGATCCGCTTCTGGAGTTTAAGTATGCAGGAAAAATTACAACCGATGAGTTTGAAACAATGACTGGTTTACCTTATTCTTTTACTGGCACATGAAAAGGTGAAGGGGATGAATCCCCTTCACTTTTTTATTGATATATTATATTATTAATATGGAGAATAATGTTATATGGAGGAATCGATTTATGAACTCGGATGAAGTATGGGCATCCATTCTGGATGCACAAGGAAGATCTCATGAAGATCCTCCTTATCGGAGACGGAGAAATTCAGATCAAAAACCATTTCGAGAATCTCATGATGATGAAGTTATCGATGTATTAACATCGGAAGAACTGGTGAAGTTACAACCAGATCGAGACGATGAAATCGTCGATATCGAACCATCCGAAATATATCGGCCGAAAAAGAAACGTCGGATTCACAAATATACTGAAAAGGAAATGGAGGAAATCCGAAAAGGATGTGAGACGACAATTGTCCATGATTATGGACCTCGTGATCGATATCATTATACGGATGAACAGTTAAAAGAGCAAGACATATTCTATGATATTCGTTCTCGACTGTCGATGGTAAAAACCATCTATCGGCGTGCGGATCAATTTGTTGAAGCGATGCGTACTGTTATGGATGCATGGAATATCCTTTCGGAAAAAGATTATCTCCATACCAAAGAGGAGTTCATGGAACTCGTTCATGAAGGGAGGATTTATTCAAAAGCAATTCCGCGCCCGAAACTAAAACGGATGAAAGATTACAATGTATTGCAAATCATCAACTATATTGCAAATCGTGATCTAAATCCGGCAGATTTATATACGGCGAAGAAAGAAGGGTATTTCGAACCGGACGAGGATTATGATGAGGAAGAAGAATTCAATCGCCTCGTTCCAGAAGAAGATCGTCCATATGTCAACGAAGAGCAATTCATTGAGATGCCTGTACGAAATGTTGATATGAAATACCTTCGCGGATATGAACCCATGGAAACATTTCATTCCAAGAAGAAAAAGAAGAGAAAGAAGAAAGGATATTATAAAGAACTCATCAAACGCGATGTCCATGAAGCTCTTCGAAAAATGGATGCGGCAGAAAATGCTTCCGATGGCGGAGGATATTGGTCGAGCGCATTCATGTCGGATTCAATATTCGATACCGATGAGAAAACATCCATCTTCGATCATATCCGTATGAAAGGAAGTTGGGCAAATGACGATGATGTATGGTTGTATGAACAACGCATGGAAGCAGCGATCCTTTCAGCACCTTCACAACGTCGTCGTTATCTGTCAAATGGGGACGAAAAATTAGAAGAGTTCTTCAATACATTGGAACGGAATGGAATGGACGTTCTGGAACTTCGACGAAATATTGGATTTGAAGAAACAGACAGTAAGATTGCAGAAAAACGAAAAGCGAAAGAGAATAAGAAGAAAGAAGCGAAGCTGTTGGCACGCATCGATAAAATGCAATCGGATGAAAAGTTCAAAGCATTCGTGAAGAAGTATAATAAAAACATTGAAAAACATATGAATGATTGAAAGTAGAAAGGGTGGACACCCACCCTTTCTTTTTTATGAATATAATTGAAATATTAATGCGGGGCTTTATTAACATCGAACCACGATTTGTAATTTGCCCACAACGCTTTCTTCAGTGCAGGATCTTTCTCAAGTGTTCCGCTCCTTAGAGCAACAAACCAGATATCGCTTGTACATCCAGACGTAACATCGTTCCAATGATTGCCCATAATACTTGCAGACTTCGAACTCTCGCCTCGATCGGAAAGGAATTGTGAAATTGCGTGATTATCCATATCATAAACATATCGATTCATGAGTGAACGCTGTTCAAGTTTTGTATGGGTTTCATCGAGATAGTGAGTTGTTATGTACAAATCCCTCATATCATTATCATTGTACTCGTGCAGTCGTGGCATAAGTTCTTTATCAACAACAACAATACTCGGCTGATACGGTTTGCGAACAAAGAATGTTGACCTCTTGAGACCAGTTAATTTTCCAATACTAAATGGCTTTCCTTCTGGAACTTCGAAGAATCGTGGATTATGACGAACATTCTGCCCAATAGCAAATCGAATATTATCCTCATAAATAATATTCACTTGCGTAAAGTCTTTTGAATATTCTTTTGTTTTCCGTTTCTCTTCTGCAACCGCCTGCTTGCGGGATTCGAGAATTCCAATGTCATACCAGGATAAAAATGTTTTATCCTTGATGATAAATGGAATCTTTGTAAGACGGAATGTTTCCTTACCAGGCTGATTTCCAACATATGCAATTTTCAAATGATCTTTGTCCGAAGGGTCAAATTCAGACCCAAGTTCTGGATTCGGAAATCCAAAGAAACGAACACTGCCATACCTTAAATATCCTTCGAGCGCACGACGCCTATCTTCTTCAGATTCGAGTTCATCTAGATTCTTTTCAAATTGCATCAATCCGGCGATTGCAACTCCAAATGGGCAATTCTTATAGTTAAAATATTTTACTTCGAATTGATTTACGGAAGTTGCATCCCAGTCTGGCATCTTCTCACAAATACCAGTGGTACAATTTTCAACGTAATCAATATTTTCCCCAACATACCCAGTATCTTTATTGATCTGGATATCTGACGTTGCACGCTCTACTCGATTATTTGGACGGATTCTTGTACGCTTCAACTTGGGATCATCATATGTCTCATATTTAAAACTTGATGTCGGAGCATAAAGTGAAAATTCCAATTTACCATCATGATGTATAACACGTGCATCTGTTTCAAAAAGGGTATCTTTATACAGAACAAGTTTCCCATTTTCAATATCCGGATTCAACATATTGTAAGTTCCAGAATTATTACAGTAAACAAAATCTTTATCTTGGCGATTATGGATGAAAGGAGGTTCATCAGCCGCTTCCATATCCAATTCTTCATTTGGCACTTTTCCTGGAGGATCACTTTGATTTGGCGGTTCTGGCGTGGGAGGAGTGAGCTCCATCTTCTCATAAATTTCTTGTGGAATTACCGGGGGTACTGGTTTACTGAAAATATTATTACACACTGGGATATAGTTTTTTCGATCAATATCCTCCATTTGATTCGTATCTGGGTTAAAATATCGAATCTTAAATGTCCCCGTCGCTAATAACCAACCAATCGTGTTCTGGTCTGCATAGAACGGAGTCCACCTCGGAAGGAATCCAATACGAGGATGATACCCCTTTCCTAACACTTGAATTTTTACCATCAATTACACCTCTTCATATTAAATAATAAACACACTTATAGCATGGTCGCTGGATACCATATAAATGCCAATTAATATCATAAAAATGATATATTATAAATTTAATCAGAATTCATAAACAAAGTGTTATCTTTAAAGGAGAGGATTTTACTATGTCGCTACCAATTGAAATCTATACCGATGGAAGTTCACTATCAAATCCGGGACCATCTGGATGGGCATATATTTGTCAATATACACCGACTGCAAAAGATGACGAAATGCCAATTCCAGTGAAGATTGAGAAGAGTCAAGGATATCGACTATCGACAAATAACCGAATGGAAATGATGGCGATCATTCATGGTGTGACGGAGGCCATAAAATGCATTGATACAAAATTATCCGATTCTAAGGCAATCATTACTTTTAGTGATTCGCAATATTGCATCAATGCAATATCCATGCGCTGGTTGGCAAATTGGCAGAAAAATAATTGGGTTACAAAAACTGGCGGTATGGTCAAAAATAAAGATCTCTGGGAAGAGATTATCGAAGTAATTAAAACAGCAGAAGAAAAAGGAATTGTACTCAATTGGAAATGGGTAAAAGGGCATGCCGATAACGACATGAACAATCGAGCTGATCAACTTGCTGTTGCCGCATCAAATAATGCGGCTGCATATCTTGTCGATGAGGAATATGAAAAAATGAAGAAGAAATGATGGAGGGATTCTCATGAGCAAATGGTTGACTTTATTTGCAGATAAGAGTCGACAAATCGTATTACGAAATCTAAAATATGATATGTACAAAGTCGAATTCAAAGATGATGGGACCATTTGTTTATATCCCAAAGTTACCAAAGAGCAGGAAAAGCCGAAACCTGCTGCAAAGCCATATATTCCACCAGAAGAACTGAATTTATATTCATAAAAAAGAAAGGGGAATGTTCCCCTTTCTTTTTTTATCCATAATAATATAGATCGTTACAGAAATTATCGAGTTACCGACCCGGCGATAGGAATCCATCCAGCATTTTGGTAACCATATCCGAATGATGAATCGTTCTTAGGACCCGCATTATATATGAACGCAACACGAGTTGCGGCGTTGAGATACAATACTTTATTGGTGATATCAATTTGCTCAATTTGTGCAGATGATGCATTCACCTTTGTATCGAAAAATTTCTGATCAGGATCTGGATCTTTCTGTGCAACATGGAGATACATTTGCGAAATTGCATTTGAATTTCCCGTAACAACACTATCTGGATTTCTCGAAATTGTATCAAAGTATGTATCCAAATTAAATTTGTAATAATTATTAAAATTATTCGTATCTGGGTTACTAAAGAGGAGTGCTTTGATATCACACGGACGTTCCAATCCCATAGGTCCTTGATCGACCCAATCTCCTAGGAATACCTGAACACCATCCTTGATGACCCAAGATGGATTTTGGGTATTGATAACGTAACGGAATAGATGAACATGAATTCCGGCAGTTGCATTTCCCCCATGCTCATAGAGTTTCAGGTTCGTACCATTCGGATTTCCAGCAGGGCCGCCGCGCCCTGAATTGATTCCACTGTATGCCGGATGCGCTGCTGTACTACGAACAACAACACGTCCGCCACTATCCGTCGGAGATGACGTATCAGACCATTCTGAAGTATTATCACTTCGGACAGATGGGGTGATATCGACATACGCATACAGGTTATTTTTAATCTGTGTTGCGTTTGTTTTAATGGTCGCCTTACAATTGATTGCCAATGTTGCACCAGAGCCGACAGAGGATGCATTTGTAAACGAAACACCAACACGATTCGTTGACGGATCTTGTTCATAGATTCTCGGAACATCCTTGATATGCTCCCCTGAAATAATTCCTCCATAAGAATTGACTCGATTTACTTTAAACTTGATGACATCATCGCAGAAAGTAAACCGCAGAATATCCCCGACGCGATAGGCTTTCCCAGCATCCACAACGTTAATGGAAATATCCTTGGAATGATAAACAATAGATACGCGGTTATATCTCCATTGGTACAATTTTGCTGTTGTATACTTATTTGTAGGATCTTGGTTCAATGTTGCAAATGGTTTTGGTTCTCGTTGATCCAAAATATTTTCCAATGATAATGGATTCAACGATTGCGCCATATAGGAATCCTTATAACCTTCACGATCATACCAAGAAGGACTCCAAACACCATCAAATAGATAATAATTATATGGTCTTTTTGCACCTGGAGTCTCTCGATTGGTCATCGGAGTTCTTAACTGACCGACCAGATCCACCTTTTTCAATTCTTCAATGGAACGGAAAATTGCGGGGAGATATCCTGGTTTATGATTTACTCCGGAATAGGTTCGATTGTATCCATATGATGAAATTACCGCATCGATACGATCTTGGAAACCGTATTGCTGATTGATGGAGAACTCTCCATCACCTTCCGCATATACCTGTTCCCCACTCAAACCGACGCGATAATTTTCAATGTATTCCCCATGGACATCCTTTGCAATTTCTGGGTATACAAACGTACGGTCATCTAGATTATCCACCAGATATCGATTTGAGTTCGTGAAGTTATTATCGGTATGATGATAATCGATGTCAGCAACGAAATCCAAATCATTTTCTAAATCCGTAAGATGGGTTGGAATATCCGCAACACGAGCAACAGTTCTTGGAGGAAGTTTTGTATCTTCCGAACGATTCAGATTGTTTACATAACGAGCATCGTCGTTGGAATATAGATATGCTCGACCATCATATGGATCAAACAACATTGCCGCAATGCGGTGATGTGATTTTGTATCAATATCCCCTTTGGTGATATAGCATCCTTCTTTTGAAGGAATTACCGCCATTGCTCCAATCTGTACACGATTGACTTGTTCATTTTTCGATGCATCGGACTGCGTTCCAGTCCATCCTTCCAGCGAATGTTCCAGACCGAATGTCCCGCTATCGATATGAATTCCAGCATACCCTTCATACCCATCATTGTCTGGATATGTCTTAAGTTCCATACGCTGATAGGAACCTTTGTTATGTAATACGGAAGTAAATTTATGATTGGTCTTATCATCGTAATAATCAATGTCGGTATCCGGCTTCAATTGTAGATGAAGTTTCAATTGACGCAATAACTGACGCAATCCATCCGGATCTAAATAATTGATAATTTCGTCTGGTTGCGATTTATTTGTCTTGGGCAGAATCGAACTTCCCATAATTATCAGCTCCTAATTTATAAATCGTTTATGATAGGAGTTTCGGTCATACCTAAAGACTATAGAATTATATATTCTTACTATATGTGGATAATTGGAATATCTTTGTTTAAGGAGGATATAATTATGACGAACGAGCGAATTTTCAAAGGAAATATTCTTGAAGAAGATGAAGAGAGAATTTGGACGGCGATGATTGAAAAGAATACTCTCTATACGGATCGGTTCAACTTCGATCATCAATCCAACTATGACAATATCGAGGCTGTTTCAATCCCTATAGACTGCCTGATTGATATCATGTTTCGACTCGAATCCAGCGAGTATTACAAAAACATGCGCGATTATAAGCGCAAGAGTCCGTGGAAACTCAACAAAAAGATGGGAAACGACATTCCCTCTACACTATTTTCCAAATACCAGATCGAGTATCTGGTATATGACTACAATGCTGCTGCATATGTCAATTCATTTGGAACAGAGATAACGTTTGGAAAGAACAAGTCTGGGAGATTTCAGGTATACAATTTCAGCAATGGAGTTTTCATCCCGGACTTGATCGAAGTGTTCAAGGATATCATCAAGCACGAGAACCGCGCATTGTATGATCTCCAAGATGTTATGATTTTGGACGATTTCATTTGCAAACTCAAATTGCTGCAATTTGGATACAAGAGTTGTGTAGAAGAAGTGCACAAATATGAGGAAATTGATGAAATGAAATCTGCCGGATTTATCATTCCCGATGGGTTTGAAATATAGCGAAGAGTGAGGAGGGAGATATCTCCCTCCTCATTTTTTATCAAACTAAAACATTATTTTTGTAACACATAACTTCGTCATGCATTCCGAACGAATCTCTTCCGACGCGATGACTCTTTGATGCATGAATGGTATCATAAAGACCAAATTCCGCATTGGTTCCTTTTTGATTCATAAATACAAGATTGACGGTAAAGTTGAATGCATCGAATAGATGGAGACTATTTAAATTTCCTCCGATATCAACTTTATCATCGACGACATATTCAATCGAGGTTTTGTTAATCGTAACGAATGCGGATTTGAAACGATTAATTACTTTGACCAACGGTGCAAAAAATAGATCTTTTCCAACCAGATATTCTTCCACATATTTTACATGAAGTCCAACTGATTTTTCAATACCGACAAGGACGGTCGAAACATCACTCAACCATGCATCATAATTTTTATGGAAACGATCATCTTTCATGAGAAGATCATATAGTTTTGTATTCTTTCGGTCAAGGTATTCAGAATATGATACTGGCGGTTCTTCATATCCAAGAATATCCATAATAAGTTTATCAATTAAGATATCTTTGAAAATTTTATTCCGGATGGATTTTGGTAATTCTTTCTCTTTTGGATATGTGATACCTTTTCCAAGTATAACGGTATCAATTTGGAAAAACGCACGATTCAATTCATCCGAACTTAGATCAGATAATTTTTGAATTGCCAATCGAACGGTTTCTTCATCCACATTATCCTTATCTAATAGGAAGATATATTCATCTTTCTCATTCTTAAGATAACGCAAATCAGGACTATTTAATATATCATGGAAATACAAGATCCCTTTTTTCCCAAGATCAATATACCACGTCACATCATTCTTGTATGCAAGGAATGGATTTTTGTATTGCGATGTCTTGAACCCTTCTACTGTAATCGCTTTCCCTGTAATGGTGCGCGGATAAAAATGTTTGAATTCCTGCAACTCATCAGCAGTCACATTATATTTATCTTGAATGATTTCATCTGGTTTCTGATAATCATCCAGTAGCGTATTTTTGTTGATGTCATAAGTAAAGATCGCTTTGTATATATTTGAATACACCGTATATTCATTTCGAGAAGAGGAGTCTGATATCTTTTTCATCAGATATGTTTGAAGTGCGCGAATGGAAGATTCATAGGTAGATTCCAAATCCTCGATATTTGAAATATTGATGGCATGAAGAAGTTCTATGATTCGTGTCTCATCTGGCAATTTATGTGCTTTTAAATATTTTTGAATCTCATCCGTATCAGCATCAAAGTTAAATCCGGCAACGGACAATAGACGTTCATCATTCTGTATAATGTTTCCAGATGTACCCATACGCATACAGAGAGCTGCAACGAGAAAAATCATGCAATCATAGAGTGGAATTTCTTCTGCGCCGAAAATGGACGGAATTGATACATACATATTGTTTGTAATTGCTTTCTGATCCAGAACCATTTTTGTGAATAGAATAAATTCGGAAATTGCTTCAGTCTGCGAAATGGAACTTTTGATATCAATGTATTTGGATTCAATATTGGAGAATTTTGAATCCTTTAGAATATCTTGAACTTCTTTCGTTTCCCACCACGTCTCATCCGATCCAGTTACTTTATCATAGGACTGTGTCTCTGCACCAATTACCGAATTATAGATATCTGAAATTTCTGATGGAAGATTTCGGAATGTGATATTTCCATCGGTTTTATTCATCATCAACTTTTCAATTGTTGTCGATTTTGGATAATCGAGCAATTTAATAAGCTGGCGATATACTTCCGAAGTTCCCTTTTCATAAATAAGCTTTGGAAGATTATTCACCAATTTCACTCGTTCGGATGCAGAAATCAAAATGTCAGAATCAATCCCATACTTTGATAGAATCAAATACATCATCGATTCATCCATCGGATTCAATGTATTTGAATATTCAATATTCTTATTTGCAAATTGCATCAATGCAAACATCAGAATGAGAAGACCCATATATTCGCGATAATTTTCATACACGTCTTCCAATCCGCGAACGTATAATGTTTCCATCACATAATTGCGATAATCTGAATATAAAGAACCAAACTCACGCAAGATGTTAATATCGATGCTTGTATCATCTTTCGGATAACGAATGATTTCATAATCCTTTGCACGGCGCATCTGAAATAGATCGCATTTATATTTGCCGATGTATTCAAGATATGTATCATCCGGATAATCCAACATTAAATTTAGATATTCTTCCGTTGAGACAAATTTATTTTGAATATACAATGGAAGTTTGTGAATTGGGGTATTTGGATTAACACCATATTTCTTTGCCAATTCTTTGGAAAGAAAATGTTTTATATTTGATCCAATAGGGGGTAAACCAATCCGTGTACGGTAATATGCATTGGCTTCCTCATATGTATTTAATACAATCTCTCGACATCTTCGAGTTAGATATTCTCTGAAGTCCAATGGAACATTGAATGGATTATTCATCCAATATTCTACATTGGATAACTTTACGTTATTTAATACATCCTGGAACATCCAGGTTTGCCAATAATCTTTGTATGTGATATAGCTATCTTCCTGCGACATTGCTGCTAACCACACAGTACTATCACGTTTTGTTTCTTTTGTCTCTTCTCTATCTGCAATTTTTTTATCTTTTACTTCCATGAATAGAATGATATCCTGGAGGTAATTAAAAATATTTCCGAGCGGATTTGTAATTTTTTCCACTACAATCACCTATTTTCTTCTATATTAATTAGCCATTTTATATTAGCGTCAAAAAACCATATCTTTAATATGCACTAGTCAATCTCACATCTATAAAGGAGTAATTTATTATGAAACCAATGCCCTATTCCATGTCATACAGCGGTATGCCTTTCTGTGAAGCATCTTTTTCAAACAAAGCAACAGCGAAACTTGATAAGATTCTTGCGCTATTCGACCGTATTCGCGAAGGTCTCTCGAAGGATGTTGATATCAACACATATCGTCGTCCAGAACAAACCAAGCTTGAAGATTGGAAAAATTTCTATGTTACCGTTCAACCAAAAATTCTTTCTATGACAGATTTATTCAAGGATCTTGAAAATGAATTCAATAATGTATTTGGATTCCATTCAACTGTCCTAGATTTCGTATATACATTTGCTGGTGTTGGTAATTACAACCAAGGCAAAGATGGGGATCGAAGCGGATATGACTATGGTATGATTAATGCCTGGACTTATGTGGGACAGCGATATTACATTGATGGACTTCTTTCAGAAGATGGTGGATTCTATGATTCTACACACAGTCTAAATTTCCATATGGAAATTTATCCACACGCATTCGTTGCTCTCACTTCTCGCGAACTTCTTGCAGTTATTCTTCATGAAGTCGGTCATAACCTTGACCCGGCGCTCGTTGATATCGGATATCAGGAAACCAATGAGCTTGTAAATTATCTCGGAAATAAAACGACGGATGAACATGTATATCGATGGATTAAACTTCATCTGGAAGACATTCCGCTTCTTGGGCCATTTATTGCAGCCTTCCGCACTGCGGTTAGTGGTACAAAAAATTATGAAGATCGTCTTAAGAAGGCAACGGAAAATCAGCTCAACCTGAATCAGGGATGGAATTATTCCAATTCCATTGAAGCATTCGCAGATAATATTCCGCGTATGTATGGACTTGGAAAAGATCTTATTTCCGGCCTTGTTAAGATTGGTGATGATATGGATGCGGTTGAAGGATGGTCGTTCTCGTATCTGGAAAACCTTCGTCAGAATGAGATTCTTGCATGTATGGCTGCTATGGCAGATATGAATGAGGAACATGCAACCATCATCCATCGTATCAAGTCCCTTCTAATGGAGTATGATAAGGAGCTCGCAGATCCAAAGCTCCCTGCTCCACTTCGTAAGCGCATTCAGGAAGATCGTGACGGTGTGAATGCACTCCTCCAGCAACTTCTCAATAGTCCAAATGAAGTAAAGCGTAAGGCATATAATATCATCAATACAACGATTGATGAATATAATGCACGATCAAATGGTACAAGCACTCCTTCTCCGAATGAAAAGAAGGGTGCAAATCCATATGATATGAAGGTCGATACTCCTGATTCTACAAATGAAGGTGATCCAAATGACATCGTCATACCATGATTTGACCGATAAACCGACACTAAATGGTGTTGAAATTGTAAATGATAAATCATTTGAAGACTATGGAGTTGTTCCCATGGATGCAAATGATATCTCTCACATTGAACTTGAAATCTTTGGTGTTGTATTGAGTTAAAAATAAAGGAGGGGATCATCCCCTCCTTTATTTATTCAGATATCAGAGAAGCAAGTATTCGGATCGATTTGATATAATTTCACAGATACATCGTGCTTCAATTTCAGGAACTGGTTTAGAATAATATCAGAAGCCTGAACGGCAAATGATCCAATATTCGTAATACCAAGTTTTGGGAACAGTTCACCAGCACATACTTTACAAATTCCTTTTTTGCAGGTACATGTGAGAGGGCTTCGCATGTGAACCAATTTCCCAATATAAGCATCAATTGTCTTGGGCGTAAGTAGTACAAGTTTATCATTCTCAACAATATATGTCCACATCATATCTTTCCGATTAAACTTCGTAACAACAATCGGAACTAGCTTATGTGTATGACAATCCTCCACCTCTTGGTTGATGCTACTCATCTGCAGAAGTGCAATCAATTTCTTTGCAGTATAACCGGCTTCTCGTAATGCAATAGATGCTGGATATTGAGATGCCAGAATACCATTGGAATGAATTGCAATATCCTTGATATCATGCCCATCACTGAATGATGTTTTAATGAAATCAAACTTTCCAGTTTCTTCATTATAAACAGGACCTTTGAGGATATTATTGCTCTTATAGTTGTTTGCAAAATTGATATTTCCAGATAGATACGATTGAAATCCTGGATCATCCTTCAATTCTTCTTTTGCAAGCGCAAGCAACTCATTCTCAATTTTTGACATGGTAACGACATCACCGGCAGCAATCTCTTTCTCATATTGTTTGTAGAGTTCCTTCTTTCGTTTTTGGACCGCAGCTAATGGTTTCATTGTTTTCAGTGTAGAGGAAATATTTAACATTCCAGATAGCGTATAAAGCAGCCAGTTCCATCGATCTGTGATGTGTACAAATTTCTTCTTGTCAATGATATCATTCAATAGGAGATTTCCCAATTTGTCAATGTACATTTCGTGTTTATTTTTATCGATTGCTTCATTGATGTATCCCATATTTTGAACAATACCATCGTTTGCAAAAATATATTTGTTATAAATAAATCGCCCAATGGTCGTTGCAATTTCTGGCTGTCCTTGATAGAAATAGTCCTTAGGGACAGTCATTCGATCCCATGCATTGTATCGTGGTCGAATAATTTGTGTAGAACGATGCTGACTATTATTTGTTCGATTTGCAAAAATAGAAACCAGCATCGATTTTGTAATATTCATCGGATCCACTTTAAGAAGATTCTCTACATCTGCTGTAGAAACTTGTTTTGGATTTTTACCATCTCTGGTCAACTGATAAGATGCATCGATTACTTCAAATGATGTCACTTTAAGATTTGAGCCATTGATAATGAGAGCTCCAACCTTTGCATTCATCAATTGATCTGCTTCGGCATTTGCCTCGTTGCTCCAAATACCACGAACGGAAACTTGGTCGCCGTCATAATCGCCGCCCATCCCCTTTAAGTGTGTATTATGGAATGACAATGAGTCAATAAACCGAGACCCAACGTTTTTCGAACTATTTGTATCAATAATTGGCCAATGGGCATATACTTTCCCATTATATTCAGCCTTTGTCGATTCTGTTGTTGTTACAACGCGACATTTCGTGAAAATGATGTTTTTATCAGTTCCAACCGGATATCGAGAAATCATTAAATGTCGTTTCTCTGCAACATCGACGGCTGCCAAATATAATAGTTCCGTTACGGTCATTGGAGCTTTATCCGAACGTGTCGTATTAGAGAATTTTCCAACAAGTTTGATATGGCGCGAAACTACTTTATCTGGATTATCCGCAAAATAACACTGAATGGTGATTGGATCAAATCGTCCATCCGGATTAAAGATATAATTGTTGATAATCTTCTTAATCTTTTTATCCGTAAATTGTGTTTCCGGATCTTTTAATGTACCGCGAACAACATTTCCATCGTCATCGATAAACATGATACGTTCTGGAAAGTTAATAATTTCGCGTGTAAAGAAATGGTGTAACCATGCTTCAATAAATGGATAGAAGAGGGAACATGCCTGTGATAATGGCAATGCGGAATGTTCAAAATCGACCGTCATATCTTCTGCTCGTTCTGTGTTGTATTGCGCAGATGTAATAACGGATCGAACTCCATAGTCCGTTCGCTTACCAATAAGATACTGTTTGATCAGACCCGTCTTCTGTGTCATTTGTCCAATGAAATATTTATAAATATTCACAATGGTATTCTGAATTTTGTATTGACGTGAATACTGCAATGATGCGAATATACCTCCTTGTGGTATTTCAGAGGTTAAGCGAATCAATTGCTGATACATCGTATTCAATTCAGAAACGTAATCAGTATTATCCTGTGTGCCGGATAGAATGATATCGCGGTACGCTGGCGGGCATACAACAAATCGATCAATAAAGATCATATCTTTCGGAGTTTTCTTCAGAATATTGATGGATGTCTGATTTGTCGAAGAACGTTTGCTCCAATTGATTTCGTCCCAGTGATTATACAATTCCTTGAGACCGGTCCACCCATCATCTGATTCTTTTAGCTTCCCATCAATAATGACATATCTTCGTACGCCTGGGATGATGTATTTGATTTCGGTAAACATACGCGAAAGTATGTTGCTGTAGATATGAGGATGAATGAATTTCATATTCAGATTGATGTATGCAAATGTTGTTTTCCGATCTCCTTTGGAGATTCCAAAAATATCATTGGACATCAATCCATTGGGATCGAATTGCATTTTAGTTAACATCAGTTTTCCCGACGTAACTTCTTTTAGTTTATTTACCGCAATCAATTTTGGCTGATCCAATAATGATATCTTCATCTATTTTCAACTCCTAACTTCTAGGGCGTGTTATTAAAATATAGGTCGTCAGCAACGAGGGTTATAACTTTTTACAATCGGAAAGGATGTTGTAATTATGAATGATATTCCAGTTGAAGCACGCTTCGGTGTAGCCATGCAATCTTTGTATGATCTTGCACTACATATTGATGCGGACAATGATAAACATAATAGGCTCAAAAATGAGATACGTCAACTCATTCACAATCTTGCCAATAGGCAGCATGTATCATATGAAGATATTCTCACTGCAACATATATGGCATTCTATGAAGAACTCAATGAAGCAAAAGGGCATTCTGAATCTAAGTATAAAAAAGAATCTGCTGAATCGTAAAAAATAAAGGAGGGGTTTAAACCCCTCCTCCTTTTTACTCCTCCGTCGCGGGCTCCTCGTCCACATCGTCGTCCTCGCACTCGTCCGTGCACTCGTCTGCCGGAGCAGCGCCGCCGATGAAACGATTGTAGCCATACAGAGCGCCTGCGCCGATTGCGATACCTGCGACACCAATGAGAATGTTCGAAAGTTTCATGATGAATTCCTCCTAAGATAGATATTCTTTATTCTTCTCTATTGTAATAATATATCACTAAATTTGAAGGAAATACGATTTTAGTGATATATTAATATTCCATCAATTCATTATGGAATTTTACGTCATTTGGTTCTACATAGCTGAGGTGATCTTTCAATGCCGGGAAGATAAACTTTTTGATATTTTCCATAATGAATGGCTTCTCATCGATATCTTTGTAAATTGTTTTGAACGAGAACACGTGTTCTGGGTCATCCTTGAATTTCAAACGATTCCGATTCCCTTCAATAATTCCTCGTTCTCTTCCATAAATGATAAGTGAGCGAAGGGGATCAAATCCGGTTTTGTAATTGAAACACATTCCAAACGAAACTCCTTTTGATGTGTTCCCAGACTGATTGGATGATGATTTTATAGGTTCTGCCATCACCATATGCCCATCAAAACCATCTCCTTCTTTTGTAAAATCGTCGGATGGTTTTGCAATTAGTTTTACAATATTGAATGGGTAGTAGATAAGACTTACGCCTCCCGGAATAACTTCATCCTGTTTTAGATAATTCTGCTTCTTTGCTGCAGGTGTGAATGCATTCATACTCATATTCATATTGATATGATTGATAGCAAAGATGATGATATTCGCTTCCTTACAAAGTGGAAGGACATCTTTGAAGAATCCTTTCAATGATTTGGAATCCCTGGCACCTTCTGTGTTCCCTCGAAGCTTTTCTGCCTCTGATACTTCCTTCGCATTATCTGGAGAAAATGTTTCACTGAGAACCGATGTAATAGAATCGATGATGATGATTGTTGGTTCCATAATTCTTACCGGATTTCCAAACTCATCAACCGTTCCGAGATCGACGGTAATCTCATTCTTTATTTTCATCTTTGCTGCAAATAGTCGTACAATCGTTTCCTGCATCGTATCCAATCCAACTGCTCCTGCTTTGATTGTATAACGAGCAGGACCATCGTCTTCCATAAAATAATAGGAAGGGAGTTTCGAAATCACCTGAATGCGTGAAAGATCAATACGCTGTTCGCAATCAAAATGAATAACCGTCGATGTTTTGTATTGACGAATGATATTGGCTGCGAGCTGGACGGCAAGGGTTGTATTATGTGTCACAATATAATCTTTGATCAGGAATAATTCAGATTCATTTGCAACTTTAATGCAAGTGCATTCAATTTCCTCTGGGAGTTCTTCCATCGAAGTAATCTGAAGTCCCACGATATCATTGATCAATTCGCCATTACAAAATGCATCCGCATATGGTTTGTGTATAAGGAAATATTCTCCCAGTTTGTTTGATGGAATCTGAATCACCAAACGTTTGGTTTCTCCATTCTCCACTGTTGCAATGAGTCCCATGGAATAAATCATTTCCTTAAAATCATGACAGAATGCAGTCCAGTAGTCTCCTTCTGGAATTTCAATCTCGACAAGATTTCGTTTATTGATTTTACCACAGACATCAAATACGCCACGGATGAATGCAAGGCGATCTTCAGCCGAGTTATATTTATACTTATCTGCGATTCCAACAAATGAATCATTGCCCAATGGGTATTGATAACGGATATAGCGGAAGAATTCCTTTGTTGGTATACGCTTCTTTGCATTTGTATGATACTGAAATGTTATTTTATCAGATTCTGAATAATCAACCTCTAGCGATTGCAGGTTTGCGATATAATCCGCAATTGCATCAATATCACACGAAACAGTAGATTTATCGATCTGAAGATATTCCTGTATGAAAGTCCATTTTCCGAGTGCCATAAATGCACCGAGTGTATATGGTCGTATTCCTGTTTGACTTTGATCATATTGCACTGGCGCACTTGGAATAGGAATGATGCATCGCTTTTGATTGGATACGAGTTCATAGATTTTCTTCGTATCGAACGTATATTGTTTTCTCTCGGCACCAATAACATTCCATAGATGATCTTCGGATGAAATTGCCGTCCGACCATCATGGAAATACATCTTATAACATTTCTTTTTCCCTTGAGGATATACGCCGACAACCTCCGTCGGTGTTCCATCATCTCCAAAGACGATATCCCCAACTTGGATATCTTCCATCTCAATATGTCCCATTCCGTTCATTGCCGGAGATGGAATCAGTGTATTATTCGGAAGAGCTTTTCCAGAACCACTTCCGCCAACAAACATGTTGAATGTCCCAGCAGCTTGTCCAACACGAGGTTCCTGTCGAATGAAATTCCCTTTCTTATCATGGATATTCACCAATGATCCCAGATAATAATCATATAGATGAAATCCAGTTTTATGGAATGCGGTAATGAGATTTGTCTTGAAAAGATTCTTCTTATCATTTTCCTTTAGTGCAGAAAGAAGCGGATTAAACGATCTTCCTTCAATGGTTTCTTTCTTCGCCATAATTTATTCTCCTCCATAATCATCGTTTACTGAGACAATATATATTTATGCATCGTATGCAGGATAAATATGAAATAATTAAAGCTTAAGTGAAATTTCAAATAAAAAAGAAGAGGGGCAGAACCAATTGATTGGTACAACCCCTCCCGGGAATTACTAGAAAGGAGGATAACATGTGTAGGGTAGCAGTGTTCCGTGCAGATGAAGTGCCTATGTTATTCCAGTAATTCCCAATTAGAGGAAAATTGGATGTTCATAAGACAACGCTATGGGACGTTATCTCACAGATATAATATATAATTTCAAAAAATATAATGGAAGGGGAATGATCCCCCTCCATTTGTAATGTTATTTCAGAATGGATGTTAATTTTGTTTTTGTATTGAATGCAATTCGTTCTGGAGATTTCATCGTATATGTTTTATCCGTTGGAACATCCAACCGATTCCCATTCACGTCATAAAGAATGACAGCTTGACCATACCAGTCATGTTCTGACAATACGCGATGTGTATGCAAATACGGATTCTTATGAATTTCTTCTTCCCAAGTTGTATTGAACATATTCACGATGTCAATATCCGAAATCCTACGCATTCCGAAAGAAGACCATCGCATATTTTTATTATTCAGATAAACACCATTCAGAGATGGAATATCTGTTGTAATGATATGTTTGTAGAGCCCATTGGGAACCGTATTACGATCTTTTACATAATCAAATACGGATGGATCAATATCCATGTTCGGCGGATATTGTTTGTAATTTTCATTTTCCGGAGATACCTGTGGCCACACTGGATAAATCAGTGTTTTCTGTTCTCCCAGCGTATAATGATCGACTAGATCCCCATCCAATACATCATCCAGATAGGTATTGAAATTATACCGCATATGATTTTCATCATAATTATGGACATATGCATCGGAAAGCCGTTCATGATAATCACGATCGATTTCTAAGATTTCGAGATTCCTAAGAGAAGTCAATCCATGGAAAAATACTTTTGTTGGTGTAATGATGGTAACTTCCTTGTCCATCAATCTTCCATTGACCCAGAATTCATAATAATTCTTGCTCAATGGTTTATTGAGAACACCTTCCAGATCAAGATATCCTTCCTTCGGAATCTTGTATAGTGTATATACAGATCGCACTGCATATGGTAGAATGCGGACATCAATCCACGTTCCCTTTGGCATTGTATCGTTGATGGTAATCTCTGTACCGTTCTCCGTCTCTTTTGCATAGAATGTTGGTTCTTTGGTGGATGGATTGATTTGAGGCAATCGACCATTCTTTCCGATCAAATAAATATGCGATGCATCTGTCTGAATATTTGAAAGTACAACCTTTGGATACACTTTGTCTTCCCATGTCAAATTCTGATATGATGCAATTTGTTTCGTAATGATAATCTGGTAATCAATCGATTTTGTAAAATCATAAAGAGGAATAATTTCAAATGTGTTTGGTAATGGAGCGTATGGATTTGTTACATTATAAATGTATCCTTCATTCGAAGTTGTTTCCTTAACGCGATTGAAAATGATATTGATGATCCCCATATCATTTGTATCTTGCATATCCGTTTGATATACATGGAACTGAATGGTTGTAATTCCTTCATAGGTTGGATATGATGATGTATGAATGGGTTTGAATGTTGCAATCTTTCCGTCTGTTGTCGTAATGTATCCAGTTAGATAGATATCAAATGCACGATTGTATGCATATACCAATCCATTGTTGAATCCATTTCCTTCAAAAAGAATACTTGCATCTTGGACATAGGTATTGATCTCTTCGCTGATATCCTTTGATTTCATATCTTTGAAACGAATGGAGAACTTGGAAGAGTCTAGAATATTCTCAAACTGATTCGTTGATAGATTCTTCAACTTTACATCTTGCAATAAAAGATGTCCAGTTCTTACATGCTCTGGTGAAATTTCTACAGTCATCACATGATTCTTGTTGGAAATATTCTTGAATGTCTTTGTATAATAATACGGGAATAATTTTCGAACAATAACATTTCTTCCCGTATTCACATAATAATCTTGCTGTGGAATATAAATACTATCCAACATCTGATAGTATACGTCTACCGTAGCATTTTCCACTAGCAATGCATTTCTGAACTGCGTGTCTGTCGATTTGAAGAGAAACAGCTCCATAGAATAATTGTGGCATTCTTTATTGAGATACTTCAATTTGAATCCATGCTTATCCGGAGATGGGTCATTAATTACTTCCAATGCCCAAAGAGTATCGTCCGCAATATCTTCCCATCGATGCAACGTCCAATTGTATACGCCAATATCGTCTTTTGTAATTTGATCGATGTAACCATAGGTCTTTTGAATCCCATTTTTGTATGTCGGATAATATTCAATACAATTCCATAGAATATAGAATTCGTTCCATGAACGATCATTTACATATGGCTCTGTATAAACAATATCTCCATTCATATAGATAGAGTCTACCGTATAAATCGTGCGATGGTAGTAATGATTCTTATCTACCTTTACAGCAACACGATCACCGATTGTAATATTTGCATCGGTTGTATTTTTGAAAAGATCTTCAACTGCATCGACCTCAAATTCAGCAACGACAAACTTATGACTGCTCGCACAGTGTAAATTGGTTCGATGTACGGACTTGAATTCATTCTTCGGTTGCGGGTTATCTATGAGGAGACGAATATCGTTGAAGTATTCTGGTTTTGGTACGGAAACGCTGACGGAAAGTTTGCCTCCCGATGGAATAATAACATTCTTATCCAAGGGAGGATTCGTAATAATGGTCGTCTTATGATAACCAATATGCAGCGGAGGAATATTGAGCTGAATGGATACGCTTCCTCCCGTTTCCGGAAGTGTAATATTTGTACTTTGTGGATCTGTATCAACCTTTACACGCGGATGAACTGTTGGAATGATATCGATATGGGGTATAAATGGATCCGTTTCCGGGATCACCGATTTGATACGTTCGTATCGATTATACGTATGGATTTTCATTTCATGTTTGAATTTGATGGATGCATTCGTATTTCCACCGGTCGATGGAAGTTTATCGTCGGTAACAGAAACATTGATTGGTGTATATAGATCTTTTTTTGATTTTGGAATTTCTGTTCCAATGTAGGTCGGATGATGTTTATCATATACAAGATCATCCGTATATTGATAATTTGCACTACGGCGTTCATTGTGATATTCATCATCGATGTTATTTACTCCGGATGATATAATCTCCAATCCTTTTATGGAAGGATTTGTAACATCCTTCACTAATACCGAATTTGCAAGTGCAATGTCAGCAATTTCGCCAAACACATTGTTATTCAGCGCACTAACATAGAGATCAATTCCATGATCTCCATTCCGTACACGAATGGATTGTCCTTTGAAATATCCTTTTCCGGGACGAGAAATTCGAACATCTTCAACACCATAGATGTAGTAGCTTTCTTCTGGAATATGAATATGTGAATCTTTCAATTGATTGAGCATATTGATATCAAAATACAATGCGTCTGCATAGTGCGTCTTATGTTCATTCATCGGAATTCGTTTGCTATAATACTCACGAATTTGCTTTCCCCCAATGAATACTTCGTAGCCGTTCGGATTCTCTTTGATATTGGCAAATCGAATACGATATAAATCACGATCTTGATACTGATTCGGTTTTGGTGTATATCCAGTATCGGATGTTTGAATATCATCAGGTGTAATTTGTTTTGTATAAACTTTAATTGTACACCCTTCACCATTCCCATTGACATTCGTTGTATCGTATAACCCAGTGAATTTATCTGCAAGCGCATAATTCATCATTGGTTCGACTTCATACACGCGACCATCAATTGCATGAGTTACAATGAATGCATATTTCTGTCCATGATTTTCGATGACAATAATATCCCCATAACGATAATTTTTTCCTCGATCGGAAATGTATGTTTCAGTAATTTGGTAATATACATCATCTTGCAAGACAATATTCTGGATGGCTTCTAGGCGAAGTCGTAGATTGAAACCCATTTTCTTTACTAGCATATCGTATGAATTCAACGATGTTTCCATTAATTGGATTTGATTGAGAATCTCATCAATTTTAACATCCCATGCATGATAACTTGTATAGTTGAAATCAAATGTAATATGTACGATACCACCATCTGATTCAAATACAGCATTATCAATATCCATGCGATTTAGTGTAATCTCTCGACTACTGAGTTTCAATTTGGAGATATGCGTCTTCAGTCCATAACAATACTCATGCAAATCTTCTGATGTATAGTTTACCGTCTTATTGGTCGTGACATGATACATGAGATGATTTACTTCTCGGATATGTTGCGCTGCATCATGGAGGATTGGATCATCAATAGGAATACCCAGATTCAGTACTTCCTCCACCATATGATAGATGGTAAGCGGATTCATATTCGTACGAAGAGCCATCCCTTGTCGGAACGTATCTATCGATTGTGCAATATTTTCATAACAACTCTTAACTACATTCGATGTTGTTTCCCGAATATTACCTCGGAACTTTTCAATGAATTTATCATAATCTTCGAATATCTTGGCACCTTGTGAAAAGATTCGTTCGTCAAGAGTATTTTGAAATGCATTGATATTCCGACTACTATTCATGATATACTCCACAAGAATTTTTCCTCGTGTCATATATTTATCCAAGAGAGACTCCATAATGATATTCGTCATCTTCGACTCTTTCGGATGAATGCGTAATCCGAATCCATGGTTGCTAGAAATTGCGCCTGTGTAATTATAGATATCATTTGGATTTGTAAATGTTTTATTGTAATAAGATGCATCTTTTGAAATCGATGTCACACTACCATCTGTTGCGGAAACATGATAGCCACCCAAATGTTTTCCGATGATCAAATCATTTTCTTCATAAAAGTGACCAGGATACTTTACTTCAACATCATCACACTGATACAGTTTTGTATAGGACGGTACAGACTTATCTGGAACATATGTGATTTCGAGTGTATTGATATAATCACAGATATGATTGATCACAATGCCTTGCTTCTTTACATATTCGAATAGTGTATTGAATCCTGTTGAAAAATCTTCTAAGAATTTGAAGAATTCTTTTTCCTTTTCAATAGCACGAATCCATCGTGCAGTTACCTCTAATAAGGTACGGATGGATTCTTCAATCTCCTTCTTTCGTTTTCCCGAAGTATCATTGATGTAGGAAACATTTCGTACGAGAAGATTGAGCAATTTGATGATGCGATCCAAATAGATTTTATCGGCTGGCGTGAGATAATGATTCTTCAATTCTTGAATCTGTTTCTCAACTTTCTTCACGTATTCAGTGAGTGCATTGTGCTGCTCAATGTATTCAGATAGGTTGAGTTTCAATGTTGGAATCAGTTCCGTTGCATAATCGAGTCGTGAAATAATTTCTTGATCATGTGGCGTCTTTCGATTGTTCCAGAATTCCATACATTCATAACGAAGATTTCGAATATCTGATAGGATGTCTGTAAGAATATTTTGAAAATCTGCCAATCCTTGTGAAGTAAATGGAGACGTTGTATCAAACAACCCATACATCTTCGAAGTTGATTGGAATAACCGATTGCGCGCACGTTTCACCGCAACGCTCCATGGATCATTGAATTGGTTGATTTTATAAATGAGACTATCATCTTTGTCATTGATTTTATCAAACCGGAATAATGTTGTAAGATCATTGATACGATCCATAAATGTTTTCGTTTCAAATGAAATCATTTTATCAAATACATTATTCACATAGGGAAGAATTCGCTGATAAAGATAATCGATATGTGTCAGTGCAAGTACTTTGATATGGTGAATGTTATTCTCTTTGATGTGTTGATCAATGATCTCATTATCCAAACCAACCTGTTTCAGAATTTTACTGAATTCAGATAAATAGACAGATGCTTTCAAGTATACATCAATTCCATCTGCATATACATCGATCTCGGATAACATTTTATTGGTCTGATTCACATGACCGATGAGATCATTTAAATCATCCAATCCGCGTTGGAAATGGGATTGATTCAAGTTATAACGTTCTTTCCCAAACTGTGATAAGATCTGTTTCAATCGTGTCAATGAATCTTGACTCATGTTTGTCAAAGAATTGATGGTCTCATCCAGAATGTAAAATACTTTCCGTAAATCAAAACTGGATGGTGGACGATGAATGATATTCTCTTCATCAAATTTGAAATCATCTGTAATATCAAGCTTGTAGTCGTAGTAGGATGGTTTGTAAGAATGATGAAGATATCGTTCATAATTGTTGACCTTGGCATATCCGAGATGATCCAATCGAAACGATTCTTTGATTTTATCAATGGCCGCATCGAATGGGAAATTTAAATTCCCTTCCTTTATATAGGATGCAATCGATAGTTTAAAGTATGGATCCATACTCTGTAGGAAAAGTTTATTGAATCGATCATATGATTGGTTTTCCATCACATATTCAATCAATTCCCATCGATAATCTGTATACAACAATCCAGAATAGATATTATGAAGAGCTGACCAATACATTTTTTCGATGAAAATATCATGATAGGATCCTTTTTGATCCAGTGTAAATTTTTTTGTATCCTCCATCCAGTCTGCAACAGGGTACTGATATGGCGAATCCTCATTCAGAACATTGATGCTATCAGAATAGAAAAATAGCACACGGAAAATCTTATTTGGATCATTCTTTTCATCATGGAATAAATACACATCCGGATACCGGTATTCGCATGATAACATGTATGGTCTCCAGACTTTATCTTTCTCATCATAACAGAATATCCAAAAATCGGTTGTATCAATTGGGCGTTGGAATCGAATGGAATCTTCTGGATAAGATTCTTTCAAAAGCGTCTTATTCTTCATCCCTTCCGCCAGATAGATTGTCGTATAAAGATCAACCAATCGCCGTGGGATATAGATGAGTTTGGATGCTACTTTCCAGTAGGTATTTTGAAAATTTCGAACCGGTTTTAGCCATTCACTACGAATCGCATTCTTCTTGATATCTTCATAAGCAGTTTTGTATTCTCGGTTATACACAGAATCGTATTCTTCGTATTCTCTCGTTGCCGATTCCAAAAATTTTGTATAAACGCGATGGAGTACTTCCAATGTTTTATCACAGGATTCCAGATGTGCAAAAAAGGCACTCTTTTCCACCGAACCCTTTTCCATATACAATCGAAATTGTTCTATGACATTTGCAGCAGCAGTTGATGCATCGCGAATGTCCATCAATTTCTTTTTGTATTTTTCATCATGGGCAATAGTGGCATCCGATGGTTTCTTATACGCATCCGATAATACTAATGGACGTAGTACGTCGACCCAATAATTATCTTCCACCTGTAAACCATTTTGGTCATAATAAACATTGGAGAAAAGTTCCTGATTCGTTTTCACTTTTCTCAGTCGATTATACTGGTCAATGAATACTTGATTCGTATTCGGTTTGTATGGTCGATATAGATGATCGGTTACAATTGGGAATGGATATTCATGCATGTATTTTGGAACTGTGATGAAAATATCGATTGGTTTCAAAATTGCCGTCTCAATCAAATTTTTATTGTAAAGAGAAACATTTGAAATATCAATTCCATCCTGAATAATTTGATGAAATTCCAAATTATCATCGATGAAATCAACATTCCGAATGCGTTCATCTTTCCGTCGATGATATGAAATGATTGCATGTTTCTTTCCTATAATCAATTGATCTTTGAATGCGGAAAATGGAATGCATTTCTTCCAAATATGATTGTATAGCTTCTCTGTGAGCTCTAACGTTGCACCATATTGAATGGGATATTTATAGATAAGAATTTCATGATTTAAATCCTTCCATACTTTATTATGGGAGAATCGAATCTTCGTTTCATGATCATCGAAATGGAACTCATAATCCCGACAAATTCGTTGATTGATAAACATTTTGATATCAAATCCAAAAATGTCGTAATTATTGAGCAGCTCTGCAATGGTAATCCACTTTCGATACAATTGAGATCGTTTGTATTTATCACGATTCTCCGGGTGCATTACATTCGGACCAACCAGTCGAATCTCACAAAGATCACTATTGGAAACGTAGGTAATTTCATCAAAATGGAAACGCCAACTTCGGAATTGGACTTCATCATGATTGGATGCTTTCAACTTGTATGTCGTATTGGAATAGACTTCTTTCAGTGTATCTCGCACGGCATGCGGAACAAATGAATTGGATGTCATGTAGTGTTTGTATAATTCCGAAGAACGACTCCCGTCCGCATCAGGAAATTTATAAATCCCATCGACCATCTGCTCAATCTTTTTATTGATCGTATCGATGTCATCGTAATCATCGAAAACATCACGATACCAAGATGGATCGAATGGATTTCGTGTATGTTCATTCATATACATCTCTCCTATATGAAATTCGGTTCAATTTATAAATAAGGTCGGATATAGCCATTGTTTCCAGTGGAAACCTTGTATTAATCGAATACGCTATTGAAGGGAGAATTACCCATTATGAATGCAACAGAAGCTGATGTAAGAGATTTAAAATCACGCATGAAATTAGTGGAAGGCGAAATTACAAAATTAACATTAAACGCATCCAATCATATTTCATGGGAACGATTGGTTCGTCCACAAACTGCGGTGAAGGTAAATATAAACAAATATGGACTGGTTGTTGGATCAGAATCATTGAAACCATCCGACCTACCAATCATTCCAATGGAGCAAGTGGATGGACTGCTTAAAGTATTAGCAGAAAAAGAAAATATTTCAAAAGAAAATGAAGCGCAAAACAACATTGGATCTGGTGGAACTGCATGTAAGATTACATACAATAAGTATGGTGAAGTTCTATCTGGTGTAGACCTCGAACCATCGGATATTCCATCATTACCATCATCCAATATCATTGGACTTGATGATCGTATCGATGGAATTAAAAAATCCATCGATGAATTGAAAATGGTTCAGGGGACAACATCCGATGTGACTCCAGGTACATATCCAAAGATTACATACAATGCTTCTGGACGTGTTACCGGAGGATCAAAATTAACCGTCGATGATATCCCGAATGAAATTACTACATCGATTAATGAATTGAAATCTTCTCTCCTTGATTTTGTGCGCACCAAACAGTTCACCATGAAACTTGCTGATATTGAACGAAATCTATCGACAGAGATTAAACTTCGTTCGGAAAATCAGAATGATAAAATCAATGAATTATCTTCTACCTGCAATGAACTCAAGGGAAAGATGAGACAGCTAAGTGCATCTCTAGAGAATGTTGTTACACAAAATGATTTCATCCGTGGAATGAATGAAATTCATCAAGCAGTTGCAACAGTCACAACACTCAAAACAAATGTAGATATTCTTGTATCAAATTATATGAGTATCAAGAATGAGAATACACGTATGAGTGAAATGGTATCTGCTCTAACGAAGAAAGTGGAAGCGTTGGAAGAAAAAGTCAATAAACCATAATAACAAAAAGGGAAGGGCGGCCGCGGCGGGCGGCACCCTTTCCCGTTTCTCTTTTTGATATCGATTAAAAAGTTCGCGGCGCTGAGGGCCCTTCGCCCTCACCCGCTTTTTAATCAACAGATTCCATCCTGATGGGACATCACTACGCGAACCGAGACAGAATGCTCTAACGAGCATATCGGTTCTCTTCGTGCGTGTCATATCGGCCGTCGTATACAAAGGTATACTCCGCCGATGGTAAAATGATAAATGATATCAAATGATGAAAAATGTTATGAAATATATTTGAATGATAAAAAATGATTGAAAAAATATTTTAGTAATTTTTTATTATCATGGAGATTATGCATATTTTGTTATATTTTAGAATTTCATGTTTTTAAAGCATAATCCCCATGATTCATTAACAATAGTTATATTGAACATCCCATATAGCTCGAAGTTAGAGTGTAAACTCTAACTGAGTGCTTATACGTTCATTATATGACTGATCAGTCTTAACAGACTGATAGTCATATAACAATATAACTATTGTTATATTATATAACTGAAAATTTGAGAAAATTTTTTTGGAGAAAAATTTTTTACTTAAAACTCTCGATTGAATATGTTGTCACTTTTTAATATCATTTTTAATAAAAAATGAAGAGGGATTGAATCCCTCTTCATCCTTATGAATTAGCCGAGATATTTCTTGCACATATCCTCGAATGTGAGTTTTCCAAAGAGTGTATCAAACTGAAGTTGTGGAACAGTCAACGTATTTTTCGTTTTCTTCAGTTTGAATTTCTCTGGAAGTTCTTTATGATAGGTATGGTAAATGTATTCGCTAAAAATCTCCTCATTTACCGGAGGAATCTCAATCACAAGATCCACACGTCCAGGTCTCAGGAATGTCGGGGAAAATTTACCAATATGATTCGTATCCATAATGATAATCTTTCCTTCCCCATTCACAGAACCATCGAGTGCATTGATCATCTGTCCAAAGGTTTCCTTATTGCTCAATTTGAGCTCGGATTGCTCTTTGTCATTGGTATCGATATCTGTATCGTTGATCAATGCTGGATACTTATCAATATCCGAAATGGAAATCAGTGGATCTGGACAAATGGTCAAGAAAGATACCTGATTGATCGTATTCGGAATATGTTTTCCACTATCAATCCCTTTTGCTGTAATGAATGATCGGTTGAATTCCGATGCAATGACGCGCGCAATGGTACTTTTTCCAGTTCCTGGTTTTCCATGAAGTAGGATCTTCAGATTCCATGGAATTCCATACTGGGAATATAGTTCTCGATTCTGAAGAAACTCTTCCACCGTATTAAAGATGGTATCTTTAATATCTTTTGGAAGGAAAAGAGTATCACGCATTCGCTTTCGGAATTTCCCGTTTCTGGCAACCCATAATTCATCCCCATCGTATTCATCAGAGAAGCAAAGAATGTCTTTGCTATCAGGATCCATTCGATCAATGACATCTGCATACTTGGCCATGTCTGATTCAAACATGCGGATGAAATTTTTCGACAGATTATATGTAACGATGGTGTATGTGGTTGGGGTGATGCTGCGATGCGGAGGACCTGACTGCGCTTGTGGTTGTGAATTAACAACAACCATCAATTCATAATTCCGATACTTTAATTTTGTGCAACCATTTGGTAGCCGAACTGCGAGCGTATTCTTCCGCGTAACGGAATCATATTTGTGATACAATTCAACATGTGGAAGACGCTCCAGATCATTGTACTTTGCAAGGATTTTATACAGCGCATCCTCCATCCATTGTTGTGATCGATTCGTGATTTGAATTGTGATTACACGCTGATACTTTCCTTTGATCTTTCGAATGATATTTGAAAAGAATGTTGTAGATGCTTCGGTGATTGCACCGTCTACAAGTTCATTCGCTGGTCGAATGACGGTATTTCCCAGTTTTGCCAGAAACGTTGATTTCAAATATGGTAAGATTACTGGTAACATGAAAACCTCCATCGCTATAAAATAAAATGAGAAGGAGGCAATCCCTCCTTCTCAATTCAAATGGATCTGATGTTTACTTCATGAATTTATCCATGATGGATTCCGGATTGAACTTCTCGAGGTTCATTCGCTCGTTTGTGTTCTTGCGAATCTCAAGCGCATCGTTGACTGCCGAGTCATCGGAGAGACGATACGTATTCGTATCATCCTTGGCAAGTGCTTCCTTGAGTTCACGAACCCGATCGCTCATCTTCTTTGCCCGATCGTTGATTGGTGACAGACCTGCCGCAATCAGATAGATGAAATTCTGTGACTCCGGCGCCTCATGTACCGAGTTGTGATTGAACCGCTCCTGTGGTGTTCCGATAAACTCCACCAGCTTTTCGAGCTTGGGATCATACAGAGCATTGACCTGCTCGGTCAGATGCGTAATGATGCCCCAACGAACGACGCGCTTGTTGCGGTCGGTTTCTGCATGCGCTGAACTCTTGATCGCCTTGATCAGCTTCTCGTCAAACTGATTCTCTTCCATCTCCTTTTCAGAGAGGCCGGTCTTAATGCGTGCGACAATCAGACGGCCAGGTGTACGAATCAGAGATTCCATATCGGCAGAATCAATGGATTCATACTTGGTTGGGAAGTTGTCAATTCCAGTAATGATACGAATATCCTCAATGATATTCTCATTGACGACTTCAAGAGCACGGGTCGGCGACATATGGGATACGGTATCGTTGTCGTAAATCATATACGTGGTATCGTTTCCGAGCGTTTCATAAAGCTCATTCAGATACTCCAGCGAGTTCCCCTGGTCAGACATGGAATCCTGGAGCTTCGGAAGTACGCCGACGAGAACAAATTGAGGATCGACGAAACGCGTCCGCAGCATTTCGAACATCGCCGGAGATGCTCCTGACCCAGTGCCGCCAGCACAAGACGAAATGATGAATACATATTTCTTGTCACGGATACATTCAATCAGATCCTCGTTGGTGAGAACCTTTTTGATGTCTTCCCGCAGGAATGACTTCATCTTGTTCCGATTCTTTCCAGAGCCGTAGACCTCATCATTCTCACCGATTTTGATTTTGAGCGACTCTGAATTGACCATTCCAAGATCACTCTCAGATGTGTTGATATAGACACAATCAAAGAGTTCCGGATAACGCTCCTCTGCAAGAGCAACTGCCTGGGAACCGCAGTTCCCGATACCGATAAGTGCAATCTGTTTCATTTTGTAAAATCCTCCCTTAAAGGTTTAACTAAACACTTATTACCTATAAAATATATAATTTATATATTCTTCAAGTAATAGAGGTTTATATTGGAGATGTTAATATGGATAAAATAAAAATACTGGATGCCATTCGTGAGAAGAGCATCTTCTTTAAAAAGGTGTCACCCATTCGATATCGTATGCGTTGTCCATTCTGCGGAGATAGTCAGAAGGATATGAATACGGGTCACATGTATTTGAAATGTGAAATGGATCCGATATCCCCCATCCTATATTATTGCTTCAAAGCAAATTGCCAAGCAAAGGGTGTTGTGGATGAAGAGTTCCTAAAGCTAATGGATATTGACCCAAATAAGGTTGGAGGGATCGGTGAAGTACGTAGACACAATAAACTTTCCTCCTATCGGAAGAGTACCAATATCGATGTCGGAGTACCATATAGAGGAAAGCAGTATGCGTATTTAAAATATCGATTGGATATCCCATTTGATGTCGAAGAATTATCCAAATTTAAAATCATATGGGATGTTGAGAAATTTAAATCACTTCTTCCCAATCGATTGCAACATAGAATTGTATCGGCAGAAGAAGGAATTTCCTTTCTATCAACGGATCAATTATCAATAATGACACGATTTTATCAACCAAAAACAACACCATGGTTGAAACAGCGATTGGATAATTCGGAAGATAAAATTCTATATACGATCAAATCCGATGTCGATTTGTTTTCGGAAGAACCCATCACAATATTTATCACCGAGGGAATCATTACATTGATCTCGGTTTATCATAATTTCAAAATGGAGAATAGTGTATACGTTGCGACATTAGGTGCGCGATATGATGATGGGATTGCATTCTTGATCGATAAAGGAATTTATGGAGAGAATGTAAATATCCATCTTTATGTCGACAATAATATTACCATATCCCATGTAAAATCAACGGTAAAAAAGTATCGATGGTTATATAATGAAATTGTCGTATTCCAGAATATGAGAGCGGATGATTTTGGAGTACCGACATCGCAAATTGAACGTGTATCGGAAGTCATATGAAGGGTGGTCTTTATGGAGGCAAAATATCATACTGGTATTGGGACAACAGCTGGAAGTATGATGATTAAGTGGGTTGAGTTAGATAAACATATTGCACATATTTTATCAGATCCATCGGATAATGTAAATGTGTTTATTAACTTTGAATCAATACTAGATAATCTTAGTCATCGGCGTAATGTGTTACAGATGATTGTAAATTTCAAACAACAGTTTGTGTTGGAAATGGAATCGGCAATCTTAAATGTTGCAGCGAATTATCGGATGTATTTCAAGAAGCACCAGAAGAATTGTAAAATCTTCTTCTATTATACGGACTTAACATCCGATAAACAAATCATGCGTACATACAAAAAGTATTATCGAAAGTTTTATTTCAATAAATATAATAACAATCCACAATACCGTGATATTTTGCAGATTGTAAAACGAAATATCATCAAAGAAGTAGAGTTGATTTGCCAATATATTGACAGCGTATATTTTGTGAGAGCAAAGGGATTTGATTCGTCGATTATCCCAAAAATGTTGGAAGGAGATAATAATGTAATCATCACAACGGATCGATTTGATACGTTGTATCATTTTGATGGAAACATTACGCCCATTTATCTTTGTCGAGATAAAGGAATTCGAACGATGATTTCTGATTTGGATTCTATGATTCTCTATCTCTTGAAAGACGATGATGTTTCTCGTACAACTCAGAATATGTTCCATAATAAACTATACTATCAACTTCTACTACTTTCCATCGGTGATGTATATCGCAATATTGATGTGATTCGAGAACTGAAGACCGATCAAATGGTATTACTCTTACAAGAATCGATGAAGAGTGGTTCCATTTTGATGGAGTATACATCATTAACTCCAATCATGGATATCTTTCTGAAGAAACATGTAGAAATGATTTCGGAAAACTATCGGTGCATGTCATTGGATACGCATGAAGAGATGTTAAGTAATGGGGATCGGGAATATGTCCAGACGCAATTAGTTGACAAAATTGATGTTGCATCATTGTCTTCATTAAATAATCGACGATTCTTAGAGTTTCCATTAAATCTACAAGGACTGATGTAGAATGGGAGGGTCAATCCCTCCCATTTATTTTTTTATTCGGAACAATCCCCTCAGACCAATTAGTTAAGAATACCAACCGCACAAGTGAGGTGTAAAGAAATATGAGTGCGTCAATAGGTGTTAAGAAAAGTAAAATTGGATCAGAATTTTTTCAGAAAACAGCGCAATACCTCAGAGGTGCAGCTGGTGACTATATTCAAGAATTAATGCCAAAGACAACCTCCATCGCATCTTCTGCAAGATCAGAATTGGCTACATTGAAACTTGAATTGAACGCAAGTGTCATGCCCATTCGAAATGTGATCAGTGGGATGAAGACACAATCTGGTAGTACGCTAAATAAAATTCATGCATGGTATATGCAAGAAGAAGATGCTCTCGATGGAATCGATATCGATTCACAATTATCGTTTGATGGAATTGAATCGTCTGATACCGCAACCGTTGCTGAGGCAGAAATTACCGAATTTCAAAAAGGTTCGAATACGGTTGCAAAATCCGTGATTTCCAGTTCAGCAAAGCTGATGGAAGCACAGATTGAAACAACGGCAAATATACTTGCTTCGTTAGATAAACAGACGGCTGTAATCTCAGCCGGATTCAAATCCATTGAAGAAAAGCTTGATCAGTTAATTGAAGTAACAACGAAGAATACTTCCACTTTGATTGAGGCTACCGTTGCCGCATCTTCCGAGAATAAAGATCCTCGAGAAGATATCATTGGTGGAAAATTCTCCTTTAAGAATTACAAAGATATTGTCAAAGGAAATATTCAAAACAGTCAAATGGGATCAGTCATCAGCCTTGCTTCTACAATGTTAGGGCTTGGAAAAGCTGCTGGTCCTGATGTAATTGCATCAATGTTGTTCTCTATGGGCATGGATAAAGCTGCACCGAATTTGAAAAAGAATATGAATGCACTAGACGATGCTGTCAATAGTGTATTAATTGATTCTCTGATTCGATTGGGTGAACGAAAAAACCAAAATGGCTTCATGGGAATTATGGGAAAGATCTTTGGCATTCAGTCTACAGATAAAAAGGCTGCAGACACTTCTCGAAAACAATTGGAACTGAAAACAGTTCCTTTTGATTCCGTAACCAAAGAAGCGATTGTCAATGTGATTCCGGGATATTTGAAAGATATCCTTCATGCGATTACGGGAAAAGATCAAGTATACAATTATCAGAATCGAAAATTTGTTGGAGCAAACCAGATTCAAAACGATTTTACAAGAGCCATTCAAGAATCCATTACAACATCATTGAATAGTGCAACAAAGAATATTCAGAAAAGTCTACCGCCGGATATAATTTCCAATATGCTCTATGATTTAATTATTGATGATATTGGAAAAACGACATCGTCTGGAGAAGCACGAAAGAATATTGCAAGTTTCCGAGATCGAGACAGTGCTGCCGCATACATCAATAAACTTACTGGAGGTATTCAATTCTCTGAAAAAGAGATGCAACAACTCAATCGGTTTATTGATAATATGAAAAACCTCACCACTGGTACCAATGCGCAGGATTTAATCATTCAAGCCCAAAAGACAAATCTCGGTAGAAATCAATCTGCTTCTGCGTTTGTTGATAATGCAAGAAAGTTCAATGAATATGGACTTGAGAATATCAAAGATGATCCAAATGCTGACAGGGATCGCATCCTCCAATCCTATGGAAAAGGTGCCAGTGTACAATCCAAAGCATCCGGTGGTACAAAGTTTGGTGTTGTTTATACAAACTCCGTTCTCTATGAAATTTATCGGAGATTGAATAAGGGCATCAATGTATTCCAGGTCGGTTCTGCAGATCTTCGAACACGACAGTTCAAGAGATTAGGTAATCTGGGAGCACCGGTCGATCATCGTGAAACCCCGGATAGTGATTCCGAATCCGGAGCAGCATTTAATGCAAAGGCTGGTTCTGATGATGAAGACTGGAAGGCAATGCAAGAATCTGAGGAATATAAAGCAGGTTCGAAATCGGAAAAATTTGGCCAATGGGCAAAGATGCGTGGCGGTAATTTTGCACGTGCAATGTTCAGTGGGAATCCCGATGATGTAAAAGCTGCATTCCTTGATATTGCACGCGATGTCCAATCCGTTGGATTCAAATGGGTACAAGACCAAGCAAAGACAATCAATGACTCTTATGGAAATCTATGGGGTCATGTGAAACATAAAATGTTTGGTACTGGATATTCCTATGCCGATGTTGATCAGAACGGAAATAAGATCATTAAGAAGGTTGCCGATAATGACAAAGGCGGATTGTTTGGATTTGTAAAGGATAGCATCAAAGATGTTTTTGGTGACGCTTCCAAGAAAACTATGAATTGGTTTAAAAGTGTTGCTGGATTCTTTACGATGAAGGGTGATTCGGATGATGATCAATCCGTCGAAGAGAAGCGTTCCAAGCTATTAACAACGTCGGTTGGTGCAATGGCAGGTATGGGAATTCTTGGTGGACCGATTGGATTGCTCGCAGGTTCACTTGCAGGAATCGGATTGCATTCTGCTGGAATCGGAAAGAAGTTAAAGAAATTCCTTTTCGGTGAAAAAGATAAAGATGGGGAAACTATTACCAAGGGTATTTTTGGAAAAGCAATGGATTCCATCATCAATCCCGTACGATATGCTGTTGGTAAAGTATTCGATCGTTTTACAACACAATTGCGAAAGAATATTTTAGGGCCAATTGCCGATCTTGGATTTGCAATCAAATCTCGTGTTGTTGATAGCGTAAAATCGGCTGCCGATTCCACATTTGGAAAATTGTTCCGATGGCTTGGTGGAAAGTTGATGGGTAGCTTTACAAGTCTACTTTCTGTTCCAGGGAATCTGGTAAAGGGTTTGGCAAGTGCTGCTGGTTTTGGAATTACTGGTACTGGAGAAGCAACCGGTGGCGTTCTTCGTACTGCTGCAAATCTCATCGCAACAAAAGATATGGCAGCAAAGTTGAAACAGCGACAAGAAGAACGTAAAAATATTACAAACGATTCTAAGTATGATAGCTATAGTTCATATCAAGCAAGTCTTAATTCAGGCAAGAAACGTAAAGTCGAAGATTACATGGAAGAACAAGTCACGATTGAAGAGCAACAACGTGACTTGATGCAAGAACAGATTAAACTACTGGAAGGAATTAAAGATAATACTTCTGGAAAGTCGCGTCAATCCGAAGCGATGATGGGAGCTGCAATTCAAACCATTAGCGCAAATGATGAAATTACCGATACTGAAATCAATGAAATTAATAATGTTGCAAGTGGAGAAAGTGGTCCTGGTTTCTTCTCAAAGATGAAGAGTTCGCTCTCGAAGATTCTTCGTTGGAATAAAAACAAGAAATCGGAAAAGGGCGAAAAAAATATCCTTGAAAAAATGCTTGATTTCTTCACAAACGGCGGTTTAATGAGCAAGGTTCTTGCTGGAGGAGCCGTCGTTGCAGGACTGAAAGCAATTTGGGATAATGTCCTTGATGATGAAACCAAGAAGACAATCAAGAATAAAGTCGTAGAAGTCGCAGGCGATATCTGGGACTTTATGAAAGAAACTGCATTCAAATTCTTTAAAGATCTTCTTGGCGTTGATGATGAAGGTGGAGGTGGCGATCGTCCGGACAGAGTGGCCAGCCCATTCTCACTGGCATATGCGCATCGTGATGCAGAAGGAAATCGTATCATCGATTCTGATGCAGCTCGTGGACTTGGTGCACTTGCCCAGGAAAATGCACGATTCCCAATCATGAGTAAAGCATCCGAATTTTTTGCTAAGAATGCAAGTAAATTCGGTATGACGGAAAATGTAAATCCTGGACGATTCGCACAATTCTCAGAAGAAATTGTAACAAATCCAAAGTATGAAAGATTCTTAAGTAAGATGAATCATGGTGTCCTGAAAATGGGTACCGGATTTGCTATCGGTGCTGCAGCAGGTAACACTGTGGGGAATGCGGTTGCTGACCTCACCGGATCTGAAATGCTTGGTGACGGAGCAGCCATGGCAACGCAGGCTGGTGCTATGTGGTCGATGCGTGGTGCTGTTAAAGTCGGTGGCGTTGAGGTTGTAAAACAAGGAGCTCTCAATAAACTCGTTGATGGAATGCTTAAAGCATTTGGTGATTTGGTTGAGAAACTCAAATCGAGTCAACAGTTACAGGAATTGATGGGATCTGCAAAATCAAAACTGGATGGTGTCATTGAAAAGTTATGGGGCATTCTCAAAAAGATTACACCAAATAAACTAGCCGGTCTTGCATCAAAAGCAGGAAGTCGAGCAGCAAAGATCATTGGAAAATGTTTGACGGTTGCTGGATTGAATACAGCGGGTGGTACCGCAACTGCTGGTCTTGTGAACGTTGCTATGGGTACCATTGGTGGTATCGCTGGTGCAATGGATACGGCGAACCTATTCCATGTGCGTTCGGAAGATACGAATGTTGTGATGAATTCAATTGCAAGTATCCTTGGTGTAATTTTCAATGGCGTTCCAATGCTACCGCTTGTTGAGCTTGCAGATATCTTTATCGATCCAGGTGTTCGCGAAACGATTGCAATTACTATTTACGATGCAATCGCAGAAGCTGCAGGTACAGAAACGTCGTCTGAGAAGCGTGAGCGTCTTGCAGAAGATCTTCAGAAATACAATGATGAAAATGGAACCAACCTGTCTCTTGAAGAATACAACGATCTGGTCAATCCAACATTGCTTGCTAAAGTTGGTAAGATTGCATACGGTATTAAAGATACCGCTGTTGCTTTTGGAAATGCGGCAGTTGATACAGCTAAAGAAGATTTTACATCCACAATTTCGACTGTAAAGAATTTCATCGATGATCCGTCTATGAAGCATGCGGGTGAAGTCGTTACAAAGATTCTATCGCTCCCATTATATCCACTTCGTGTGTTGGGTAAATTTATGATGCCGACCATGGAGAATATTGCAAAGAATATTCAAGAATTCCTCGGACCTCCTTCTGAAAAAGCTGCGGATGAATTTGATTTTGATATCTATTCAAAGATTCTAAGTGGTGAATCCGAACTTGGAACCATTGCACTTGGACCAATGATTCGAGCATCATTCCATAATATCTCTGCTGTCGTTCATAAAATTGGTGGCGGGATTAAAGAAATTTTTGATCATTGGATGTCCGGAGATACTGGGGATCAAATCCGTAGCGGATTGGATAGTTACGATGAATACGTTTCGGATAATTTCATCGGAAACATCATTAATATTCGCCCATGGGAAGTTCCCGGATTGGGTCTTAGAGTATTTGCACATGATGCCATCGTTCCATTCTATAAGATGGGTCAAAAGGTTGGCGAATGGGTAAATTCTTTGAAGGAATTCAAACTTTCGGATTACACTCCATGGGGGAAAGAAAATAAAACATTCTTCCAATATGTTGGCGGAGGTCTTGGAAATCTTTTCGATAAAGTCGGAACGATGTTCAAAGACCTAAAGGAGATGTCTCTTGCCGATGTTGCAAAACTTGCATTCAATAGTTTCGGAGATTGGGCAAAAGATAAATATGCATCTGCTACTGGTTCATCTCGTACGGGTGGAGGTCTAGATGAAGTCAATGGACCGTTGTCGAGTGCCGCTTCCATTACCAGCGGATACGGTCCTCGTATCCATCCAATTCATGGGATTAAAACCGTGCATCGTGGTGTTGATTTGATTCCGGCAAACGGAGCTTCAACTGCAGAAGCAACGGCAACGACATCTGGCACCGTGGTTGATTCTGGATATGAGCATGGCGGTGGAGGCAACTATGTTACCTATCAGGGCGATGATGGATATACTTACAAATACATGCATCTTGCATCTCATGGAGTAACTCCGGGATCCAGAGTTGATAAGGGTAATATCATCGGTCGCATGGGGAATACTGGCGGATCAACGGGAGCCCATCTCCACTATCAAGTAGAGAAGAATGGCCATCCCGTAAACCCACTTACACATCGTGCCGGAGGTCCAGGGGATGAAGTTGATCCAATGGTTGCATATGCAATGGATGGTCCTGGTGGCGATAGTGGTAGTATGCCAACAGAGGCAAGTGTGGCAAAACCGGTATCTGGACCAGGCGGTGCTGCAGCTCCCGCATCAAATGGAAACATTGAAGAGGGATTGCGCCAAGGCGTTCAGGCATGGCTTGGTAAAAGAATGGATAATGGTAGCGTCGGTTGCGCTGAGGCTGTCGGTAAAATTGGTAGTTACTACAGTCCATTCTTAAAGCAGATGAAGGAAAGTGGCGTTGTTTCCGTTGTCGGCATTCTACAAAATGCCGCAAAACAGAATATTCCAATTGCTCCATACAATCGTTCAAATCTGAGTCCAGGGGATGCTGTTACTTGGGATCAATCTTCTACGCCGATTGGACCAACAGAAGACGATGATAACCATAACAATCATATTGGTATTTATACTGGTATGAAGAACGGTGAGCCCTGGGGCGTCGATAACTCTTCTTCGGAGCTTAAAGTTGTTGAGCGTGCGACCGAACGTGATTGGCAGAATGCCGCACACATTATCAAGACGGGTGATCCAAATGCAAAGGGGTTTGCAAATGGGGTTGGTGGAACTTCCGGTGGAGGTTCTTCTGGCGCAACAAGTATTATAGGTCAAATCATGCAAGCTGGTCAAAAAATGTTGTATGGTCTTACCGGTGGTCTTGTCGGTAGTCTTGGAAATGATGGTGGTAAAGCTGGTGCAAGCGTTGCTGCAGGCGCTGCTGCTGAAATTACAGGAGAAAATGAAAAGGATATCTGGACCTATCTTACTACAAAAGCTGGTTATAGCAAAGAAGATGCCGCTGCTATCATGGGTAACTTTGCTGTAGAGTCCGGTTATTCTCCAACGAATTTACAGAATGATTACGAACGTTCTCTTGGAATGGACGATAATACATATACACAAAAAGTTGATTCTGGTGCATATGGAAACTTCGATGGCGACTCTGCCGGATATGGTTTGGCACAGTGGACATATGGAACTCGTAAAAAGAATCTTCTTGATTATGTCAAGAGCAAAGGTTCTTCCATTGGTGATCTTGGGGCACAGCTGGAATTCTTTGATCAAGAAGCAAAGAATTCATATGGCGGTGCTATCGATAAGATGAAAAATGCTGCTGGTGTTGATGCAAAGACCAAAGCATGGATGGATAATTATGAAGGTCCAGATGAAGATCCGAATGTCAACCATATCTCAACACGCATTTCAACCGCTCAGAGTGTATTGCAAAAATATGGTTCTGGCGGTGGTATTGATGAAATTCAAGCATCCATTGCACATGTTCCAATTGAACAGATCCCTGAATATAACCGTATTGATTACATGAATGATTCCGAAGATACCATGCGGGCGAAAGCGAATGCAATCATCAACATGTTTGGTCGGAATCAGCCAAAAGCAACATTCACACCAAATTCATCTCCAATTAAAGATGTTAAGGTGGATCATAATGTTAAAGTAGAAACTCCTTCTCTCCCTGAAAAGGTAGAAGGTCCAATGAGCGACGGTGCAGTTGTAAATCTATTGAATCAAATGCTTTCAGAACTTCGCACGATTAGTGGAAATACAGGCGAATCCACTAAGATGCTTTCCGATGCTTCAAGCTCAAATTCAAATTCAATGAAACTTCGTTCGACCAATAATACAAAATATTCCAAATCTACCAATGGATTGAATATGACACATATTAACCAACTCATTCGAGGAATCATGTAAAAAATATAAAGGAGGGGATTATCCCCTCCTTTATATTACTTCCAACCAACAGGCTCTTCAAAGTATCTTTTCACACTATCGAATAGTCTATCAATGATCATATCCTTTTCACTGTCATCCAGTTCAATGAACATATGTCCAGAGACTTGACCGATTGCAATAATTTTGATGTGGTCGAGGTGATCGGTAAGATCGATGGATTTCACATCATCCAATCGGAATGCATCATATGATCCCTTTGGCGTATGCAATTCGTGTACGACTGGTTGCATCCGATTCGATGTAATGAGAGCTACATGCTTCTCAATCCTATACTCATCACATTCAATAACGAAGAATGGAGGATGGGTATAGTCCGGGAGTTTGGGAACTTCAATCTTATCTTCGTGAATCATCTTATTGATTTGATTTACCATTTGCACCATTAGCACAGCTTTGTGCGGTTTCCCAAAATATGGATTATTTCCTTTCGGTTCCCCATCAAAAGAATATCGATCTTCCATATTCGCCCATTCAAACATCCCAACATATGTCGGTAGGATGCTATCATTAAAGATAGATCCGATGTAGGTTGCAGGGTTACGATCTTCTTGAATCCATGGCATGTCTATTTCCTCCTTATATGACCAATGATATCATCTATCTAAATAATATATATCTACTATCAAGATTCGTAAATGATGTTTTGAAGTTTAGACAATGGAATATCACTGGACATACGAATGACATCTACTGGAATATCAATAATATTATTGATATTATGACTGATAATGAATACTTGTTCTGCCTTTAGCATTTTAATCTGCGTGTCTAACATCTGTAAGAATGCTTGGCGATTCTGTTCATCAAATCCAGCATCCATTTCATCTAATAATATGATATTATACTTTGATGACATACGCGATGAAATTGCAAAAGACAATGCCATTGTTGCCAATGGTATTTCTGATTGAGAAGCATAACGGACGTCAGGAATCTTTGTACCATTCTTGATGTATGGAATCTCGAATGTTTCCTGCGTCACATTGAAGTTTGCCAATTTGAATCGGTCTTCATAGATGATGGATAGTAATCGATTCGCTGTCTCTTGGATCTTCCCAAGATACGTCTTCATGTAGATTACTGGAATCCCTTTCTTAGTTGATACCGATTCTTGGATGATGGAAAGATGATCTAGTTTCGTTTTCAGCGTAGATTCTTCTTTGGATAACTCCTTGAATCGTTGAATCTTCATTTCCTGATTTTTGATTTCTTCACGAAGATGATTCAACTCTTGATCTTTCTGATGAAATTCCCATTCAAACATCTGCTTATCGGCAGTCGCAGATTCTAATGGCAATAACACGCGATCAATATCATCCAGCGACGTACGAACCGTTGATTCATATTTCAATGCATCCTGATACTTTGTCAATATCCCGATATTGGAATCGATGGTACTCAATTCTTCGTCGATTGTCGTCAACTGTTTTTGTAGATTGACGATCGCATCTTTGTGGGATTGAATATCATTCTTGCATGATATAACCATGTCTTGATATCCGGAAATACCAGAATTTTGATAGGATTGAATCTGTAATTGGATCTGCTTCTCATGTTCTATCAACTGTAGATACGACTCATACTCTCTTATGATGGAGAGATAGTTTCGTAATGGTTGTAGATCGAATATCGGAAGTTCTTTGGATAAATTCTTGTAAATGGATGTAGCTCTCAATCCATCCATAAGTTTATCCGGAAGATTTGACTGCTTTATCAAATCGACTTGATTCAGGATACGATCCATATTCTGATAAATCGATTGGATATAGCGCAATGTCTCAGTGTCGATATTGATATGAACTTTTTTCTCCAATGTTTGAATAATTTCATGCAATCGATAATAGGGACAGTCATTGAATTCTTCTGCACAATTGGGCGTAATAATCATATCATCTTTATATACCTGAGACAATAGTTGCTGAATATCCTTTTCATTGAGAGAAGAGGAATGTTCTTGTGCTCGCTTTTTTACCCACAGATCAATGGATTCTCCTTCTTCCATCAACTTCAAATAAATGCGTATGGGTTCTTTTCCGAATCCATACAATGTATGAATAATTTGATTCGCAGATTCGAGTTGACTGATAATCCCTTGCAATTCTCCAGAAGATATCTTTGCTGAGGACATCCGTTTGATTTCATCCGGAATATGCAACAATTGTTGTTGTATGGAAGCAAGTGCTTGCTCCAACGAATGAATGTCTTGGTTCGATGATATACGATTCATTGAAGTTTCCATTTGCTCGATCTGGTGATAGAGATGATCAATTTGAAGTTTCAATGAGTTTACCTGAGACTGCAATTCAATCTTCTGGTTGATCTTGGCACCACGCTTTTGAATCATATCATCAACCGATACATGTTCCAACTGATTCTTTTTCACAACATCAATGGTATTGGAAATATCAAATAATGATGTTTCCAATTCATGTTTTCGAGATTTCAGTTCATTGATATTATTTTTATTCTCCAATTCTTTGATGGAGTTTAATTTTTGTAAAAGTGTATCGCGATCAATGGATAGTTGCTTCTCACTCTTATAGAGATCTTTCAATGTCGATTTCTCAGCAACAATATCCTGCACATGAAGTTGATACATAGAACCAATGGTTGTATTCAACAACGCTTTGGTTACTTTAATATCATCATTAACCTTCTTATATGCCTTGAGATACATATCGATTTCATCAATCAGTGAACCGATATATTCCTTTCGACGTGCAGGCGTTAATGAGATGAATGAATTTACATTCGACCCCAACCGAAGCAATCGCATCATATCTTGCTGCAATCCAAAATGGATTTGGATAAGCTGATTGAAGGATGTTACATTCCCATTTTCATTTAATTCTTCTCCATCCAATTGAATATAAGATTTTACTGTATAAGAAGATTTACTCTTCTTATAGTAATGCTTCAAAATGAACGTATGATCTTCAATGATGTAATGAATTTCTTTATACCCATCTTTCCCTTCGCGAATAAGATTCAAAGTTGATCGTTCATCAATAGAAGGTGGATATGCAAATGGGTGGATTTGGCTCAGCAACGCACTTTTGCCAGAAGCGTTAATCCCTTGAATAAGAGTAATCCGTCGAGCATCTTTTGGGAATTCAATTTCAATAAAATCTTTTTTGGTACCACCATAGATACCTGCAAAATTTTCTAATCGAATGTATGAGATTCGCATAAATCATTCATCCTTTTTCTTTTTCGGTCGATCATATGGGTGTGCACAATAGTATATTTGGAGTAATGTCCAGAAGAATGCTGCTCCTACAGCTCCACATAAAATGACTGGCATCGCGAATGATATCATCTCAATAATACGAAAAATAATCTCCAATTTTATTATCCCCTTTCAATTATAAAAATAAAATATATAATAAAAAATAAAGGGGTTTGTAATACCCCTTATTTTTATTCGATTAAAATATCCGAACCTAGATCTCCCATAGCTATTCCCTCCCTCAATACATTTCGATTGGATCAGGGAATAACCTCTCGATTTCGCGGATTGGTCGACTGACATTTCGGATGAATTCATCCGAATCTATCTCAACCACACCGTCTCTCATCATTTGAAGACATGCACGAAATAGTTGATTCTTTGTGTAAGTCTTCTTCATTGCGCGGAATTTGTTCCGCCATCTGTTGTTTTTCATAATATCATACCTCCTATCAATAATATAATATATATCGATCCATTTAGAAGATATGATATCCTGCAACTCACTTGTAATGAGCATATAGGAAGAAGGATTGTTATGTCAGACACATATTTGATTGAATCATATGAGCAAAGTTTATCAGATGAAATTGCATACATGGAATCGGCAGCAAAAGTATCCTATCATTTGAAAGAAACTCTGGTTCCTACCGTCCATAAAGTACTGCAATCCCCGAAAAATCGGAATGCAATCATTGAATTTACGGGCAAATTCATTGATACGAACTCGGAACAATTGTATGCACAGGGACCCATCTATTCATTCCTTTTTGGAAAAAATGAATTTGAACCAATCTATGCATTATTCGGATTATCCGAAGATATTATGAAAAATGAGTGTAAGGAAGTATCGATGAAAGCATATGACGGACAGCTGAATATGGAAATCATCAAGGCTGGTCCACATAAGTTACTTATTGCACTACTGGTTGCAGAATGTATCAAAGAAGGATATGAAGATCTACTGACTGCCTGTAAATATATGTTAGGGTTTGCAGAATATCCTATTCTATTGAGAAAGTCATTTCCTACAGGCGTACAGCCGACGGTTATGATTTATACCATTGAGCATCTACCGCAAAAGTTTAAGATTAAGAAAATGGCAAACCTGTTGGAGTTGTTGTATTATGATATGAATGGTGTTGTTAATCTTTGCAAAGATCGTGTAACGACAGAAATGGATTACCAGTATATGGACTTCCTTTATCGTGCACGAAATCAGTTGAAAGCAACCATCAAGAAGATTGCAAAGGTATATTTCGATAATATTCAAAATAATGGAACATTAGTTGCCCAAAGTGGAATTGATGCAAATGGAAATGTGACAAATGTTGATGGTCAGTATTCCAATACGTCTGCCGTGATCGATAAAATCTATGCAAAGATGCAGGCAAATTTTATTCACAAAGCATTTGTCAAATTTAATGCAGAGGCAAATTCCGTAAATAAAGATTTACTAGAGACATACCTTAACAAGATCTATAGCGATCAGAATAACAAACTTCACAAATTCATTGAAAATGTAGTGATCGGATATTTCCGTAAAACTGGAAATACGGAAATCATTTCAGGAGAATTTATTTCCTATGGATTAGCACTGTATCGGTCCATCGCAAGTTCCAAAGATGAACTGTATATCGAGTTGAGAACCATCGTTGATTATTGGATGAATGATATCATCCATATTACAGATTCCTACTCAAATAAAGGAACAATTATCAATTATACACGAGGCGTTTTCAATTATATGATTTGGATGATGAATTACTATAAATAATATGCACAAGTTACAGTGTTTTTAATTTATAGGAAGAATCGTGTAATTGATGGAGTGTGAAATTCATGAATGAAGATACGAATATTTTTGATGATGATGTAGATGATAGTGCCGATGAATTTGTTACATCGGATGGAAGCGATACATATCGAGCTAGTAAATGGACGCCGGATGAAGAAGATACGAAATCATTGGCAGAGCTAAATCGATCTTCTCTTGGTATCATGGTTGATAAAGATAAGTACACGGAGAAGGAAGATACAACACTTCGAGACGTTGCAGAAGATCATGCAATTGAAGATGGTGCTGCCGCGGTTGACGATCTTATGATTAAGACCCAGGCAATTGAAGCATCAAAGAAGCGTCTCCATATTGTGAAGCTTGCAATTGAAGATCCTGCGGAGCATGCTGCTATTTTCGCAATTGCATCGGATACAAATATACAACGTCGTGACGAACAACTCGATGCTCGTATCAAAGCATATGTTAAAAAGTTCCCATCGGCAGTTCTTGAATGGGAACCCTGGTATGGTCCAAATGTCAAGGTAGTTAAAAATGATCTTGAACCAGTAGAACCTACTCCTGTTACAGAAGTAATTCCTGCACAGCCGACTGTAGATGAGGCTCACACTAAAGAAGAGGACATGGAAATCATTTCTAAGGCAACACAGAATTTGGAAAAGATTCCAGATGCTGTGATTGACAAGACTGTAGTTCGCGTCAATAAGGAAGATGTTCCTCATATCTTCTGGGATCAGGAAGATGTTGATAAGATTAAGAAGAGTCGTAAAGTAGAGCTCGATATTATTGAAACAACACCTTTGGAATATAATGAGGTTGTTGAGCTGGATGAAAATGCAATCGACAGCGTTCTTTCTCAATATACGAGAAAGATGAATGATGTTTCATCTCCGCTTCCAGCATCGAAGTATCGGGCAACATTTACTGGACTTTCATATCCAGAGATCCTAGATCTATCTCAGTCACAGGAACTCAATACTGTCGATGGCCTCAAGAAGAAGTGGACGATTGCATTCAATCATACCAAGAACCCATCCATTGGACCATTCAAACCATTCCGCTATTATATCGATCCTTCCACAAAGAAGAAGATTCATCTCAATGCGGGAGAACCAGTTCCAGAAGGAGCAAAGCTTGAATATGGTGATGCATTTGATGATTTCCTGAAGAAGACATCATTCCTGGATCTCGATTTTATACTGTGGAAGATTCTTTGTGCAACAACGATGGAAAATGAAGTCATCTCCATCAATTGTCATGCACGCCATAATGGAGAAGAATGCAAGAAGGAATATGATTGGGTGTATTCCACAAAGAATCTCCTTGATATGGATAAGATCAGTCCTGCCGTTCTGGAAGAAATGAATAAGACTGCAACCGTATCTTCTCAGCAGGAAATTGAAGCAAATTACAAGGATTCATTCCTTGCATCATCTTCTGTGATTAAACTTCCCCATTGTGGATTCAGAATTATGTGTGGGCACAAGGATGCATACGAACACATCAATACCATCTTTGGTAAGGTTCTTGAAATTACAGAAGCCCAGAATCCGGCTGCATCGGATGCACTTACCGTCACCATGCTGTCGGTTGTCAAAGCAGTTCTTGTCCCATACAACGGATCGTATGCAAAGATTACTTCTGTTGATGGTATCATGAAGGTTCTGAAGCAGCTCGATGAAGTTGACTATCAGACGGTCGGAGAGATGATGCGCGTGATTCTGGAACCATACCAGTTCACCTATAATCTTCGTGATATTGTTTGCCCCAAGTGTGGAAATGTATCCAACATACCAATTCAGGATATGAGTAGAATGCTTTTTATAGTGGCCCAGAGCCTTATGAGCGTGCAGGTAGTTCTGAAGAAGAACTAGCAGCATTCGAGGCTGAACGTATAAAAAGCATCGAACAAAATGTACGATTGATCGAGGAACTGGGCAATTTGTTCAAGAATGATCCGATGTTCCCATACATATGGAATGAATTACCCAAAGGGTATGTTGTGAAGTTAATTGAGTTAAGGCGGGAGCGGAAAGCAAAAGAACCGCCTTCTCTCTTTTAATAAAAAATAAAGGTAGGTATAATTTCTATGAATGAGTATAAACCAGAATATCTGGGTAGAATTATACCGGCTGATTCCGAAAAATTGTTAAATCTCGTAAAGAATAACTTCGAGGAGTTTTCTTTAATATATAATGGGTGTAAGCCATACTCAAAGGATATCCATGATGTTCAGGATGTCAGCAAGGATGGAACCACCCTTCAAATTCGTGTAATAACAGATCCGAGCGTTATGGATGCAATTAAGAGAGATCTTGAAAATTCAGATAACGTTACAGTCGAAAACGACATTATCTCAGCCAGTATAGCAAAGGAAAATTGACATGAAATTATCTGATATTATTTTTCATCTCAAAATGAAATATTTTACACCAAAAACACTATTGAATGATCGAGAAATTGCATGGTTCATTGAGAACGAAAATATGATCGAATCCATTGATGAAAAATTTCCGTTGGATTATGAAAGTCAGTTGCAACCAAATAGTTTTGATTTGAGGATTGGAACTTCTTGTATCATATTGGATTTACCGTCATCCGGAATCATTGATGTCAGAAAACCAATTAAAACAATTCCAGTATATTCGCTTTTGGATCCCGGGTTTATTACCATCGATCCAGGAGAATTTATACTGGTAAATACCATTGAAAAATTTAATATTCCGAATGGAATGATTGGATTTGTACAAGGACGTAGTAGTATTGCTCGTATGGGATTGCAGACAGAACAAGCAGGTTTGGTAGATGCAGGATTCCAGGGAACGATAACTCTTGAACTATACAATGAATCTCGCTATCCAATTCGACTTTATCCTGGAATACGTGTAGCACAAATTCATTTTACCACAACAAACAAATCGAATCGTATTTATGGAAAAAATATGAATTCCAAATATAATGGGCAGATTGACGCAACAGGAAGCAGAATCCATCATGATATAAAGTAAAAAAATAAAGGAGGGGATTGCTCCCCTCCAATTTATTTTTCAGCATGCAAGCAGCTGAGCCTCAAGGGCTTCTTCGTCACGGCGGAGTCCCTCGAGGAATCCGTGGACGAACTTATCGTTCGGACCCACATCCATCTCAAGACCTGCGCGGATGTTGCGAATGCTTTCGAGCTTGGTCTTGATCCGCTTTTCCTCATCTGAATCGAAGAGGTAGGATTTGATTGAGCTGAACATCCTGTTTTCCTCCCGTTATTCAATCCTTGTCGAAGATATCCAATACTCCCTTTTTCTTGCTCGGATCTTTTTCGACCACGGGCACTGGCTTCTTCAATTCATCGACGATATTCTGCAGGCCGTCGATGATTTCCTTATTGTACTCGCCCTGCTTTTTCAGGTGCTCCTCAACCGAATCCATCGCATAAGCGTATCCGAGGCATGCGCCACCGGCGACGAGTGCTGCTACGCTAGCAATAACTTTAAACATGGTATTTTCCTCCTTATTGATACCGCTTATTCTTCATAGTATCAATTTCACAATAAATCATTTCGCGGCGGGCGGCATGATCCAACTCATACTGTTCCAGTACGCGATTGGTTACATTATAAATGCCAACACCGGCTGCAACAACTCCGAGACCGATCGCAACGCCCTTAATGATATCTCCCATGATAAATTCCTCCTTAGAATAGAAGATTATTATTCTTATCTCTACTATAATAATATATCAATAATATGTGAGAAGATACGATTTTGGATAAAAATAGAATTGGATAAAAATAGAAGGGGATTATGCCCTTCTATTTTTTCATCCATGATTCAAATTCTTTGGATAGATCTGTAATCGAATGGATTCCCAAATAATTATACGCAAACGTTAGAGGATTATTGCTTACGTACGTATTTACAGCTTCTCCAGTAATGTCAACGGGTCGAATGTTTCCATTCTTGTCCTTTTCTTCATAATCTGTTACAAGGGATCGATTCATGAACTGACCAGATGAAAATTCTTCATTATCAAAAGCTGCCTTAAACAATAATGTTTCCGGATCCATGTTGGATGCAATCTTAATGGACGGATAAAATGCACCCATGTCATAGTCCATGCAATTCTGATAGATGGAATCCGATCGTTTCCCTAAAAGCTCAACACCTACGGCATCATTCCATATTGGATTTGCATTGATGGCACCTTTGAATGATAACTTTCCATTTCCCTCCTCTTCATCATCATCGTTTCCAAAGAAATTATCCTTTTCACCACGATCGATAACATTGAGATTATTCCCCTGAACTTTTCCTTCGAATTCTTCAAAATACTTTTCACGGTAATTTCGAATGAGATGCGTTTCTTTAAATGCCTTTGAATACGGTGTTAAGTTGGAGAATGCGCGCATATAAATGGTATTGACATCTTCCGTACGCCGCTCAATTGCCATCTGCAATAATACGTCTTTGATGTTATATGTGATGAATAATGAAAAGTCTTCATATGGGAATGTGCGAATGTTTGCATTTTCTGGATAATCGACCTTATGATCACCGAGCTCCGTATCTGAAATATAATTGAGTCGCATGCTCGGCAATTTATGCCCAGACTTTCGAATCAATCCATAATTTCGCATCTGACACATATAATTTGTGTATGAGCTGCAATGGAAATAGTCAAACTGTCTTTGAATTTCAAAAGTGGATTTATCAATCTTGAAATAACATGTTTGGTATTTGAAATCTTTATGACAGATAATTGATACGGGATCATATCCAAGAATCTTGATGCGTTCATAAAGGTATTGAATATCAAATCGCATGTTCCAACAGAGACAGAAGTTCGGTTTCTTCGTATTGATGCATCGGAAAATATCTGCGATTAATTCAATCTCTTTCTCATAGAAGCGGAGTTGATAATTTAATGCACCATAGGTTGCATCAAATTTTGTATGAAGTTCATCCAACTTTGCTTGCTGATTATTATAGACTGCTTCATATTGTTTGAGCTGTTTTTCATACAACGCGTATCGTGCATCATACTCATCGTCTGTTAGTGATAACCGAGATGGTTTGATGGGTTTCAATATGAATGTATAAGAATCATTCGCATCATCCATGATTAACGTTGCACAGTTCACTGGACAATACGCGGTAGATGCAAGATCATCCATATCCAGGTTATAATCCATGATATCCGTCTCGATATCAAGATATGCCTTGGTTAGTTTTGTGCCAGCAAGATAGTCCTCTGAAAGATTATGCGTTTCACTCCAATGCCGGAGATAATAGAACTCGGGTTGGAAATCTGCTCCATATACGAATCGCCATTCATATAACCGATCCAAGGCTCTAAAGTTGGAATCTCGCAAACATTGTTTCATGAAGTTGATTCCACTATCACCGATGGCTTCCGCAATCTTTTTACGGATTTCCGACACCTTGCATGTAATTTTATCCATGCGAGATATTTGCTCTTGTGGTTTGTTATAATCATAATTCCGATATTCCGGTTTTACGATATAGATATCAGCCAGCGGTTCTTCATAAGATACCCGAACATCATTCCCATCTTTATAGATAACTTCAAAACATTCTTTGATATCTCTTTTTCGATCTCCTCGGATGTATCGAACATTCAATAATGCAGGATCGCTTCCTCGAATCATACCGATTCCTCCATTCTGCTGTATGAAAAAATAAGAAGAGGGAGTATATACTCCCTCTTCCCTTTTGTTAATCTTTCACAGGAATGAGCGGAAGACGATGATCGTGAATGAATCGATCGAGCCAATCCATCACAAAGAAAGTGAACTTGTTGATCATCCGATGCTCCTTCTCGCGGAGACGATCGAATGCAATCTTCTTGCCGACTTCCTTGTCGAATGTGTCCTCGGGACTGCACTGTGCGATACCGACGAAAGACCTGTCATCGCTGTATCGGTTCATGAACTGCTCGACAACATCGGAGCTATACAATACCAGGTACAGCTTGGTGGTATTACAGCGATTTCGAAGCATGCCATAGAGCTCGTTTTCCATGAGCTCTCTCTTGGAGAGGTCGCCATCCTCAAACCATGCAGTGACAATACCCTTCTTCTCATTGATCAGATACTTTACCATTGTTATCCTCCTAAATTATATGAAAGCATTAAAGCTCATCAATCGCATACTTCTTCTTTTTATTCTTCTTTTTCTTCTTCTTGCCTTTTTTCTTTTTCCGTTTCTTTACGGAATCCAGATAAAGATCTCCCGCATTCTTTGACTTCTTTTTCTTCTTTCGACCGAGCACGTCCATAATCGAACGTTGCTTTCCATCATCGTCCGTTCCAAGGACAATTTTTGCCACGTTGTCAGGAGATAGAAGTTCAACCAACTTCTTCCCAATCTCTTCTTTCACCGTAGAATCTGCCACGTCATTTCCTCCTTAAATTTTGATAAATTTTAATACCTTATGTATTCCATCAGACATGATTAGAATATATAACCTATTCATCATCCTCGTCGCGGAACACGCTACGATCGTGTTTCTTTAATTTCTTGACCAGTTTCTTTGCTTTTTCGATGGAATACATCAACTCCTTTTCTTCTTTCTTCGATAGATCCTCTGGGAGAATCATGATGTTTGATAGGATATGGAGATATGACTCAATTGAGTCTGCAAACTTCTCCATTTGACTATCTGTAAAATCCTTTGGTTCATATATTTTCTTCGCCATCGCAACACACTCTCCATAAAATTTCAATCTAGATATCTATTAATAAAATATATAATTTTTAGGAGGATTTGCATATCATGGGTATGGAGATTTTTGACATTCGCGAAAGTGGTTCCAATGCATTACTGAAATATGCACTACAACACAAAGTGAATCCACTAAAGAATCAAAATTTTAAAAATATCATCAATGAAGAATTTCATTATTTTGTTACCGTCGGACCTGTCAGTTTCGTTGAATTATTCCAGCTACTACAGGCATATCGGGAAAATCCAACCATTCGAATTATGGAAAATAATGTGATCGATGTTCCACCTCCCATGGAATTGAAAGCGTATGGTGCGATTGGGAATCAAGTAAAAGAATCGTGTGAAAAGGCAATCGCATTGTCTCAGCAGATGATTCCAGATATTCCATATGAAGTTGCATCTCTTTACATTCCAATTGCTTGTCGATCATTTAATATCCGAATTCCGATTACATTCTCCGATATGATTCATTCCATTGATGCAGATGAATATGCGAAGGTATTCAATGATACATATCCGCATCCGGATGATTTCGATATTCTGAAGAAATCAAAATCATTGATGAATGCAATTGGTCGAATGATTGCGCATCATGAGCCAGTCACGTATAATGTGAAAACAAATATGATTTATGATTCCATTCTATATAAGCCATTACAAAATGATACAAATAATGCGATTTATAAAATTGGCTTATCGCGATATGGAAAATTAGATCCGATTACATCTGGAATGTTTTGGTATGATGAGAATATCATTGGTGAACCTGCGCCCAATGCAGTTGCATCTAGGCTCAAAAAATATCGAACGCCACTACAGGCATCCTATGTTGTACAGATGCCAATCTACATGTTAAAAGAACTGATGTTAACATATCCTGCTGATACAATGAATATTTCATATATTAGCGGAATTAATCATATGGCAGCTCAGAATATTCCATTGGATGATATCGAATGGAATTCCGATACCCTTGAGCTTTCAAAATATAAATCACGGATTCTTGATGTATATTCAGAATTAATGACACTGATTTCAGCTGCAAGTGAAGACCCATTGATGGGGAATTCATATCGATTCAATATGATGATGGGAATTACACCGGCAACAGCAATCATTACAATTTCGGAAGATCATACAAAATATTACACATCTCATGGATCAAATCAGCCATATCTGGAAGGATTTATTCATGATTTGATCAAGGAATTTTCAAAACTGATTCTGTCCATTGATGAAAAAGCAGCAAAATATAAAGAAGCATAAAAAATAATATATTAGGAGGGTGCGCGTCAATGCGCCCTCCTAATATATTATATTCATTTAAGTTACCCTTGTATAGTTTGAAGCGATTCCGGCAACTACCGCCGAGATAACAAGACTGATGGCGGATAAGAGCGCTTTCGTATGTCTCTTTTTCCAATTCTTGCGGAACCACTTCTTGACTTGATGAGGAATTGATTTGATCATGGGAATCATCTCGGTGTCTTCCCTTTCATGATCTTTTTCAGTCTTGATTTCTTTCTGTATCTGAACCTTTTCTTGCTTTATCTTATCCGCCTGCTTCTTGAGACTTGGCGTTTTGTAATTCTTCGGACGCGGTAGATTGCGGGCCGCATCATCCAATTGTGCATTCGGGAAATATGCATCATTCTGAACAGGTCGTTCTGTCAGCAGTGATGGTCCAAGCATTTCGACAATTTCTTGATGCTTCCGAATAATCATATGTCGATACTGTAAATTTCGTTTTGCTTTGTTTGCTTCTTTCTTCGTACGGAGCTCCTCATTGATTGGGATCTCCTCATTAAAATCATACGGAGTGATTTCCGGAATTGCTTCTGGACAACGATCCTTGATTACATCCAGAGCTTTCTCGCATGCACGGATGCTATTATCAAGTGTCGCAATCCTTGAGCGCTTATAATTGCCCGGACCTGCAGAGATACGGTACCGGCGTTCCGCAATGAGATTGGAATAATTATCCATCATCTCGTGAACGACGCGCTTCATCTGCTCGTAAGATGCTTCCTCCTTTTTGTCTTTGAACGCATAGAGTTGCCGGAGTGAGTCTCTGACATCCTGGATGTCCATATCATCATCTTCTGCATCGATTACGTCTGAATGCATGATGGGCAATGGACCTGTATTCTTCACTGGAGGAAGGACATCCCCGGCAACATCGACGGTGATGACATCATCATCTTCATCCACAGACGGCTCACTCGATTCGTTCGGATTTTGTTCTTGACGCAATGCCTCAAGGTATTCTTCTTCCTTGATTTGCTGCTCAAGCATAAATCGAATGATATCTTCATGAGTCAATGTATTCTCTGCAGATGTTTCTGTATTTGTTTCTGGTTTTTCCAAATTTTTCAGTCCTTTCGTTTTAAAATATTAATTGGTAATTATTTGGGATATGGAGGAAAAGAGGGCTACTCTGTAAACGCTAGCCTGCGCGCTTTCGCCCAAAAGGGGGTCTTCCCACTGTCATCGTTTCGATATCCATATCTTTCACTCATTCCCAGCAGTAATGTATATGACGTATGTTGGTAACCATATATTTACCGCAGTTGCGTGTGTGCGAGGCAATCTGCCATCCCGGAGTAGAGCTGAACTCAAGCCCTCATTATACACATATTAATGTGCAGCACATGCATCCTTTTCACTTACTGGTGCACTTCGCGTGCGTACCATAGACATGATAGTGACGATCTCCCATACGTGCAAATCATACCCGTATGATGATCACTATCAATGTTACTCAAGTTACGGCCAGCATTATGTCTCACGCAATTTTGTTTCACTTTGCACATACAGTGTCACGTGCAAAACCCCTCCACCATCAGAGCAAGAGGAGAACCTTCAAATGCCCTTCGTTCACCACGGGTTCAACGGGAAAACCCTTATTACGTTACAGCGTCTTACATGGAGACAAGTTCTCACACTTGTGTTTGGATGATATTCATCCGTTTACGTATCACGAGGCGCATACCCCAATGCATGCTTCACTTCGTGCTTATGCCAGGTAACGAGTATTACCTACGTAGCCTTTTCGCTCTGGAATAGCGTTCACATGATTTGCTTGCGGCTATCCTCTTTTGAAGGCAATATTTCGACACTTTTCTCCATTGCGGCTCGGTTGTCCGCTCTCTAAGCCACCGCCTTCTCCTGGCGACATATTAGTCCCACGGCGCCCACCAATTACGGTGTACGATCACTGTCGACTCTAAGTCAGGGTTGGTCTTGTTGACAACGAAAACAAGGAATGAGGTCCCACAGCCATGCGTTTTACCAATCACACCATCATATGATTTCGGCAGCGGAGATTGGCCAGATGGATGCTACCAATTAGTTCGCATACTCGAAGTAACTTCTACATCACATCTGAGGCTGACCATGCGGTTGCATGGATTTCTCATAGGTAAATTTTCTGTCGAAATTTAACCTATACTATGCTTATACAGGATTAACGATGCTATTATCTAAATAGACAGAAGATAATGCTTACATCGATGAAACCAATTCCGATTGTATCCGATTTTCACGGACCTGCCAGTGTTACGAGAGTGCTACTCATGTCCTGTACATGAGCGTCCCGACCAGAATTATTAACCCATTACGGCTTTTGCATATTATGCTTTCGCATAAATTCAGACCAAGGAATCGACCTTTATCATCTTCCGGAGAGCCGATTTATATTTGCAATGATATGCGTCTTCATGAAAGTACCCCATGGCTAGGCCACTTTAGCCACGACTCTTGTAATGCTACTACTCTCTGATAGTAACACGAGCCCATTTCCATCTCCACGCTTATGTTGGTCACGTGCGATCCTCTTTAGGGGCCTACTCCGTCCTTTACCTGAAGAATGTGGTGAATGGTGGCACCACATTCATGCCTAGATTCTTATAAGAATAATATATAATTTTTATAAAAAATATAAAAGAATGAAGGGGATTTCTCCCCTTCATATTTATCGGAATAATCCTTCAAATGATTGCATTGCATTGCTCAAAAGATCATTAAGTACTTCCTTTGATTTATAATCCCCAACACGATCCATTGCATTCTTCTGTGCTTCATAATAAGTATCAATGGATGGTCGTAATCCTGCGAGATTCAGCATGTAGTCCGTCAGTGTTTCGTTGAACATGAACGACGCCGGATTTGTTGTCGGAGAAATTGAAATTGCATTATACAATTCCTTGACTTGGAACGTAACCTTTACCGTTAGAGGGAACCCATTGACAGAAACATCCTTGCTATCCGGATTCTTGCTAATCGTCATGTTACTAATAATTCCAAGATTGCAAGTTGCCATACCGGGAACATATGCTTGTACAAGGAATGGGGAGGTAACAGAGTTGGATGTTAACATGCGTGGTGCAGCCAAACAGATGAGATGACAAAGCGGAACAACAATGTGCATATAATAGTTGTAAATATCTCCATATGGTGATGTAAGGGTTACAGAATATTCATAATCCTGTGTTGAATTGGATGACTTGTAAATTTCCGGGTAAATCATTTTTTGTCCAGAGAGTGCATTGATTGCTCCACTGAACAAATTTGTTGCAAATCCACCGGCGACTGGTTCTGCAAGTTTACTAAGACTGACCGCCATAGAGGAAATATTACTTCCAAGGAATTGAGCGAGTCCGCCGATCATTCCAGCGTCTGCGCCTGAATTAGTAATGAATGCAATTTCGGAACCAACACTATCGGCGATACTATCGACCATTTGTTCAATGAGCGAAGGTGCTGTATTGTTTGTTAATTGTTCGCTAAAGGATACAGGCTCTACCATAAACATGATTGTTTTAATTTGGTTGGCAGATAGTTCGCCGAAGCTATCTTCTCCCATAGAACCGGAATCAAATGCTTGCCATAGATTCCCGAACAGCCCAGATGCATTTTCACGAAACGATTTCGATGAATATTGGGTATCCGCATCTCCTTTTTCCGTTGTATCTGGAGTCTCCTCTTTTGGCTTCATTCCATTCGTGCTGGATGGAGGGGTTGATTCCTTTTTCGAACCACTACTTCCATTCTTATTCCCATTAAGTAGATCGAATGGGACTTTCCCATCCCGCGCAGATCCTTTTTTGATCATCTCTTCCGCTTGCTTCTGCGTTTTTTCATCCGAACCCAGTAGCGTTTTGATGACAGAGGCAGCATATTCTTTATTATCCGAAACATAAGAATCGGAGGTCATGCGATAATTTTCCCATCGCAGATCACCGAAATCTGTCCACGTTGGACTACCACCATTTGTATTGGTAAATGTCCCATGAGGAACATCATTTGTGATTGCTTTCCCACTTGATGTTAATCCGAGGAACACAGCCATTGAACGGCACATATAGTTGACATAGGTCATATATTCACGATATTTCGGATCCAGTGCATACATGCGTCGTTGCAACTTACTACCAGAACCAAACATCTGTTTATCCATCCATGCTCCAGCCGCATCAATCAAATCAATACCGGAAGTTCCTGTCACAGAATAATAGATATCCTTGAACCCTTCCGTGAAGCTTTTTGGATCAGTACCACCAGTATATTTCGGAACACCAGGACGAATATGTAGGATTGGACTATGGAGGAGGAAATGTTTCAGATATTCTACTCCAACATCTTTATTGATATTCGGGTGTCGCATATCAACATTATCCATGAGCTGGAATGGAGCTCCGAATAGTTTATTGTTATATGCTGTTACCTGAGTTCCATTATCACCTCCAAAGCGACCAACTTCAAATGATTGCTTTCGAGGGAGAGTCCCTTCATTCATAATTTCGGCATAGAGAGATGAAACACTAATATCATCATCGATGTTTGTGATTTCTGTTGCCATCGAATAATCACCTCAATCATATTATACTTCTGACGATTATAATGATGGTAAAACGATGGAGGGGTTTAAACCCCTCCATCAACAGATTCGTCAAATTAATTTCGCTTTGCAATGATCTTGTCATATTCTGTGAAAATTGCAGTTGCAATCTTGCCACGGAATTCCTCGTCCTTTGCATTAACAATCGGAATGCCTACACGTACACCGCCGGTGCTATTTGGGTTGGTCTGATATTCAGGGAACCTAAAGTAACGGGAGTGTTCATTTGTTTCAGGATTGAAATTTTCATAGAATCGAATTCCTGTAATCTGCAGGATACCATCGATACTAATCTTTGCCCAACCCTTGAACCTCGTATCCTTACTCTTTCCAAGCTGGATCGATGCTGCTGTGATTTCCATGTTTGTAATCTCCTTTGATCATTGTAATACAATCGGCATTTACATAGACAGTATCTTAGGAGAATAAAAATAAATAAATTTATCACCAATTATATATTTTACATATAAGAACTATTTATGTCGAGGAGGAATCATTGAAGATGGCAAAAAAATATACCGATGATACATTCACACATCTAGAACGAGATGTGGATAAGGTTCGATACAAGACAGGAATGTATATTAGTTACTCTAATGAGCTTGGAGCAAAATCTGTTATCAATGAAATCATTTATAACTCGATCGATGAATGTCGGAATCCAAGAAGTCCGGGTAAGAATATTAATATTCTTTTCGATGAGCGCATTGATACCATTACGGTGGAAGATAATGGTCGTGGTATTCCTCCGGATGTGTTGGAGATGCTCTTCACAACATTGAATAGTGGATCCAATATCGATTCGTCTGCAAAGAATGATTTGAAGATGGATAGTTTGGGCCGTAACGGTGCTGGTACACTTGCAATCAATGCGCTTGGAGAAGATGTGACAATTACAACATATCGAGGAGGTATGGAAAACATCTTCAAGGAAATTGTATTCCATGAAGGTGATAAAGTTTCTGAGCGAACCGGTTCATGCTCACCCGATAAACACGGATTGAAGGTGGTATATAAACCATCGAAAATTCTTGGACGAAAGACCAGAATTGTATGGTCTATGGTACGAGAATCTTTATTGGCACTCCAATTTCTCAACAAGGGAAAGACAATCATCAATTCCGAATACATCGATAAAGATGGTAAGGTGACAAATGAAACATATAAGTTGCAGCCGTTCGGAAATATCATTGCTGCATACAATGAACCGGAAAGTATGGTTACTCCAACAACTGTAATTGGTTGGGAAGATGATAATGTTCCTGAGGAGATTGGTGATAAGAAGTTCCGTCGATTTGTCAATGTTGAGATCGCATTCGGATATTCATCAAATATATCTAATCCATACATTGCGTCATTTGCAAACTCAAATAACACCATTGACAATGGATCTCATTTGGATGGTGTTATCGAAGGTATGTGCCGTTATTTCCAACAGGTCACGAAAGCAACACTGACAGAACGTGATAAGTTGGATATTAAGTGGGATGATGTAAAGTTGGGTCTTTCTGTTGTGGTGTCTTTCCGTAGTAATATGGAAACACTATTTACCGGTCAGACCAAACATAAAATCTCCAATACAGATGTATTCGATCTCTGTAAACAAAGGACAGTAGAGGCATTCCAAAAGTTCTTCACAGAGAATCCAGCAAGGCTGAAAGAATGTATCAATCTCATCAAAGTAAATGCTCGTGCTCGCCGCGAAGGAGATCGTGCACGCAATGCAGTTGTCAAAGAAACGTTGACAAATTGGTCTTCGTATACGATGAAGAATTACGATCCTTGCTCGAATCGAGGAAAGGCATACAAGGAACTCTTTATTGTTGAGGGACTGTCTGCAAAAGGAACACTCCGCGTAGCACGTGATCCAAAATTCCAAGCCCTATATGCAATCCGTGGTGTGAGCGCAAATGTTCATGATATGCCTCTCGATAAGATTGTTGGCCCAAAGGGAAATGCTGAGTTCAATAATCTTATTACGATCATGAATTGTAATGTCGGTGCAAAGTTTGATATGGATAAACTCCAATTCAATAAGATCATCATCTCATCCGATGCTGATATAGATGGATTGTTCATTAGATCCCTTCTGTGTAGTTTCTTCTTTAAATTATTCCCGGAAATCATTCGAGATGGTCGGTTGTATATTGCAGAGCCTCCTCTTTACAGTACAGATGATAAGAAGAACCCGTTTATTATCAATAAAGAGGATTACAACAATCGATATATCAAAGAGGTAATGAAACATTACACCATCGGAATGAGGCATAAATCAATTGAATGGTTCCATAAAGATGATCTCCAACAACTTCTCATCGATACAACTTCCTATCTGGAAGATATCGAGTTGATTGCAGAACATTACTTTGTGAATGATCGTTTGATTGAATGCATCCTGGAAGAATTCATTCCAATGAATGTAACCAACGAAACAATTCCAGCGGCACTTAAACAATTGAATATTGATCATCTCATGAAGCGAATTGGGGAACAATTCCCTGAAATGTACTATGATCATGAGGAACATGTGATCAAGGGTATCATCGATGGGAAGTATCAATCCATTGAAGTTGGTAATCGTTTACTTCGGAAAGGATTGCCATTGATTGATATTATGCAAAAGCATAAATATTTCAACGGGAATGTGATTCTAAAACACAATAAAACGTTGGTGGAAGAAACACTTTCACTTGTTGAAGTATTGAAGATTCTTCAGAAGTTCCAGCCAAAGATCCTTCATCGGTTTAAGGGTTTAACTCCACAGACCCTATTCCTTTAATTGCGGGAAGTCCCTAAAGCTAAATCTACTGCAATGTATATGCAAATATATATGCGCAGATGACGTAACGGTCATCGGATAGTAAAAACGATTTAGATATATGGGTAATCAAACGCAGCTAAAATTCTCTATGCGAACAAAATAAATTTGAAAGGAGGTTTTAGTATCAAGAAGCCGAATATAGATCCCATCAGGGATGATAAATCATGGGAATTATTTGGGAAGCAATATAAATCGTTGACAACTGATGAAATTTCTTTATTGAATGAATATCTATACGATATATCGCATCCTGAATATAAAGATATTATCATTGCTGGAGAAAAATCAGGATATCTGATTAGTAATGTCGGAATAATCATTGGGAAACGAAAAAGTCCTTTGATTTCAGATATTTCGAATACCGGATATTACTGTGTAAACGGATATCATCGCGGGCCCATAAAGATTCGAATCCATCGAATGGTTGCGACAATGTTTATACCTAATCCACAGAATAAACCCCAGGTAAATCATATGAACGGGAATAAACTCTGTAATTGGTATAAAAATCTTGAATGGGTTACCGGGAAAGAAAATATGCAGCATGCGGCTCATACAGGTCTTCAGAATTTTAAAGGAATATTACATCCTGAAAATATTTATTCAGAAGAACAAATCCGTATCGCATGTAAGATGTTGGAAAATCCCGATAATAAACTAATCGATATCGAAAGAGTTTCTGGGATCAATCGGAGTATATTATATTCGATCCGATGCGGGCGAAGTTGGACTCACATCAGTAAGAATTACAATATTCCGATTCCAATAAAACAGAAGGAAATTCCTATCGATGATATCAAGAAGGCTTGTGATATGTGGAAGACAACCACATATTCTAAGAGTCAAATATCCAGAATTACTGGAGTACCATGTAGAACGATGAATAAAGTTCTGAGAGGTTCTCCATATTATAATAAACGAATTAACAAATGCATAGAGAAGTAAGTTCAACGACTATCGGCCAACTCTGATATTGGAGTAATACCATATCAATAGAGTCAGTAGAGTACACCCAAGCGGGCTCTTATCCTTGGCAGGGAAAGAGGGCAACTGGAAACGGGGAATCGGATATTGATTTATCCGAAGATATAGTCTCAACCACACCTCAGTGGATTCTCATGAGGTGTGCCTCATACTTGGAATAGTATGTTGTTGTATGAAAGTACAAGCAGTTCATAAGAGAACGGCATACGTGTAGCGAACGTATGTGAAGATAATTGTGGGAGAAAACAGTTCGGACGACATCCGTAAAACGGTTATGGATCCAAATACTCGTTCACTTATCCGTGTGAACATCGGCGATATTGAGAATGATATGAAGATTTTCAATATTCTGCGCGGTTCTTCAAAGTTTGATGCAACGGCACGAAAAGAAATGATGAAGAGCTTCGTACCCAGTCGTTATGATATTGATACCTAATGATATATTCTATTGGTAATCAATATAGAGGAGGATTACAAAATGGCAAAGAAAAAAGTAGAAGAGGAAATTATTGAAGAGACGAATGATGAGGAAAAGTCTCTTACGAAGAAAAACAAAGCAGTGCCGTATGTGCAGCGCTGGTTTGACGATTATGTCGTCAATGACAAAGATGATATTAAGATCATCTGCCAGAATACTGCTACATCGATTGCAGAACAATTTTCCATCAATATCAATGGCGGATTCAATGTCATCTATGCTGCAGCATTCTATGAGACATTCTTGTCCATTCTGAAGTTCATTCGCGAGAAGCAGAAGACATATAATGAATTTTCAATCAACATTGCCGATCTCGTTGTTGTCGGATATACGAACAATGATGATGATGCAAACGAAAAGGTTGGGAACTTCTTCCCATTTGTGGAATATGTTGGTAAGTATACGAAGGTCATCAATGATGATGATCGTATGGCCAGTGATAAAACGGCGTCTTCTGTGATTCGATGGAAGGAACTCAATGTCAAACAGAATATTGAGTTCATGAAGAAGATTCAGTTGGATGCATTTGAATCCATTTCCAAGAACATGAAGATCAATCTTCGAACGGATGAAGCAATCATTCCAATCTTCTGTACGTTCATGTATTATGTTGCAGAGTATATGAAGTACAAGTTCAAGGAAGCAAATCATACGGAAGTATCGGAAGTCAAGATGAATGTTCTTGGGTTGTTTGATATCTTCTATTCGTATGATGAAGAAGATGGAAAAGAGATCGTTGACATCGTTCCGGGTATCAAGATGAAGCTTGAACTCAAAATGGACAATGTCGCAGATCGTGGTCGGTGATAAAAAGAGGATGGGTATGCAACCCATCCTTTTAATCCGTTATCTGTACTATCCATGATATGTTCCAAATCGTATTTCCTACGAAAATAAAGATATATTATCATAGTAGAGATAAGTGTCAATTCTATCCAATATAAGGAGGAAACAATCATGTTCAAAAAGATTATGATCGGTGTCGCAGGTATCGCAGTCGGCGCAGGTGCATTCTATGCGTACAATCGTTTCATCGGCGGCGCTGCTTCGGCAGACGAGTGCACGGACGAGTG